ATTACTTTTTACTTTTCAATTTTTTTTTTTATATATATGTTTTTATGGGAACCCATGGTTCCCCTATGACCCCTCCTTTTTTTATGGGAACCCATTAGGTAAAGGAGTATCAGAATAAATTTTTTGTTTGATTTTTTTATTTTTAGCAAAAAAATTATATAAAAATAAATTTACATATTAAAATATAAATAAATATATAAATTATGGATAAGATTACTTGCAATCGTATTATTGATTATGACAGTGATGGAAATGAATTACCGTACTATGATAGCGATGGTGATATGATTCCTGAATTAATATCATTTGTTAATGATGAAAATAATAATAATAGTAGTGAAGAAGAAGATGATGATGATGAAGAAGATGATGGTGATGATGGTGATGATGATGATGGTGATGATGATGATGATGATGATGATGATGATGATGATGATGAAGATCATGATGATGACGAGAATGATGACCACGCCGATGACGATGATAGTAATAAATATGAAAATGAATTTAGATAAATAAACTAACGACTTGTCATTGCACAACTAATAGTAAAATCTGTACCCATATTTTTATTTGGTTTTTTTAATTGTAATTTTTTTATATTATTACAAATATTTGATATTACTTTTACTTTTTTTATTTTTTTCTCCGCAACAACTTCTTCATGAATAATTTTTAGATCAACATTTTTAAATCCACTTTTAATTTTATTAATTATATGTCTCCTTTTAAAAAAACAGGATTTACAAATACAACCAAAATCTAGATAATGGTTTCTTTGAATAAAATTGTAATACTGGTTTTCCTTTGAAATTTCTTTATATAAATTGTATTCATTACTATTAAATGGAACAAATTCATTTGTAATATTATTATTCCAATAACTAAGATAATTATCTTTTTCTAAACTAGAATTATAATAATTAAAATAAGGAGAATTTTTTATATTTTCTAAAAAATTTGAAGGTATTTTGTAATTATTTTTAAAATCTTTATACAATTTACCAATTACTTTATTTTCTGTTTCATAATCTTTAATAATAATAATTTCTGTATTCAAAATAGAAGATAGAATATCTCCCCAGATGTTTGAATCTAGTAACCTTAATTTTATATATTTTATATTTTGATTTACTGTAAATAAAAATTTTTTTTGAAAATCGAATTCAGTGGGAACTTGAATTGGATATTTTTCAAAATAATAATCCCCTTCTCCAATATATGGAAAAATTTGATTAAAACGTCTAATAATTAAATCTAAATTATATTTATTCATATTATTTTCAATATTATTAAAGTGAAAATTGGCTACTATTTCAAAATATTCAGAGATTTTTCTCTCAATTGGATTTCTATAAACATCAATTACATATACATTTTTTCCAATAAAAGCGTTATATTCTATAATATCATTTATTGTAACTGTATTTGAAGTATCGTAACTTGTTAAAACATTTAACATTTTTTCATCGTGAACATGAATAGTTAAAAATTGATTTGATGCAGAAAGTCTCAAAGATGAAACGAGAGAAGTTGAACCTACTTTAGGTGGTGTATAAATAAAAATAATACTATTATATTGTTTAATTATGTCTGTAGTAAAAATTCTATCATTGCATTGCTTAATAATTTCAATATTTTTTAACATTTTATAATATTTTTTATTAAATATAAAAATATTATAATTTAGGAATTATAACTGATTATTTAGTATACCTATTTTTTTTATTAGATTTCTTTGTCTTTTTTGATTTATTATATTTACGTATTTTTTTAGTTTTTCTAGAAAGTTTTTGAGTTTTTTTATGCTTAGTTTTACGAGTACGTCTTCGAGTACCACCACTTTTTTCATCTAAACTATTTTCTATATTTTCACCTCTTTCTAATTTATCTAATACATCTTCATCTTCATTTATATCTATTTTATATGATTCTTCTCTAATTTTATCTTCATTTCCTAATTGTTTTTCAAGATCTTCATATTCTTTATCCTCTGCATTTTCAATTGTTTTTTCGTCATCGATTAAATCTTCAAGTGGTACTTTTTCAATTATAGGTGCAACTCGTGAACCTCTATCTTTTTCAGGAGTTTCTGGTTCTACTACCATCCCTCCCTTTTTACTTCTTTTACGACGTCTACGTCTTCCACCCATCATAGATGTAGTAGCGTTCAAATTTGGTGCCTGTGAGGAAGCAAATGGCGAACTTTCAAAATTAACCGTTGATTTAAGATTATTCATTTATATTATATTTATATAAATTTTATATAATATAAATTATCTTTAATAAGTTTACTAAATAAAAACTATTTAATTTGTACGTGGTGGTCTTCCTCTACCCCTACCCGGTTTGGCAGTTTGTTGCGGTTGTGATGATTGAACAGTTGGTTTTGATCCCTTTGCAACTACAGTCCAAGATTTAGAATCAGAACTACTTTCGACATTTTGTCTTGGAGGTCTTTGTTGTCTTGGCATCTTAACTGGTTCATACATTTCAGGTTCTTCTCCTTCACTTGTCTTATATGTTGATCTAGCCATTTTATATTCTCTTCTAGTTTCACACATTAATTTACCACCTTTAATACCACCTACTTCAGCTGCTTGAAATTCATGAGTACTATTTTCAACCTTTACTAAACCAAATTCAATATATTCTCCTTGAACCAAATACTTATATTGTTGATTTGAAACTAAAATAGCACTATGATGAACAAAAATATCTGTTCCAGATCTATCACCGTCAGTAATAGTAACAAAACCATAACCAGCCTTATTATTAAACCATTTTACACGACCAGTTAAGCGTTCAGCTGAACATGTTTCTGGTGTAGTTGTAACAACGTTGTTAACAGAGGACATCCTTTTTTTATAATATACAATACGCAATTATCTTTAAATTATTTTAATCAATTAATTAATTTTTTTCATAAATATAATAAATATGAGATAAAACAAAACGTTCAATATCCGTTGAACTCTCTATATTTACATCACCAATATTAATATTATTCAAATCAAATAATTCTATTTTATTATTTGTAATATAATCATATACAGGTTTCATATTAAAATTATCGTTTTTATCTAGATTTTTAATTAATATGTTGGTATCACTACAACACATCATCAAATAATTAAAAATCAATTTACATATTTGCGTTAATTTAACATCATTTAAATTAACTGCTTTACGATATAATACTTCCATAAAATTATAAATACTTTCAATATATTCTTTTGATTTTTCAAAACTCATATTTACTTATATATTTAATATATAACTAAATATTTTTATTTATACTCACAAATTTTCCAACTCATTTGTAAATGTTTTTATAAATTTACTATAATCTGGTTTTTCATCAAAACCTAATGTCAGAACACTTTTATAATAATCCATAAGAATTTTTGGTATATTTTCATTATTAACTAAATCTTTTTTCTTATTTTTAACAAAAATATTCTCTTCGTCTCTATTTGAAAAAATTATATTGCTATTCATCCATTCTAATTTACCAAAATAAAAACATATTAGCATATAAGCAAGTGATTCCAAATCATCTCTCCTACTTTGTTCATAAAATTCGTGGGTGTTTATACTAGCAAAATTTTGTGTACCTATAAATTGATGCGTCATTTTTGGTTCTATGTGTTTATCATTAATTATAAAAGGTTTACTTATACCAAAATCAATTATATAAAGTTTTTTTGGTCTAGTTATTGTCAATAAAAAATTCTCTGGTTTTATATCTCTATGAATGAAACCTTTGCCATGAATATTCATCAAAATATTTAAAACGTTTATTCCTATTTGTAATACTGTTTTCATTTTAAAACAACCAGATAATTCTAATATTTTTTCTAATGAATCACCTAATAAATCGAGGACCATATAATAATATGTATTATCTTTTCCATACCATTTAATTTTTGGAACACCAGATATATTTCCTAATATTTTGTAAATATTTGTTTCATATTTTAATAATTTTAATTCATTCGAAATCAATTCTACTTTTATGGCTACCTTTTCATTTGTCCTGATATTTTCACCTTTAAAAATAGTACCAAATGACCCAGACCCTATTATCTTAATTATTTTATATTTATTATTTATTAAACTCATTTGTTTCCATAATCTAATATTTATTTTTACTTCTAAATGTATTTTACATATAATTTTACAATGTAAAAAAATGTAAATGAATCAAGTAGACTATTATTATATTTGATGTTATCATACATAATTGTTGTGCCATTAATAAGAATTTAGAAAAATTAGTAATCGGCGATAATCCTTGATATCCTACACCAGCTTGAATCGTAACACTCATATAAAAACAATCTATTACAGATCCTATTTTTAATGTACGATTAGTGTTGTCATTATTGAATTGATCCCTAAAAGTCCAGTAAATTAAACCAAATATCACAATTAAACATAAATTTAATATTACAGGTACAAAAATTACCTTCATTATTATATTATAATATTTATTATATAATTTAATAATTATAATTATAATTTATAATTTAAAAACTTTAATTCTTTTACAATAAAATCTAGACATAAAGAGATTGATTTGTAACCACGTATTTTAATAACATATTTGGAATTTCTTTTAATTTGCTCAATAACGCTATATTCCCAATCATTTCCGCAATTTTTTCAAACTCTCCACAAATATTATTTATTTTGAGTATTGCCTTTACAAATTCACCTAAAAATATTTCCTTTTCATTCTCCAATTCAAATAAAATTTTTTTACAATCTTCAATGTTTTCAGCCAAACACCATTTATCAACATAATTTAATAAATCAAAATGAAATGTGTAATCTAATCCGGAATTAATATTCAATTGTGTCTCTTTATTTAAAAATTTATCGTACATATTTCTGACTTTAAATAAAATATCTTTAGTATTATTATCCATTATTTTTGGAATATAATCTTTTACATCATCTTTGACAACTATATTAGTTAAACAACTTAACAACATTACAATTTGAATTGAAGTTAAATTATCAAACATATTTTCTTCAAACAATTGCGAAAAAACTAAACAGTGTGTTTCTCTAAGTTGACACGCAATTTTCCCTTTCAAAGTCAAAGAAATTGATGAAACCAATGAAACATCTCTGTGAATAAAACCATCATCATGAAGTACATTAATAATTTTATCTACATTAGTATCAATAAATTTTTCAACACAATTATATTCTTCTTGTAATTCATCTACTACTTTCAATATTTTATTGTATTTTTCTAGTGTATTTTTGTCAAATTCTATATTTACATAATTATCTTTGATATTTTCTATTTCTCTTTCCATTTCTTTGCGTTTTTTATTTACACAACCATGTTTATTATTAATTAAATCTAAATATTTGTTTATTACGTGAACAGGAGTTCTAAGATTTTTAAATGTCAATTCCAAATTATCAAGTGTAAGTTGTTCTTTTGAAATTCTATAATAAATGTCTTTCAAATTATTATCAAGATCATCTTTTACCATACTTTTTCTAGCAAAATTGATAAAATTATTATCACCTACATCAATTAAATTCAAAAGCAAATTATAAGAGATTTTGAATTTTGATTTTAAAGTAGGTGGTTTACCACTCATCATTGCTTTATAATTTACCAAATCTACATTTCTAAATAAATTATTAAGATGAATTACATTTCCAACTTTATCTAATCCTAAACGACCTGCGCGTCCGGCAGCCTGAGTGTATTCATGTGAATATAACATTCTTGATATTTCACCATCAAATTTTGTAACATCTGTAAAAATTGAGGTTTTTACAGGCATATTAATTCCTACACTCATCGTTTCTGTACAAAATAATAATTTAATATATCCTTTTGCAAAAAGAAGTTCTACCATTTCACGCAAAATAGGTGTTACTCCACTATGATGTATAGCAATTCCTTTACGTAATAAAGCAACCATATTTACGTATTCGGGAAGATGCAAATATTCTTGATAATTGGGTAATTTTCGAATAATATGTTCACATTCACGATCTACTATGTAAGGAACTTTACTATCAAATTCTAATAAATTGGTTGTTACCTCCTTGGCACAGATTTCTAATTGTTTTCTAGAAAATACATAACACAATGCCGGCAACATTTCTTTTTCGACTAAATGTTTGGTCAGTTCATTTAAAACGTGTTGCCGTCTTACTCTCACATCATTTTTTTCGAATAATTTTAATGTTTTATTCATTTTAAAATATTGCGATTCATCAAAATTACCTTTGTGATCTTGTAATAAAAAAGGTTTATTAATAATTGATTTTATTTCTTCTTGAATGGATTTATCTTTCACAGTTTTAAAAATTCCAGTATTAGTTGTAATAAAACCATAATGTGATAAAGGAACTGCTCTATCCAATTTAGAAGCCAGATATACTATTTTTTCTGGTACCGGATTAAACTCACCCTTATTTTCTAACCAAAGTGCAAATTTTTCTGGATTATCTAGGGTTGCCGATAAACCTATTATTTGAACATGTTTAGGTAGCATCATAATACTTTGTTCCCATACGTGACCTCGCGCTGCATCATTAATCATATGTATTTCATCATATACAACACAACCAAGTTCGTTTTCAATATCCATTTCAAAGGAAATACTTGATTGTGGTTCAGGGGTATTACTTTTTATTTGAAATAATTTATTCAATAAAATTTCGGTTGTCATTATAAGAACTTCTGCATCAGGATTCGTTTTAATATCGCCCGTGATAAGTCCAATACTTATATTTTTGTATTTATTCGTAAAATCATAAAATTTTTGGTTACTAAGTGCTTTAATAGGCGTAGTGTAAATAACTTTTTTACCTTTTGAATGAAAAAAATCAATAGAAAAATCACCTGGCAAAGTTTTCCCACTACCGGTGGGTGCTGTTACAAGGACATGATTGCCTTCTACAATTGCTTCTATAGCATGCTTTTGAAAAATATGTAATGGATATTCGTATTTTTCAAAATAAGATTTATATATGGTTTCATTTTCTTTTGGATAAGATGTAATACTGCAAACTTTTACCATTTTTTTTAATATATAGAATACGTTAATATTTCTAAATTATTTTAATATAATATATATATATATAATGGAATATTTTCCAAAAAACATTTTTTTTTACTGGTATACCAAAGAAAATATACCAATTGAATTTATTGAAAACATAACTTTATTTAAAAATAATTATAAAGATTTTAATGTAGAATTAATAAATGATGATAAAATGAACATGATTCCTGAAATAAATGAAATATTTCCAGATTTATTAACATACTATAATAAATTAAATATTTATGCAGCTAGATCAGACATTACTAGACTTGTTTTGTTATATTTTTTTGGAGGTATTTATTTAGACACACATATATCACACAATTCTAATTCAGATGATCATAATTTATACAAATTATTTGAAAAATACAAACAATTTGATATTGTTATTGCTAAAACTAGTGGTAATATTTTTAATTGTTCTGCTATTTTTAGTAAACCAAAATGCGAATTATTATATGTTATAATTCTTCAGATAATAGAAAATTTAAAGAGACATTATGAATTAGAAATTAATTCTACAGAACATATTAATTATGATATTTTGATATTAACAGGATCCGGTAATTTTTATAGAATATTAGAATTTGATAAAATAACTTGTCCTGATAATGAGGATATAACAAATAGTCAAATATTTAAAAAATATAATGCTGCAGTATTTTGTTGTTGCAATTATTTCTTTTATTACACAGTAAATTTTTATTACAATCATGGTAATAATAAACACTGGGCTGAACTGCAAAAAGATAATCCACTTTTTATTAAATGATTTTTCTTTAAGTACCTTTTTTAATTAAATAATATAAATTGTTAAATTTTCATGGTTTTTTGATCCATAAAGTGTTTTGGGTTTTCAAAAATGGACAAAAAAAATGTCCAAAAACTGAAAGGGTCGATTGGCTTTCCAAAAAAAGCAACTGTTGAGACCATAATTGAATTTTAGCGTCTGGTTACCAAAATAATAATTTTCAGTTTGTTACGATAATTTTTTTTTGAAAAAAGTTTCGATTGATTTAGGGTTTTTTTTTGTAAGTATATAATACTTACAAAATGACTTACATTTTTACCCAAAAAAAACCCCAAAAATATGAATGTATAATTTGTGACTTTTTAACATGTAATAAAAAAGATTATGATAGACATGTCTCAACCCAAAAACATACAATACTTACATCTGACTTACAAAAAACCCCAAAAAAACCCAAACCTTTAGGAAATCCTAATAATAATATATGTGAATGTGGAAACATATACAAACATCGTCAGAGTTTATTTAATCACAAGAAAAAATGTATTTTTAATAAATCAAATATAATAAATACAAATAATTTAGAAAATGAAATTAATTTTGACTCGAATATAGTATTAGAACTTGTACAAAAAAATCAAGAATTTCAAAAAGAAATGTTTTTAGATATGCAAAAACAGATGTTTGATTTTATGAAAGATAAAATTGGCGATAATAATTCAACTAATATTATGAGTCACAGTAATAATAAAACATTCAATTTACAATTTTTTCTAAATGAAACCTGTAAAGATGCTATGAATATAAGTGATTTTGTAGAATCAGTTAAATTGCAAGTTTCGGATTTAGAAAATGTAGGAAAAGTTGGTTATATTGAAGGTATTTCCAATATAATCATACAGAATTTAAAAGCTATGGATGTAAATAAACGTCCAGTTCATTGTGCTGATCAAAAAAGAGAAGTTATGTATGTAAAAGATGAAAATACATGGGAAAAGGAAGACGAAAATAATAAGAAATTGCGCAAAGCAATTCGAATGATCGCTCATAAAAATATTTGTATGTTTAAAGAATATAGAGACAAATATCCTGATTGTCAAGAATACGATTCCAAAAAAAATGATCAATATAATAAAATTGTATATGAATCTATGGGGGGGAAAGGAGATAATGATTATGAAAAAGATACGAAGATCATAAAAAAAATTGCTAAAGAAGTTGTTATAAGCAAAGAAAAATATTTAAACTGATAAAAATTATACCAATTGCAATCGAATTTTCTTTTTGAATTTTTCTTCATTATTGAATAGAAATAATTTGAATTTTTTATTATCAAAATTTTCGATATTCTCTCGAATTGTTATTCTAGAATTCATTTTCAGTTCTGGTAAAAATATAATATATTGATATAATCCATCATTTCTTATGATTTTATCAAAAATATAACCACTATAAATTTTCTCCATTACTTCAGGTGTATTATTACATAAATCCAATAAAGAACAATCTGTCTGTATTTTTCTTATAGATCTCATAGTTGTATTGATATATTCCAAGTCTTTTAACCAATTATCATAAAAATCATTTACTTTTTCTGATAAATTAATTAAACCAAGTTTTTTTTGAAATTGTATCATATTTAATAAATCTACTAACCGTCTTATTGGACTTGTTATATGTATATAGGCTTCCATGTCAAGAATTCCGTGGCGTGTATCACTAGGATAAACTATTTGAGATCCATCTACGTATTGTCCTGCCGTACTGTGCCATATTTTAACAAAATTAATTACATCATTGGGTAAATTATTAGGGACATTAACATTTTCTTTCATTATAGTGGATCTAAAAATACCAGTGTTAAATTCCAACATTTTCAAAGCACATTTATAATTCATTAATATCATTAAATAAGTAACTACATCATGACTATCATTAATAATAGGAATATATTTGAATTTTTTCGACAAATTTTTGGTTATATCTAATAATTTTATATAATTCTCGTCTAATAACAATTGTGTCTCTTCATATACATAATTTTTGTATAATTTAATAAAACAATTAGAATATTTTATATCAATAATTTCATTGTCTTTTATATAAATGTCCATAACTAATGCTATTCTGGTAACATTTTGTTGTAAACTACATAACCCCTCTGATAAAATAGTCGGTATCATGGGACGGCGTTTATCTGGTAAATAAATAGTCGATACACGTCTCGAAAATGAATCCCATACGTTAAGTGCATCTAACCAAACTGTAACATTTGCAATATATATACTTAACATGTATGTATCATCACCCCCAATATTATCGTTGTCTATTTTTTTTATACTAAAAGCATCGTCAAAATCCAGGCAACTTTTTGGATCAATAGAAAAAACAGACCACTGATTTTTATTTGTACGATCATCAATAGAAGGATATTTTTTTTTTATATTTTCAATAAATACATCATTAGAATTACTCTGTATTGCTTTGGAAGTTGCTTTTTGAAATTTTTGCAAGGATATATTCAAACTTTTGCAATATAATTGATATTCATAAAAATTGTCTAGTGTATCAACAGCACCTATTACATTTGTTAAAATACCATGTGGATGTTTATCATTCCATTCATTAAAAATAAATGTAACATATAAATTAATAAACACTTTTGAAAACCCCATTTTCTTAATTTCATAAGGAATTAAAAACGATGGAATTCTTATATCGTCTGGAATGCATTTGTATAATAATTTGCCATTTTTACGCCCATATGTTTTATTATTGACTATTATTAATACACCTGGAATTGCAGGCGTATTTCTCAACGTAGAATGTATTATATTAACTTTATTTTTTTCAAATGTAAATACGTCATTTGAAAATAATTTATTTTCTACCGGATTAACTAGTATTTCTTTTTTTTCACAATTATTGGAATCATATATTTTCCATTGTAAGTAATTGCGGTCTTCAATAATAATTTTATAATAAGTCATAAAGAATATAAATATAATATTATATATATAATTTTATCTTTAACTTAATTCCATTATAATATATATTTATATAATATATATAATATATATAATATATATTTATATAATATATATAAATGTTTTTTAGGACTCAGACTTTTTACAACAAAGAACAAAGAAAACCGAAATTATCATTTTTAAACTCAAAACGTAATTTACAATCTAATAAAATTTTATCTAACGAATTGCAAGATGAAAAAAATAACAATGAAATTATTCAAGAAACTCATAATGAAACTCATAATGAAACTCATAATGAAACTCATAATGAAACCCCTGATAAAATTTATGATGATAATAATAACGATATTATTGATATTAATGATATAGAAACAATAAAACTGCATGAAATTCCAAAACCCCCATTAAAACCTCCTCCTGATGATATATCAATACCCGATGATACAAATCGTTGGTATAATATTTTTAAAAGAAGAAACAGTAGAAAAGTTTCTCCGTCTAATTATAGAGCTGGTAAAAAAACAAAAAGAAGAAAAAATAGAACAAAAAGAAGAAAAAATAGAACAAAAAGAAGAAAAAATATCATCAAAAAGCGTTAAAATTATTTAAATAAAATAAAATATATACATAATGAGTATGAAAATATTAGTAACAGGTGGTTCTGGACTAGTTGGACAGGCTATTCAAAAAATTAAATTTTTATACGATAAAGACAATTTTATTTTTCTAGGTTCAAAAGATTGTGATTTAACAGATTTAAAAGAAACCAAAATGTTATTCGAAAAAGAACGTCCTGATTATGTTTTACATTTAGCTGCTTGTGTAGGTGGTCTATTTAAAAATATGAAATATAAGGTTGATATGTATGAAAAAAACATATTAATTAATCACAATGTTTTGAAATGCAGTCATGATTATAATGTAAAAAAAGTAGTTAGTTGTTTATCTACTTGTATATTTCCTGATAAAACAATTTATCCAATAAACGAAACAATGCTTCATAATGGTCCACCTCATAGTTCTAATGACGCTTATGCATATGCAAAAAGAATGTTAGAAATACAAAGTAAAGCATATCAAGAGCAATATGGCGATAATTTTATCTGTGTTATACCTACTAATATATATGGTGCTCATGATAATTTTTCTTTAGAAGAAGGACATGTTATCCCCGCATTAATACACAAATGTTATAATGCAAAACGCAATAAAGATAAATTTGTGGTATGTGGTTCAGGGAAACCCTTAAGACAATTTATTTATTCTATAGATTTAGCCAGATTAATAATGTGGTCTTTATTAGAATACAATGAAAAAGATCCTATTATTTTATCAGTTGGAGAGAATGATGAAGTAAGTATTAAACAAATTGCTACTGAAATTGCTAAACAATTTAATTATGAATTTATGATGGAATTTGATGAATCTTATTCAGATGGTCAATTTAAAAAAACAGCTGATAACAGCAAATTAATGAGTTTAAAATCACATTCTTTTACAAAAATAGAAGAAGGTATTAAACAAACGGTTGAATGGTTTATTAAAAATTATAATGATTGTAGGAAGTAAATTATATTTTATTGTAAATATTAAAAAAAATTGATTTGTTTTGAGTCAATATGAATAACATTATATATATTCTAAACAACTTAAAGATACACAATGATTTCTAATAACTGCTCAAATTTACAAAATCTACTTGAAAAAACAAGAAAACAACGTAAATGTTCATTTTGTAAAAATACGGGGCATACAGTAACTAATTGTGACGATCTTATGTTATCGGGATTCAAAAATTATTTATTTTATATGAAAAACATTATTTCACTAAATAATAATAATGAATTATTGAATAATAATACTCCAATACTTGATACTTTTTACAATTATATTATTAAAATCGAAAAAATGGAAACAGTTTTATATGATTATTGTAGTGAATCGAGAGAAAATATTAAATTAATAAAAACATTTGCATGTAGATTTTGTAATTGTAGGTTAAGATCTAGATTACAAGTAACCGTAAATAAAATAATAGTATATTTATTTGAATTAAACTATAATATTATTACCAATCATACTTTTAATTATACGCCTTTTAGTCAGGAAACACCAGTACGAATAAGTTATGTTTTAAAAGGTATATTAATGAATTATTTGGTATTCAACGATTTATCATATGATAATAATTATGAAACTGATTTAGCCTATTCTAATATTGTATCCAAGATAAAAATTAACTTTAATAAATGTGGGAAGGATAACCCATTTGAAGAAAAAGATAATCAAAATGTTTATATCGAGTGTTCAATTTGTTATAATGAATACAAAACAGTAAATTGTTTAACATTTAATTGCAAACATAAGTTTTGTGGTGAATGTACAAATGAATTAATAAAAAATAAACATTCTAAATGTCCTATTTGTAGAAATGAAATTAATGAAATAACTTGTTATGATGAAGAAATACATGAAAAAATAAAGCTAACTAAAGAAAAATATATTCGTAACGTAACTACTTTGATGTAATAACATTTTGTTATTAAATCAAAATAAAATACAAAAATTATAAAATTTATAGTATATATTTTATTTGTCATTCTAATAAAAACGTATTTTTTTATACACTATTTACATGTATTAAGATAGCGTTTGTGGAGGTGGAGGTAATTGAGGCGCACCTCCTCACCCACCTCTCATAGTTCTTCTAGTTTTTTTACTACCACGTCTTTTACGCACAGTTCTTCTCTTTTTGGTTTTACCAAAAATATTCAAAAAAGAAAAAAAAGATTTGCCCATTTTATATAATAAATAAATATTTTAATTTATTGCAGAACCAATATTTTCATTTATACTAACGATCGGTTCTGGTAAAAATTTTGGTTTCTCTAAATTATTAACATCTATAGTTGCATTAGTATTTGCAAAATCATCTGTTTTTTCAATATAATCACTATTTTGAATATTTGTATTATTAACTTTTACTTTCAAGTCATCAATATCAGCATTTTTAGTAGTATTTCTTTTTATATTTTGTAATTGTAAAATATGCATACCTATATAAGGTGAAATGGCTAAATTATTCATGTATGTTCTATATTTAAAACATGATAAACTACTGTTTTTTGTAAATTTTATACTATACCACCAGTAAGCCGGAATAAATACTGTTTTTGCTTTTGGTAATGTAAATTCTAAACATTTTATTTTATCAAAATCAGCTAAATATTTAGGTTGGACATTCCAAGGATTCACAGGTGATCTAAATTCAAAATTTTCATAATCATAAGAAGGATATAAATATTTAATACTTTGAGGCGGCGCCATTTTAATTTCAACACTTCCTTCGGTACATATTAAATAATTTCTATAATTTACTTCATACCGAAAAGGTGTACATGTACCGTGACTACCTAACATTATATCATAATTCATATTTGATACCATGTATGGACGCAAATATTCATCATTATACTTCAAGTTTTTTATGACACCTGTATCATTTAGAAAATCTGTATTATTTTCAGAAAAATACAATGAATTTTTATCTTCATTGAATAATTTATCAGAAGCGTGTAAAGGAAGTGGTATATATAATTCGTTATTTGATTCAGTTTCCTTCACATTTCTTATTTTAATTTCAAATGCATGATAATTATCTAAAATATATTTTATATTAGTGGTATCTATTATTTTTTGATTATCAAAATCTATTAAAACTGGTTGTCTTATGTCACAAATTTCTTCCAATTTATCTTTTGAAGCGTCATCTATCTCATATATTTCTAAATCATTTGATTTCTTTAAATGAAACTGGACATGTAAATATATGAATAAAACTAAACAAAAAATAAAAAAACCTATAAATATTTTCATTAATATCTATTTAAATTAATTTTTAACTAGTAAAACGAAACATTTATATAATTGATTTATTTTTAATCCAAATCTAATTTTGGAGAAACATAAAAATTGATGTCAATATTAGTATCTTCTAAATCGTACTTTATTTTTAAAGGGCAATCCTTACTCAAACTAAAATATATTTTATCCGATAAATTTTTTGTAAGACACATTTTATTCAAATAATTCAAATTATAACAGAAATCAAATTTAGTTCCCATATCAATACTAAATTCATCTAAATCATTTGTGTCAATTTTCACATTCATTTCTCCAGTTGCTCCATTTGTAGTAAATTCAATTAAATCCTCACTGCAAAATAACTTAATATCAGTACCAAATATTAACATTTGACTAGTAATATCACATATTTTTTTTGAACTTATCAAAAATTCGCAATCATATTCAATTTCAGGAATATTTAAAAAATCATAATCATTTTCTAGTAATGGTATTTTATAACTTTTATTATATTCTTCTTTATCTTTGTATTCTGCATCTAATAAATCAATATTTACATAATCATTACTTTTGTCCGTTATGATAACTATACTTTGATTTTTAGTAACATTATTTATTATATTATAAAATGTATTGGTATCAAAACAAACAGTTGTTTCATGTTCATTATTGTTTTCGTAATGTGTAAACCAATATTTTTCTATCTGAATATTAAAAAGTGATATGTGTGATTTATCCATTCCCTGAATAAATACTAATTCCGGTTTAAAAACTATGCAAATATTTGTTGTGTTGCTTTTAATTATACTAAATAGCGATATAAAAACATCTTTTTTATTTTTTTCACTAATAACTAACTTCATTTTATTATAATGTAAACTATAAAATTATTTTTAGGTTATTTATTGCTTCAATTTTATTTTACTTAATGTTTTTTTTTCAATAAATAATGATAAAAATGTATATATTTGTTTGAATATATATGGTGCGTCGTGAATATAGCATATTTCAAGTTTATCTGGAAACCTTTCTTTTAAAATAGTACACATATATCGAATAAAATCTTTGTTTTTATCAATTTCTAAAATTGTTAAGTTTTCAATATATACATGGGCTACAAAATTTTCTGATTTGTTTAATGCATTTTCTATTATAAAAATTAAATAATTTAAAATATTATTATTATCAATAATATTACTTACAATTTTAAAATATTTATAATTCAATACAATATGATCATTATTATCTGAGTGACAAAAATTATACAATAGTTCTTGTAATTTTTCTTCGTTCAATTTTAAGTTTAAATTTGTATTTGTTGTTTTATATGTATAATCCATTTATACAAAATATATATTTAATGCATATATTTTAAATATATATTTATCTTATTATTGTAATATTTTATTTAATCTTCTTCATCTATATTATAATCAATTTTTATATCAAAACCACTTGTACTAATTGAATCGCCTATTGTTTCAGAAACAATATTTTCTGTATCCCCATCAATATTTTCCATCATAAGATTATTATTATTCTCTTCTTCTACATTATCAAGTTCTTCATTAGTAATGCCAATATTTTTCTCAATTTCTACTATTGCCGATTCATAGTCAAGAAATTTCTCTTGAGTTTCATTTATAAATGATGAAACCTTCATATTTAAATTATTTATAGAATCTTTAATGTCTTTAATATCTTTGTTTATTTTTGTAATTTGCTCACCTGTATTATTATTAGTACTATTATTTTTTTTTTCTAAATTTTCTAGTCTATTTGTGATATTTTCAAATACTTCATCAGATACTAATTTCATGTTGTTTGTTTCAAAATCATTACTATTATTATTACTATTATTACTCATAAATGATAAACTACCATCCTCCATTGATTCTTGAATAAATTTTTCCAGTTTACCTAAACGTAATGTAATTAAACCAATAGCATCTGGTACACTAATTTTTGTTAATTGTTTTTGTTGTGCTGCAGTTGAGATTGATTGTTGAGTTTGACTATTTCCACTTCTTTGTTGACGTCCTGCATTAGTATTGATTTGATTATATTTGATATTGCCAGGTGGTTGCCTGGATTGTTGGGGTTGTTGGGAAAAAACTGAAGATGAAGAAATAGATGTTACTGGACGTCCGGAATTATTATTGGTATTACTACTTTGTTCACCTGCTCTTTTTTGCCTTGCAGCTGCAATTGATCTTGAACTACTCATTTAATATTATTATTTAATAATATGTTTCTAAATTACTTACGCATTTACTAAATAATTTAGATTTTAATTCCTATAAATTTTTACTATTTCTTTATCAAACCTCGCAAAAACTAGTGGAATGAAAATTTACCTCTGTTCTTGTTTCTCCAAATAGTATATTGTTTCAATTCTTCATATATAACGCTAAATCTTTTCTTTTCATCAATACTCATAGCAATATTGCCGTCTTTTATTTCTTTATCAACCCTCCCAAAATCACCTGTCAAGTCAAACATTTCTTTGTCGGTTGGTATATAACTAATTCCAGGAATAGGAGAAACATCAATATATTTTACAGCTTTTTTCATCATATCCATTACCATATTTTTATCAAAAGTTGGGTTTTTTACATCTTTATTTTCCCAAAGCGGATTAAATGACTCATATTCTTCACGATCACTCCCACCTGTTTTTCTTTTTCTAATTGTTTTCCTCTTTCTTGATGTTTTTCTTTTTTTAGCACTTTTACGCTTTCTATTAATTTTTCTCTTTTTAGTAGTTTTCCTCTTTCTTCCGCCTTGTCTAGGAAGTTGATTTTCATCGTCATCATTATCATCTACAATAATCTCTTCATCGGTATCTGAATCATACATAGGAGGAAATGCTACTTGTAATTCCCTTGCATTTAGAGCATTTTGTCTTGTTAATACAGGTCGTTCAAATAGTTCATTTTCTTCAATTTCTTCAATTTCTTCAGGTCTACGTCTATTTCTACGCGGTGCTCCAGGAATCTCTCCTGCAATATTTTCCTCCTCTAAATCATAGTCAGGCATTTGGTATCTTCTTGGTGGGGTGTTTACTCCTACCTCTGGATATATAACAGCATTACGTTGTATGGGTTGTTGTACTTGTCCTATCCTACTATTATATCTATTTATAATGTCCCTCATAATAGGAACATTATCGTCATCATCATTTTCTTCTACTTGTGATGCGGTTGTTTGAGTGATTTCTTCATCATCACTATCATTTTGGGATGGCATTTTTCCACCTCTTTTTTTTGACTTTTGTTTCATAACTCGTTTTTTCAAACTTCGTTTTTTCATATTATATACTAAATAAATAAAATAATAATAATAATAATAATAATAATAATAATTGCTTTCATCAATTACGCAATCATTTTCATTTTAATGGATTCATGACTTTTATAACCGATAACAACAAAATCATCAACTACATAATCATCAATATTTTCTCTCTTATTAATAATTTCTAAACTAGGAAATTCGAATGGAACGCGAAGTATTTGTTCTTTTATAATATCTAAATGTTCCTGATAAATATGACAATTACCCATAAAATAGACAAATTCATGGGCTATTAACCCACAATGTTTAGCTAATAGATGCGTTAAAAAACAGTAAGAAGCAATATTAAAGGGTGATCCTAATCCAACATCTACCGAACGTTGATACATGGCACACGATAATTTTTCGCCATGATGCACATTAAATTGACAAAATACATGACAAGGCGGAAGTGCCATTTTATTTAATTGACAAGGATTCCACGCCGTCATTATAAGTCTTCTGTTGTTCCTAGTATCAGGGTTTTTAAGTTGTTCAATAATAAATTGCAATTGATCGATACCAGGTTTATTTTCATCTAAAATATGCCCATTTGTTACATCATACGGAGCATTAAAATGCCGCCATTGATATCCATAAATAGGTCCAAGGATACCTTCAGGATAATGTTCTAAACCGACGCTTTTCATAAATTCTTTAGAAGCATTTCCATCCCAAATATGGACTCCATGAGATTGCAATATTTTATTATCAGTTTCACCACGGATAAACCATAATAATTCTTTTAAACATGTTTTCCAGGCTATTTTTTTGGTCGTTAATAAAGGAATTTTTCCATTTTTAAGAGAGAACCGCATTGACCTTCCAAAAACACTTTGGGTGGTTCCATTTCTCCCTTTCTCAATGAAACCATCTTCAATAATTTCTTTTATTAATTTTAAATATTGATTTTCTTCTTCATCTGATTTTAAACGATCAAAATCGGTAACATAACTATCTTTTTCTTTTTTTTCATGTCTCTTATTAAATGCCATCATCCAACTTTTAAATTCTTCATGTTCACTCATATATTTAATTTATTATTTAACTTTAATTACTTTAATAAAATATTTAATTCTTTTCTTTTTATAAATCATATGGAAAGTTCCAACGATTCAAAAAAAGGGTTTTTTAAGCATGTTTTTAATTTTGATAATGATTCTAAATCCGATATAATAAATATAATTCAATATGCTTTAATTGCTATTATTCCAATTGTCATATTAAATAAAAGTATGCAAAAATTTGTCCCTGAAGCTGACGAAAAAAAGGGAAGTGTAGAAATTTTAGCCGAAGTTTTAATTCAAGTAGTCGTAATGTTTCTTGGATTATTAATTATCCATCGCATTATTACATTTATCCCTACTTATAGTGGAACAGATTACCCTGATTATCATGTCATTTATAATATTTTAGCAGTTTTAATGATAACTTTGAGTTTACAAACAAAGTTAGGAGAGAAAGTAAGTATTTTAGTAGATAGAATAGTTGAATTATGGGAAGGTAAAACTGGGCAGCAAACTAAAAAAGGAAACAATGGAAAACAAGGTAACGTAAAGGTATCACAACCTATTTCAGGACAGATGGGCGGAGGTTCAGGTGGATTGAATAGTCAGATGAGTGGACAAAGCATAAATCAAGCAGCCATAAATCAATCCCTATATGGTGGGTCTACTTCAATTAGTCAATTGCCTACTGCAGATATGAATGCACCAACCCAACAATTGCCAAATTATAATAATATGTATCAAAATAATACAACTCCATTAATAGACGCGGCAACTCCTGGAATGGAAAGTTTTGAACCAATGGCAGCCAACTCGGTTTTAGGAGGTGGTTTTGGTGCGTCATGGTAAATATTTAGAGAATTAGAGAATTTTAGAAAATTTATATATATATATATATATATATAATGCCATATAAAGATTTCCGCTATGTTGTTGAAAAGCAACAGATACCCAATTTAACAGTAAAAGATACTCAATGTCCATTTTGTTCACAAAATATAGATTTAGAAAATAATTGTGTAATATGTGAAAATGGTCATAGACTTCATCATGATTGTTGGCAAGATCAATCCGATAAACTTAAGTGCAAAGTTTGTGAAGGTCTTGTAGAGAAAATGTGTTATGGATTTAATGGGGATTTAGGTCAATTTGCATATTCTTATCTTCCTAAAGATCTTCCTAAAAGAGGTGGAAGGTATAAAAAACATAAAACACTGAAAAGAAAATATAGTTCAAAAAAACATAGAAAAAATACTAACAAAAGTAAAAAAAATAAGAGAACAAGGAATCACAGAAAAGGTAAGAAATAATATGCACTTTATAAAATTATAAAATTATAATACTATATTAAAGTAAAAATATAATATTATATAATGGATGTTAATAAATTATATAAAGCTTTAGATGATGAAAGTAATGAAAATTTATTAAACTTTACTACAAAAAAAATAGTTGAAATGAATTTACAAATTATAAATGAACTTCAATTAGAACGCAAACATGCACTAGAAATCATGAAAAAATTAAAAGGTTATAAATATGTTGATGAATTAAGTGATTTAAAATATGGAACATACCTACGTTGGATACCTATACATGATCCTGACCCACATAATATTCAATTAACTAAAGGTGCGTTATTTTGTGAAATAAAAATAAAGGAAGAAGGTGTTTATATCATTTGTAAAAATTATGGTTATTCCAATAGACATTTTCAAATAAAATTAGACGAAAATTTAGTATTTCAAAAATTAACGGAACAAGAGCAGGTTTTATTGTCGGCACTTGATCATCTTGCAAAATAACAAGTTGTTAACCGCAAGTTTAACGTCTATTTTTACGTGTTTTTGTCTTTTTATTACCACATTTACAATCGCCAAATAAACCACTAACGAATTTTCCTAAAGAAATCATTTCAACATGATCTTTATGAATAGGTTTTTTAATAGTTCCTAAATGTTTCCCTTTGTGATATTTTGAAACCATTTTAATTGCTTTACCATTTTTAATACTAACTTTACGCACAATTTTTTTACCCCCAATCTTTTTAACTTCAATATTCTCATAAAAATAATCTTTTCCTGGCATTTATATATTTAATACAGACAATTTTAATATATAATATAATATATATATAAAAATGAATTCTACTTTTGTTCATTTATTTCATATAATTTTTGTAGGTGGATTATTTCTTTACATTGGAATTAAACAAAAAAATATGCCGAAAACCATGTATAATGTAATTCTCGCCACAGGAGTATTAATTTTATTTTATCATTTTTACAAAGGTTATAAAAAATTTATAATGGGAAAAAACGCATGGGTTAATGTTTTTCATATATTAATTGTTGCACCTTTATTAATTTTCACTGGTATTCAAAAAGAAAATACCCCAAGATATATCTATGAATTTATTTTTATGTTGGCATTTGCAGCCATAGGATATCATGGTTATTATTTATTTTTTAATTAATAAAATTAATAAAATTCATAAACTTCACCAGGAGGAAACATATTATAATAAGATGATTGCATATTGAGTTGACTACAATCTGAATTATATTTACGTTTAACCTCTAAAAGTTCTTGCTTCAAATCATTTATTATTCTACGATTTTGTAATTCTTTTTTAGACATTATTTCATCGTCATCCCAATAACCTTTAATTTTCATTTCTCCTTTTCCTGTCTTTGTATTATTCAACCATTCTCCTGTATATTCTTCTTCATAAAAATCTCCTGTATCATATATTTCTTTATAGAAAGAAGTACCAAACCCATTTTTCATATCGTCTTTCCATTCGCCTTCATATATAATTATTCCTTCACACGATAATAATTTACCATAACCGTTTCTAGCATTGTCTTTCCATGAACCTTCGTAAACAACATTATCCGCATACAAATATTTTCCTTGTCCATCCATTTTACTATTTACCCATTCCCCTTCATATAATAATGCTCCATCTGATAATGAATAAGTCCCTTTTCCGTTGTATGCATTATCTTTCCATTCTCCTTCATATATTTCACCAGTGAAATACTCTATTTTACCAAAACCATGTCTTATACAATCCTCGTTTTCAAATTCTTTTATTTCACCAGAATAATAAGAACCATCCTTATATTTAATATAATCCTTCCCATATTCAACTATTTCAGATTTATTTTTAATACGTTTAATGCGATTAGTAGTTGCCATTGTAGCAATTGTTATAGTTATTTTATTGGAGTAAATAAAATAATCAAAAATACATTTCAATTTTTTATTTTATAGTTGTTCTAGTTTTATTATTTTATCTAATATAATTATTTTCTCTAATATAATTATCTTCTTACATAATCAAATTCAGTGTAAATCCAATTATATTCCTCTTTATTCTCAATATAATAGTTTTGTTTTTTATGACAAATAAAAGACTTGGGGTATTGTCTTCCAATCCAAATTGAATATTTTACATGATCATTATATTCATACAAATTTACTTGAATCATATCAGGGTTATTCAAAGTCCGACCTTCATAACTATATAAATTAGGAAAATGATATTTATATTTAGTTAGTTGGTTTCTATTTTCAACATCGTTTAAGTGCAACATAATAAAATTCAATAAATTATATCTATAATCTGTTTTTGGAATTATAGATACAATAATTCCTTTTCTCATTATAAAATGTTCATCATATAAAAGTATATGATTTATTATATCGTTTGGTAAATTACGGAATAAAAATTTCATTATTAGTATTTGTATTAATAATATTAATTATAATGATTATATTATTAAATTTATTTTTTATATAATTAACAAATAGTTTCAACCCATTTTTTATTTAAAACCGACCTGACACTTTCAAGAGCACCTTCGCTCCAACCTTGATATGTACTTACTGCTTCGCCTACAACTAACATTCCTTTTTCTGGATGTTGTGCATCATAAACAAACTCCTCACGCGACTTGTATGGTCCGCGCATTGGTTCATAATAATGGGTTCCAATTTGCCAATAAAAATCTTTAATCTCAATAATGTAGAGAGAATGTGTCGGCAATCCCAAACTCTGTTCAATTAATTTTTCGTATAATTTTCTATTTTGAAATGTATTTTTTAAATGTTCTTTTAAAATCACTGCATTTTCATTATCACTATAAGCAATCATATATACGCCTTTTTCTGAATTAATTGGTATTATTTTTTGTAATGGTCCAGGAACAATTGTATAGTTTTCAACAACTTTTTTCAAAATTTCACTCGATTTTTTATCAAACTTCGCATATAATCGTAAAAAAGGTTGTCCATGTATTTGTTGATACACACTTTTTGGATTGCTGGCACCGGGCACTAATTTCAAAATACCTGAAATAGTAGTAGCCACTATTACTTTATTAGAAAAATAGGCATTCCCTTCATCCGTTTTAATTTCAAATAAACAATTTTCTCCCTCATCATTAATTTTTGTTATAGACATAACATTATTAGAATATTTAATATTGGAATAACCGATATACTCACACAAACGATGCACTAATTCTTTCCAAGGTATATATAACATTGGCCATCCACTTTTATTATCATCCATTCCATAATTATATAAAGTTTCATAAACATCGGCATCCTCATAATCAGTATATCCCGCATAAATAGTGAATAATTTATATTTTACATCTCCTAATATTTGTGATGCAAAATTCTTGAATGTCAAATTTTTATATTTATCAGGATTTTTATTGTATTCTTTTTTAAGGAAAGTTATAATTTTAACAACATCAAATTCAGAATGGTTTGGCAACAATTTCGAATAATTCATAATAGCAGTAGTTTTTTTAAAAGGAACATGAAGTTCTCTCAATAATTTTACTAAAAGTGGATTAGTGTCTTGTCTTCCAACTCCAGCACCAGTTACTATTTGTGTTCCATAAAAAGTTTCATTATTCATTCTTCCGCCAATCCATTTCTTTTTATATTTTTCTAAAATTAAATAACTTGTGTTAGGTGATATTTTTTTAATATTATATGCAGAATATAATCCGGATATACCCGAACCTACTATAATAACATCATAAAATTTAGTTTTCATATAATATATATTTTATATATTTTATATATATTATTATACTTAAAATATATTTACTGTCATTTACGATTTTTCTTGGTTTTATTAAAATTCACAGACCGTTTCCCTGTACAATTAAATTTACCACGTGTTAATCCTTTTCTATTAAAAATCGTTTTTGTACAAATACCAATTGCACGCGCTTCATTCTTCATTTTAACTTTATCACCTACTTTTTTAATACATTTACACAATTTTTCTGATAATAAATTTTCGGCTTCTTCTTCTAATAATCGTTTTGATTTAGGTATGGTTTTTTTATAAAATTCCAAAATTTTTATGTAATCCTTTTGAGTTAAATTAGTTTTATTATTAGAATTCGAATTTTTCATTAATTATATTCAATTTATTTAAACTATACAAATATAATAATTATAATTAATAAATAATAATTATTTTTTCAACTTATAAAAAATAATTATATAATAAAGATACAATATGAAAATTGTAGTTTTTGATTTAGATGAAACATTAGGATATTTTGTAGAATTCGGTATTTTTTGGGATAGTTTATGCTTGTATCTTTTGAAAAATAATAAAGAAGAACCCACGCAAGAAGATTTTAACGCCATTTTAGATGTTTATCCCGAATTTTTACGCCCTAATATAATTAATATTCTAAACTACTTAAAGAACAAAAAGTCAACAAATACATGTCAGAAAATAATGCTGTATACAAATAATCAAGGTCCGCGTAAATGGTCAAATCATATTATATCCTATTTTGAAAGTAAATTGGATTACAAATTATTTGATCAAATAATTGCGGCTTTTAAAGTGAATGGAAAAAGAATCGAAATATGCAGATCTTCTCATGATAAATCTTATAAAGATTTGGTTCGTTGCACAAAAATACCGCTAAATGCAGAAATATGTTTTTTGGATGATAATTATTTTCCTGGAATGGCAAATAAAAATATTTATTATATTAATATTAAACCTTATGTATATGATTTAAATTTCGATGAAATATATAAACGCTTTTTAAATAGTGAAATTGGCAAAGAAATTTTACAAAATCATCATGAGGGATTTATTGATTTTATGAATAAAAATATTAAAATGTATAACTTTCAAGTAATTGAAAAATTGCAAGATGAACACGAAATCGATAAAATACTAAGTAAAAAAATAATGTATCATTTGGAAGTATTTTTTAACAAGACCAATAAAACGAAGACGCGTAAAAATAATCCTAAAAAAAGAAATAAATCTAGCAAAAATCCATTTTAAGTGAAATTAAACCCAATAAAAATTATATTTTATATAATATATATATAATGTCTAGTTTTAAAGCAACGGCACTAGCTAACGGAAGTTCACAGACTTCCACAGTTCCTCCTACAACTGTCACATCAACAGCCACAGCAACCGCAACATCTAATGTTTCACAACAAGATGCACAAACTTTAGCCAATAATATTGCACAGAGTATTGCAAATAGTGCAGCCCTGAATGACGCTAATATTATTAGTCAAACTGTTAATTATATTACTAGTACAGGAATTGCAGGCGCTACTGGACCAAGAGGAGAAAAAGGAGATAGTGGTGCAACCGGCGCAACAGGCGCAACCGGCGCAACAGGCGCAACCGGCGCAACAGGCGCTGCAGCTACCAGTTCCCCCAATACAGCAAACACAAAATATTTTAGTAGCCTAACTGATATGAATACTTTCCAATTACCAACACCATCAGCAAATGACCCACATTACTATGATATATATTTATCCAGTTCGCTTTTAGGAAATAGTGCAAACAACTTCGGGTTTTCACCATATACTTCGTCATTCGAATTAGAACAATTGAAAATATTAGAATATAATTCAAAAGTGTATATGTATGGTAGTATAAAAAATTATGATAGTAGTTTTAATAACTTGCCTTTATATAATAATATAATTTCATATGATTTGTCTGGTAATGTTGATAGTGGTTTTAACTTTAATTACTTACTCGTAAATTTTATATCCCAAATGAATACTTTATCTGGAACTGGAGTTCGTAATAGATTATTTGCTGGGTTTAGAGGCAATGTTACTACACCTTACAATGGTATCATAGAAATAAATCCTACAACTGGTAGTATAGAACTTAACACTGCTTTACAAACCTTACAAACAAATTCAACTATTAATTTATTAATACCAGATGCAAGTAATAATTTATTTTTAATAGCACATACCTCATTTGGTAATTACATTAAAATTTCAGGACAGAGTTATAATATTGCTTATTATGATATATCTAATAATACAATAACCGGTATAATAAAAAATGATCAAACTCCATTCGATGGTAATACTAATAATGCATATTATTATTCAGGATATTTGTATTTACAAACTAGTAGTGCCATAAGAGCCTATACAGTTAACACGACTAATGGTATAATAACGAGTTATGGAGTTGTATCGGGTGGTAATTTTCAACCTTTAAATAATTGCGTAACTAGTGTTGATGGAAAATTATATTTATTATTTTTAAACTATGTTAATAAGATAATATACCAATACACAAATTACGATTTAACTTCTTATAATACACAATACACAATAAATTCATTATCAACCGTACCTATAAATACATTTAGTATCTATAGTTTTGGTTCAAATTTAATTTTAACTCCTGATTCTGTTAGTGCAACATCACCAAAAATATTTACAGTAAATGGTTCAAACAACAATATTTTAGTAAATGGTTATAATCCTAATACTTTTGTGAATGGACTTATATTTGTATTTTCTGGTACAAGTAATATATATTACGTTAACTACAACGCAAAAATGCAATACTCATCTACAAATTTTGCAAATTTTATGGTAACATCTCCCGCAAATATTAATAAAGTTTATATCACCAATTCAAATGCTTTGCCTCTATATTTAAATGATACATTTAATAGTTTGTATTATAATGGTTCCGCATGGGAAATAACTGCAACATCAAATAATTATGTTAATTAACCTCTATAATAATACATTGGATTTATTTTATTAGTAGTTTTATTATTATTACTAATATTATCAAGTACTTCAACACTATTATACAATGCCAATGTTCGGGCACTTGGGTCTTTAGCCTCAGTATATTTTGGCATCCAATAATAAGGAACCAATTTGGCACAATTAGGATAAAAATCATCGAATATTTTTTTATAAAATAATTTTTCGGTTTCAATACTGGCCGGATATAAATCATCTATTGCTTTATTTGATACCACATTATCATATACATTACTCACATCCGTGTAATAATTTTCTAATCTCATATTTTTAGATATAGCTTCTTGTAAAATTACAAATAAAGATCGCCCTTTATTACTCACCCCGTCACTAAATGCCTCTTTACGACGCCACAATATTTCATCCGGTAATATTTGTCTTTCATATAAATCCTGAAATTTTTCAAAACGGAAACTATTACGCAATAAAAACTTCTCCATTTTTTTATTTGTTTCAAATCGTATTTTTTGAGGAATAGATAAATAATAATTTGCAAATGTTTTGTCTAGAAAAGGTGTCCTTGGTTCTAACCCATTTGAAGATATTGATTTATCCGACCTTAAAACATCAAATAAATGTATATCTCTTAATAAACGTCGCGTTTCACGATCAAATTCAATACAATCAGGACAATTTGACATATATAAATATCCCCCACATAATTCATCTGAACCATCGCCATTTAAAATCACTTTGGCGTCACTATTTTTAGAAATATATTTACCTAATAAATAATTACCAATACTGGCTCGTACCGTGGTTGTATCAAAACTTTCAATTTTATAAATCACTTCAGGAATAATATCGATAATTTCTTTCTCTGTCAATATAATTTCAGTATGTTTTGTTCCCAAATAATCAGCCACTATTTTAGCATATTTTAGGTCCTCAGAATCAGGTAAACCAATACTGAAAGTTTCGATTTGTTTTTCTAAACCAAATTCCAGTTTATTAAAATGATTTACTAAAGCACATACCAAACTGCTATCTAATCCTCCAGATAATAAACATGCAACTGGTCGTTCAGTATTAAGACATCTTTTACGGACGGCATCACAAAAATAAATAGCCACATTTTTTTCATAATCACCTATATTATCATTTTTATAAAAATTGAGATTGTGTGGAAAACTAGGAGTAAAATAGGTTTGATTTTCTTTAATAGGTTGCCATTTAGAACAAGCCAAACTGGATAAATAATAAGTTGTATAAGTTCCTGGTTGAAATTGTTGAATTTCATAATTTTTAGATTCATTGTTATCTTGTAAAAATTCACTTAAACATTTCAATTCAGATGCACATGCTATTAAGTCAGTTGATTTATTTTTTAATAAATAAAGTGGACGCACTCCATAAGGATCTCTAGCAAAATAAATAAAATTATCAATATTTTCATCTAATCTTAAATCATACAAAACAAAAGAATATACACCATCAAGCATTTGTAATGCTTGTTTAATACCATATTTCAAATATAGATGAATAATTACTTCACAATCAGAATTAGTGAATGGTGTAATGTTCATTAATTCAAATAAATATTTGTGATTATATATTTCACCATTACAAATTAAAACAATATTTTTGATATTTAATGGTTGATTTGAAATAAAATCAATACCATTTATGGCTAATCTATGAAAACCTAAAAATACATTATGAAAAGAAACAAATTTAGAATCTTCTGGACCTCTACAGACCCCTTTGTTAAATTGTTTTTTATAATATTGTTCATTCTTTTTTTCACCATTTAAAATGCAAAAGATACCACACATTTGAATATATTATTTTATTTTAACCTACATTAATAACAAGTATAACCTTTATATTTATTTAATAAATTCATTAATAAATTATTTAATAAAAATAATATCCAATTATAGTAAAATATAGTAAAATATGAATTCATCGATAAATAATGTAAAAACTGAATGTGTAGCCGATATACACAACATAACAAATATGAGAATTTATGATAGAAATCTTCCTTCACAAATGTTGCAACCTTATCTTGATGTAAGACCAGTTATGACGAAATATTCTTATTTACCAATTGTCGATCCAAGAAAAGAATTAAATGTTAAAATGGAACAGATGCCAACATTTAATCCTCATACTGTATTTAATCCAGGAAATACACAATCGCCTTGGTCTGGTTTTGCTTCAAACATAAATACTGAATCAGAATTAAGAAATCAAATTTATGCACTTCAAAAATGTAGTCAATCTGTTTATGTTCCAAATAGTACAAGTGATTTATATAATTATAATTACATTCCTGAAAATCAAACACCAGTTCAATTTCAAGCACACGGATTATTATTTAGTAAAGATAATTTTGATAGTTTTAATCCTAATCCAGATTCAAATGTTGTAGGTACACAACTATTTTCTAATCCAACCAGAGCACAAGTAAAAGATATACCAAAGCAAAGTTGCCAATAACACCGTAAAACGTAAAACGTAAAACGTAAAATTATATAATAATTATATCTATTATATTTATTATATTTATTATTTTATAAAATGACTGAAAATATTGTACATCAAATAACTTTAGATTGTTTAATAAATAAAGAAAAATACGAAAAACAAACAGCCAAAGAAAAAACAATGAAAATCAATAAAAAAGATAAAAAATTTTATAGGAGAAGGGTTTTGAATTTAACACGAGAGTTATTATTATCGAAAAAGGAAGGAGACTCTACAAGTGACATAACAAATGTAATGGAAACCATTGTTACACCTGATCTATTGAATGCTTTTAATAATTATATTAAAGCGTGTATTCATAATTTCAAAATAATAGACAAAAATGATATTATTCAAGAAGATTATAAGGATATGAATATGAGTTTATTAAACGATTTGAATTTTTTAGATTTTCCCGAAACTTTAGAAAATGAAAACCAAAACATTGATAATAATACAAATGAAAATAATAAACTAATAATGCGTACAATTAAGGAAAAAAGCAACCTAGATAATTTTGTAAAAATAAAATATAAAAAACCCCAAGAAGACATAATTATTCCAAAAATAAGAGAAATTAATTTGAATGATCCCAATTTAAGAAATAAAGGGATTAAAAAAAAGGAAAAAGAAAATAATATCAATATAGTTTATGATGAAAACAAAAAAAAATAGAATAAAAAAACTTAAAACAAAAAAAAATAAAAAAATAAAAAGACGTAATACAAAAAATATAAGAAACAAACATCACAACCACAATCATAAAATAAAAAATGAATCCATCATGTTAAAAAAAGTAAATTGTAGCCCAAAAGATAAAAATGAAATAAATGATTTTACTTGTTACACAGATAAATCTTTATTTAAATTGAGAGATCGGTGGAATTTAAGACATCCGGATGTAAAGATAGTAACAAATGATTCAAGAGAAATACATAGTTTATTGAAGAATTATTTAAGTAATGTTTGTAATAAAGAGTCTTGTTGGTTAAAACAAAAGGGTGAGTTCGGTAATTTAGATGAAGATTTAAAAGAGTCTTTTGCACCAGAATCTCCAACTGAATGGAAAAAGAATCCGAATGAATGGTTATCAAGTTTAGATATTATAAAAGTTATGAAACAATATGAAAAAGCATATAAATGTTTTGATTTTATTGGACCCTCTCCCATTGATTTTAATAAGAGAAAATTATATGGTGAATGTGTTTGGGAAGAGTTGTGTAATTTCAGTTTAGAAGAACAAATAAAAAATGGTAAAACAAAAATAGGAATTATTTTTAATACAGACCCACATAATAAACCAGGGGAACATTGGATTTCAATGTTTATTAATATTAAAAAGAAGAAAATATTTTTCTTTGATAGCGTAGGTAATAAAGCACCGAAAGAGGTAATGGAATTTGTAGATAAAGTAAAAAAACAAGGGCAAAATATTAATCCAAAAATGAATTTTATTTATGACGAAAATCATCCAGTAGAGCATCAATATGGTAATACGGAATGTGGAATATATAGTTTATATTTTATTGCACATATGTTAGAAGATAAAATGACTGAAAATTACTTAAAAACTCATGTACTAAAAGATGAATATATGCAAAAATTTAGAAAAATATATTTCAATGATCAACTCTAGAGCAACCTTTAGACAACTTTTAAGAAAAGTTGCGCAAAAATCTAATTAGAGCAACTTTTAGACAACTTTTAAGAAAAGTTGCGCAAAAATCTAATAACAACAACTTTTAGACAACTTTTAAGAAAAGTTGCGCAAAATCTACTTTTAAGAAAAGTATTAAAGTTATAAAATATATTAAATACAATTTTTATAATTTAATATATTTAAAATGTTACAAACCCAGATACATCAATTTTTAACTAAAGAAAATATTCAAGTTTTATGGGATGTTTTAATAGAAGACCCAATAGTGAAGAATTTTTGTAGTTCTCATGAAAAAATTATTGAATTAACAAAAATTTATGAATCAAATCTTAAAGGATTTTACGATATTGAGAGAAAAAATTGTAATAGTCTCATTGAACTCAATAAGAAATATATATTAATAATTATAAATTATTTAAATAGTCAAATACAAACAAGTAATAAAATTGTTACAAACACACAACAAAACACACAACAACAATTCAAAAAAATAACAATTCACGATGAAATAAAACAACCTATAACTTATGAAGAAATACAAAATAAACGTAAAAGTCAATTTGAAAAAGATTTATATAATCGACAACAGGAATTCACTTCGGCAATGTCAAATCCAGTACCACCTCTTCCTGATTTTAGTGATAAAATTGATGAACCTATTAGTGAAGTTGAGTTGGAAATTAAAAAAATACAAGAACAAAGAAATTATGATATGGAAATAATCAATAAAAATTATCAAAATACTTTAAATACTCAAGTAACAAATACATTTATAAATGAGGATAATAAAAATAATAAACATATAAGTTGGGCAGATGATAATCGCGAAGAAATCCAACAACACCAACCTAATTTTTTAAGTAAACTTAAAAAGGTCGATCTTCCTGTTACTAGTATCACGCAGAATCAACATATTTCGGTTTCAGATGAAATAAATTATCTTAAAAATGAAGTGATGAATTTGAATAATAAATTAAATTTACTTTGTGAAAAAATAGACAAAATAATACAATAAAATTGAAATTAAAATTGAAATTAAAATTGAAATTAAAATTATAATAAAAATTATAATATACATTGATATAAAAATTATATTATAATTAACAAAACATTATGTATTTAAAATCAATACTTCCATTTTATATAATACTTTTAAATTTATTTATGTTAAATAATTTACATGCAAATGGAGAAAAAACATATTTACGGTTTAGAAATTCAATATTAAGAATTTATATTGCATCTGGTAAAAAGAAATATGAGTTAATTAATGAATATTCTAATAAAATAGTAGAAAAGGTAAAAAATAAGGTTATCAATAAATACTATGATTTGAATATTTATTATAACTCTTTATCTGAAGAAGAAAAAACATTTTTAGACTTTATTATTTCATTATATTATTAAATTATTTAGATCACAATATAAAAATATTATAATGGTTTGAATACTTGTTCACCTTTATCATTAATTTCCAGAGTACCTATTTGTAGTGGTATCACATCTGGATCCTTCAACGCAATCATATAACTTTCTTTATCGTAAATATTCAATAAAGTGTTACTCATTCTTCTGTATACGTATTCAGTTCCATTTAATTTTATTGGTTTTCCTTCCCATTCAATTTTTTGTTTATTTGCTTTAACAGTCATATCATTTTGTTGATTTGTATAATCTGGAACATAACTGAATTTTGTATTAGTAGGATCACCAAAATTAAAACATTTACCATTTGAATATATATAACAATCAAATGCAGTTTCTTTTATTGCATCAGTTAACTGTAAACTCAAATTTGCTTTAATTTCAGAAATTTCATATAATAATTGATCACTTGTTACAGGAACTTTTGGTTCGCCTTTCGATAAATCTTTTCGTTTTAATTCAATTGCGTCATCTGATTTTAATTGTTCGGTAGAAAAAATCATCAAATATACAAATACTTCAACTGTTTGTAAATTACGGGGTAAATTTTTATGACTGCAAATACGTCGAGCACGTCCAATAACTTGTTCTGTTCTAACTGGATGCCAATAAGGTTCCATAATATGAACATAGCGTGTATTTCTTAAATTAATACCTTCTGAACCGGATGATGTAATCATTAGGACTTTAATAATTTCTCCCATATTGTTATTGTTGGACATTTTTTTTAATTCGGATGACAGATTAGTAGGTATATAATCCCATTCACCATTATAAATTCTTCTAATAATTTCTTTTTCTTCTCTGGTTTCAGTACCAGTATATAATGCATACGTAGGTTTTCCCAAGTCATCAACAGAAATATCAATTTCCCAAATATCAGATGAATTTTTCTTTATTTTAAATCGTGCAAACCCATTTTTTTCTAGTGCTAAACTAAATAATCCTATTCCCTCTAGAGTTCTAAATTGACTATAAACCAAATGTAAACCTATATATTCCGGGTCTTTAATATTATCAAGAATATGTAAAAATTTTGGACTATATTTAGCAAGTCCTTCTGGTGTTAAGAATACATCTCCATTTTCTCTAATATATTTAATTGTTGCGTCGATTCTTTCTTTATAGGTAACACCACCTATTTTATCAAGAATTTGGTCTCCTTCTTCTTCACCTTCATTCTCATCATTTACATCTATATTAACCTCTTCTCTTTGAGCCTGTTTTAATAAATTCGTTACATTCGTTTCTTCTGGCACAGGTTGTTCACCTTCAACATTCTCTTGTACCGTACCGGAAGTCTTCTTTTTATTTGAAGGTAATGGTCTTTCATCCATAACAAAATTACAATATAAACGAGAAAATATTCTGTACGTAGAAGTGGCCTCTTTAAATAATTCATCTAATTTTTGAGGTTTTTTAGACGATTTTTCTAATTTTCTCTCTTCCCTTCTGGCCGATTCATAAATTTTAAATTGAAAATCACTCATCGGTATTCTTACTATATGATAATCTTCTCCTAATGTTTTATTATAAACAGGCAATAAACTCTCTTGAGCACTTTTGAAATAGGATGATAACCCTATAATACGTCTTTTGAGAGAATCTACATTCTTCAATTGTTTTGTAACACTGTCAATGTATTGGTTTTCAAAAATATCGAAATCATCTGGCAATGCTTTTAAATTCCTAATTTTTATACCATCGGCTAGAACATCTATATCATTTTTTCTTAAAATGCTTATTATTTTTCTCTCAAAATCATCATCACTAATGAAATCCGCGTCAAAAATATTGTTTCCAGTTTCATCCTTTTTAATATTAGAAACGCCTTGATAACTAGATGATACTTTTATTTTATTTTTAAAACCAAATGGATTACGTGTAATAGTAAGAACTTTACTTGATGGAGAGTAATCTAAATAATCCAATGATTTCTCTCCTAGAAGCATTTGTTGAAGTGTATTTTTATCGACTTTTTTATTTGTCTTTACATTTAAAGGAATATTCCAAGTTTTAATATAACCTCTCAAAATATTGAAAAGTATTCCAAATTCGTTTGGATAATTGATAATAGGTGTACCACTAAGAAGGACAACACGAGCATTTTTAGCGCTCATTAAATATTCGTACAATTTGGTTGAAAGAAATTTTGGCGAATATTCTTTCTCTCCTCGTTCATTTTCAGGAATCACTTTTTCCTTTTTAATTTTATTGACGATTCTACTTATTAAGTTATGGGCTTCATCAATTATAATGACGGATTCATCAAATAAATTTTTTGTAAAACCCGATGTTAATTCTTCTAGACGTTTTGTACGTAAACCATTATAATTAATGAAAATATATTTACTTCGAATCATTTCATTTAATTGATCATCGAGAGATTTTTTATCTATTGCAGATAATTGTTCGAAATTAGATGGTTCTTTTACATTCACAAACCAAGCACCTTTGTGTTTTTCAATATAATCTTGCGATAAATTGAGAATTGCCGAAAGTGTTTGCAGAGCTTCTGGATGTTTTACAGTCGAGACAAATTGCCAATGTTGATTCTTTTTATATAGATAATCACCACATCGCTTCAATTCTTCCATATAATTTGTTCTTAAAGAGGCCGGCAACATGATTATTATTTTTTTTGTATCCTTCATTCCTTCCGCGAGAGCAATTGAGGTACAAGTATTATGTGTTACTGTAAAATCCCCAATTAAATATCTACAATTTCCATCTAATGTAAAACCGTAATAATCATCTTCGCCAACATATTCAACTGAAATTCCAGAAACAAGAACATCTTTTATTTGTTTTCTTGGAGTTGACTGTTTTCTAGGAATAAGGGTTGGAATAGTTTCAACACCATTTCCATTTATGTGAATTCTCCAAGCAGTTCCATATTTTTTTTCTCCTTGGTATGTCCAAGATGTATTTTTTAATGATTTATAACATGAAAATCCCAAACTGCGCGCCAGATATATGACGTCATCCATTAATTTTTCATTTTTCTGTGTAAATTCAAACCCTCCATGTGATAAACAACCGTCACTATCTATTAATCCTGCAAGAAGTTTCAAACGATTTTCTCTAGAATTACATTTGTAAATATGAGGAATATGTTTATTATTAATTAAATCCAAGTTTTTTAATGTAGTTGTGAATATATTACTATTAATTTTACCATTTCCAATTATTCCATAACAATATCCTGTTCTATAAGTTAATGCTAAATTAATTTTAGGAAGATTTTTTGCAAAATAAAATAAAACTGTTGAATCTTGACTAGTTATTGAAGCTTCTTTACATGTTCCATCACCCAACCAATAACCAATCATATATGGGTCTATCTGTAATTCTTTTTCAGGAAAATCAACTGGCACTTTATATCCTTTTAAAAATCCTTTCTTTTTATCAGATAAATTTATATAATCTTTTACCGGAATTTCAAAAACATTATCATTAGTTTTAGAATTATTTTTTATATTTTCAAAAAATTTTTCTGCATTTAATTTCATTTCCGACTGATTCGTTTGATTAAATGTAAATGTCTTTGAACAAAACTCATTATTTTCTAACCATTGAATATTATAATTAGTATTTGATTTGTGATTATTAAAAGAAATTTTGGGAAATCCTGAAGCGCGTAAACATAATATGTGTTCTTGATTTACAGTATATTTTTCACCTTTAACTGGAATAATATCGAACATTTTATCTCTACCGCGAGCCAATGATGTTACTGTTCTTGGCGTTGAATCGTCACCCATTAATAAATCCCCGACTTTTATATCTTCAACTAATTTAATTTCTCCATTTGACATGATAATAGGTGTGCCTTTTCGATGACATTTTCCAGCACCTAACCCATGATACAGTAACAATCCTCTGTAAGGAGTAAATAAATTCATGTAATCACGAACTATTTTTTGGTGAGTCAAGAGAGAAAAGTCCCCAGTGTCTTTGCCAATATCATCGCAAGATATATTGGTTTTCATCTCCTCTAATTCTTTTTTATAAGGTTCAAAGAGAGAATTAATAAAATTAACAAAAAGTTCGCGATTATTCATATAATAACTCGAAGTCCTGATTAAAACAGGTGGTTGTTTCTTTATTAGACGATCGGATAGTTTTGTGGTGCCAATTTCTACAAAATTCTCTGGACCTAAAACAGCCACACCTTTTGGCACCTTCTTTGTTGTGCGACCCTTCTTCGGTTCCTTTTTTTCAGTTGGTACTTCCACTTCTACGGGCACAGGTTCGACCACAGGTGCGACTTCGGGTTCGATTTCTGGTTCAAATTCTTGCAATTCAACGCCTTCTTGGTTTTCAGGAGGTCTAACTTCATCTTCAACAAGTAACAATTTCTTCTTAGGAATTTTCTTCACTTTTTTGGGTTCATTTGATTGTGGTTGTATTGGAAATGGAATATTAGCAACTATTTCAGTTTCTTTGACTTTTTCTAATACTGGTTTAGCTTTTACTTTAATTAAATTATTCTTGGCTAATTTTTTGAATAATTCTTCACGATTATACTCTTTTGCACTATCATCAATAATAATTGTTTTTTGTATTTCAGCAATGTTTTTTGATTCATCTGGTTTTTCTTGATTTCCACTATTTTCTACATTTATAGCTACTATTACGGATTCATTTTCATTAATCGTAGGTTTTATCATTAATTTTTGTTTTATTGTTTCTAAAGGATTCATTTAGATCTACTATATTATTTCAATATATAAAACTTTCTATTTTTATCATAAAATAGAAGATTTTCTATTCTAATAAATTTGCAACCTCATCACTAGCATTTTCAGGTATAGATTTAATTGCTTCATTACAAGCAATTTGCTCGGCCTTTCGTTTAATTTTGTGTTGTCCTTCACCCAAAAATAAAAGCAGTTTACCATTCTCTGCAACATATTCATGAATAGCTTTAAATGTCTTAAAAAAAGAAATATCAACAGAATCATCATGTTTTAAATTGTGAATTTGTTGACCAAGACATAAATATACACCCATTTTATAACCCAAATCAATATCATGTTCTATTTCAATATAATGCGGTGTTACTTTGAACTCTTTTTGAATTTTTACTTGAAGAATATTCTTATAATTATCATCATTCATAATTAATGAAACCCAATCAATATGTTTTTCAAAAATATTTTCAACGAATTTTTGGGCCATTTGAAAACCTGGACCAGTTACAAACATCGATTGAAACCATCCATCTTCATCTTTTACTGTGATTTTATTGAAATCTAAAAAAAGTGCTCCTAAAAACGATTCAAAAAGACAACCCAATTTTTTTAAATTAGTGCGTATTTTTTTCTCTTCAGCATGTTTCGATAAAATCAACCATTTATGCAATCCCATTTCAAGTGCAATTTTACCGATTGCTTCATTCTTTACTATGGCAATCTTTTTTTCAGTCATAAATCCCTCATTTTCTTTTGGGAACCTGCGATATAAATAATATTTTGTTACTAATTCTAAAATACCATCTCCTAAAAATTCTAGACGTTCGTTGGATTTACTGCTTAGTGGCATACAATCTGGCGGGCGTTCAACTATGGTAATATTTTGTGCAATGTTCTCAAAATTAGGACGTTTTGTATAAGAACGATGTACAAATGCGCGTTCATAAAGTGCCATATTATTAATTGTAGGAGGAATACCATACTTAGAAAGAATACATTTGACGTCATCAAATGTAATCTTAATATTTAATGGATTAAATGGATTAAATATTAAACCTTCTTCTGATTTGATAATGTCGTCGTCGTGTGATATTTTAATGTCAGTCATCGCGTTGTATATATTATAATTGTCAAATTGTCTTTAAGTGAGTTTACAAAGGAATTTTTAGGAAATCCAATAAATTTTTTTATATATAATATTTATATATGTCCGAAACTAGTAAAAATGATGTTCCTATTAGGGAAAGGTTATGGCCTATTAGCATAAATCCTTACTACAAAAAGAATCCTGAAACTGAAAAATATGAATTGGTAGATGAGGAAACAATTGAAAAACTAAGACAACAAGAACAAGATGAATATAACGCAGCCCAAGCAATAATCGATAAAAAAAATGAACAAATTTTAGATGATCATAATTTTTTAAAAGAATGGAGAGAAAAACAATTAATAGAGGAAACAAGAAGAAAAAATTATATGCCAATGCAAAATGCTGGACGAAAAAAACGCAGAACTGGTCGACGTAAATCAAATAAACGCAAATCTAACAAACGAAAATCACATAAACGTCGTGGAAGTCGTCGTAGGTAATTTAGGGTAATATTTGAAATGCCAAATAGAATTCCTAATAAATTGAATAATATATTCCGTCAAATCCCTCACCAAAATAATAATGAACCTAAATAACTTAAAGAGAATGGCATATAAGTAGTATGGAAGAATGGCATGTAATCAAAGAATTCCCAAATTATAGTATAAGTAATTTGGGAAATGTATTAAATAATCTTACAAATAAGATTATGAAACTCACTGTAAAAGGTGGTTATTATAGTATAGGTTTAACTAATAATAAGATTAAGAAAACAATTAAAGTTCATAGACTAGTTGCTTTATATTTTATTAATAATCCTGAAAACAAAGAACAAGTTAATCATAAAAATAAAAATAAATTGGATAATTCATTAAATAATTTAGAATGGGTTACACATAAGGAAAATATGCAACATAAATCAATTGGTTTAATATATAAAAGTAATAAAAATAGACCAGTTTTACGTTTAAATAAAAGTACTGGAGAAATTTTGGAAAAATATGATTCGATAGAAGATGCTGGTATTTGGTGTTATAATAATAAATTAACCTCTAATTCACATAACGGAAGAAATGCAGTTGGTAATTGTGTAAATGGTTTATCTAATTCGGCTTATGGTTACAGTTGGGAATTTGAAAAAAAAGATGAAAATAAGCATGAAAATAAGCATGAAGAATGGAGAGAAATAAATGCAAATAATTTATTGAAGGATAAAACAAATACTACTAAAAAATACTATGTTTCAAGTTTAGGAAGATTTAAAAATAGTTATGGAACTATAATGGAAAATTATAAAGTAAATGAAAATGGTTATATACGTGTATTTATATATAATAAAACATTTGCTTTACATAGATTAATTGCTTTTACATTTATAGAAAATCCTGATAATAAAGAACAAGTTAATCACATTGATGGTAATAAATTGAATAATAGTGTTGATAATTTAGAATGGGTAACCAATAAAGAAAATCAAATTCACAAATTTAAAATAGGTTTAGGAAATAATTTTACACGTTGTATAAAACAATATAATTTAGATGGCACTTTAATTAAGCAATATCAATCTATTGCAGATGCAAGTAGAATACTAAAAATTGGTAAAAGTAATATTCAAGGAGTACTCCAACATAAAAGAAAAACTGCTGGTGGATTTATTTGGAAATATTTAGAAGATGAAAAGCCTGATTTTAGTGAAAAGATTACTATAAATAAAAACATAGGACGAAAAGTATGTCAATATGATTTAGATATGAATTTATTAAATATTTATGACTCTATGGCAGATGCAGCAAGAAAATTAAATATCCATAAAAATAATATTAGGGGTGTAATAATAAATTATAGAAAAACAGCCGGAGGATTTATTTTTAAATATTTAGATGATTAATATTTTATTTTAATAAAAAATTTAAAATATTACATTAGATTATAAAAAGATGGTCTATTATTCAGGTAGTAAAAGTGCCCGCTTAGCTAATAGTATAGTCAATAGAACCAACATTTGTGGAGGAATGAAAAAGGCAGGACTTGTTCCTCGTCAAGGATTTTTCATGCAAAGTAATGTTTCATTAAGAAGAGGTCCACAATCTCTTCCAATAATTTGTATTCCTAACACAACAGTTCAAACACAAAAATACGGATACAAGGCAACAATCGGAGGTAACATGGGTTAATTTTCTCATATATTCATTTTTCATCTTTTATTGTTTTTTCAAAAACTATTTAGTTGTAAAATAATTTAATAACAACTTATTAAATTATTAAATAATCAAATCATCCTTACAAAATGTTCATAAAAGTAGATTACCGAGAAAAAGAACTCCAGGATAAATTATCTTATTATATTTCTTTTATTCCTGCCTTTAGAAATTTAAAAGTTATTAGCGAAAATTTACCTTTAGGAGATATTATTATAAATGATAATAATGAAGATATTTTAATAATAGAGAGAAAATCGGTTAGTGATTTATTATCAAGTATAAAAGATGGACGATATGAAGAACAATCTTATCGTCTAAACGGAAATAAAGTACATAATCATAATGTAATTTATCTAGTAGAAGGTGATATTAATAAATTAAATATGAATACTTTTAAAGATGTCAAAATTGAAAAACTTACCTTTTATTCAGCTATTTTTTCTCTAAATTATTATAAAGGTTTTTCTGTAATAAGGTCTTTTTCTCTCGATGAATCTGCATTGTTCATTTGTAATAGTACAGTAAAATTAATGAAAGGTTTGACTACCAATAGAAAGGGTTTTTATGGTAATACTATTAATAATATGCAAATTGATAACAACACCATCACTACAGATATAGAAACCACAATACAAAAAGAAACAGAAACAATTGAACAAAGTGAAAAGGATTATATAGGATTAGTAAAAAAAGTCAAAAAAGAAAATATTACAACTGAAAATATTGACGAAATTATGTTATGCCAAATACCAGGAGTAAGTTCAATTACTGCAATTTCAATTATAAAAGAATTTAAAACAATTTCAAATTTATTAAAATCTTTAGAAGAAAATCCCGAATGTTTAAACAATATTACAAATACTAATAATAAAGGTCAAACAAGAAAAATAACAAAAACTTCCATTGTAAATATTATTAAATTCTTATTGAAAAAATAAAAAATAAAATCAATATATAATTATTATTATTAATATATATGAACAAAGGAATATCCACCCTACTTTTTTTTATAGCAATATGTTTTATAGTATTTTTAATATTTAGAAATATTAATTTTCAAGAAGGTTTGGAAAATAACACAACCACAATTTCTAATACTGCCGTGGCTACTGCCAAAAACGGTATTGCCGGTTCAGCACAAAGTTATGCTGCCGATATAAAGTCTGAAACCATTAAAAATCAAGATATTTTATTAATTAGTAAATATCGGCGTGAATATGAAAGCGTAATATTAAATACAGATGATCTAATTAACACAATGATGTTGCAAACAACTCTTTCTATAGATAAAAAAAACCCTATGAAATCTTTAGATAAATTAGTTACATTAAATTCAGCCAAGTCGGCACTAAATAGTGTTATGAAATATGTGGATTCTAGTCCTTAAAAATACTAATCAACCGTGACTACTTTGGCTAGATTTTTTGGATAATCACAATTCAATCCTTTTAATAACGCTAAATTATAACTCAGTATTTGTGAAAAACAATTGGCCACTAAACCACCATAAGTTTTATTGTGATTTATAATTATATCACCATAATTCATATCACTTATTCGTAAGACATAGGCACCTCGTGCAACTACTTCTTGATAACAATTATCATTTTTCTCTCGATGTTTATCATCTATATCAAATAAAATTAACGGAAGACCTACGTCTATTAAAGCAAATGGCCCATGTTTCAAAGCCGACGAAGAATAACCTTCTGCATGAATATAGGAAACTTCTTTTATTTTTAGTGCTCCCTCTAAAGCAATTGCTTGCGAAGAACCTTTGCCTAATAAAAATATGGATTTTGAGTTAAAATTATTAATGATTTCTAGTATTTTTTTATTACACATTTCTATCATTTGATTGATGTCAAAGGAGAGATTCATTAAATCCATTATTATTTGTACCCTCTTCTCTTGGTTTGTTTGTTTATTTTGTGAAAACCATATTGCTATCAAAGTTAATATTACACATTGATTTGTAAATGATTTAGTTGATGCAACTGAAACTTCTCGACCAGCATTTAAATAAACTCCGCAATCTGTTTCACGGGCAATCATAGAATCAGGGACGTTTACAACACCAATCGTTATTAAATTATTATCTTTGGCTAGTTGAATACAACGATGCAAATCTTTTGTTTCTCCTGATTGTGACACTAAAACTAACCCAGTTTTACCATATCTAGGTATATCTTTTAAATCAAATTCAGCGCCATCATAAATAGTAACGGTATCAAATATTTCAAGCATTTTAAATATATCTTGAACCCACATACAAGAATAATAAGATGTTCCACAACCTAATAAAATTATATGAGTTAATTCTAATAATTTTTCTCGGCAAGAATCTAAACCACCTAATTTAACACTTGAATTATTGGCAATTCTACCTCCATTATTAATTGCTCGTAAAACACAATCAGGTTGTTCAGAAATTTCCTTTATTAACCAATTTTTATAACCATTTGGTTGTAATTCTATCAAAGCATTATTTTTGTAATTTATTTTATAATTATGAATATCCTTATTATATGTAATTGTATCTCCTTCCTTTGAAATTTCTATTAAATCATTGTTGTTTAATATTATATATTTTTTAATGTTATTGGCAAATGCAATTTGTTCAGAGGCTACAATAATATAATCATCTTCAAAACCTAATAATAAAGGAGAACCATTACGAGTTATCCACATACGATTCGGATAATTTTTATGTATAATAGTTAAAGCCCAAGTACCACTCAATCGTTCAATTGTTTGTTTAATGGCGTCACCAATTTCATTTCCTTGATCAAGATAATAACCAATTAATACCGAAATAACTTCTGTATCTGTTTGTGAAATAAAAAAATATCCTTTGCTCACTAATTCTTCTTTTAATTCGTGATAATTTTCAATTATCCCATTATGAACTAAAGCAACACGATTCTTGTTATCGTGATGAGGATGTGAATTTTTATCTGTAGGTGGTCCATGTGTACTCCATCTGGTATGTAATATTGCTGTAGTTGAATTTATTTTTAAATCCAACATTTCTTTTTCTAATAAATCCGATGAATTATTCACGTTTGTTGATGCATGTTTAATGGTATTCAAAATATTATTTTCAATGTAACAAATGCCACAACTATCATATCCACGGTTCAATAACAATTTTAATCCTGTCAAAACAATTTCTTGAAAATTTTTTTTACCTAAAACAGCAAATATACCACACATGTGTATTTATAAAAATATATTGATATTTATTTTTATAAAGTTTAATTTATAAAAAATAATTGTTTTTGTTTTTCCATTTTAAGGCACATTAATAGTTACTTCATTATCTTTATAATATCCTTTATCTACTAAAGATTGTGTATAATCTTCACCACCCCAATTATGATCCATTGGATTAGGACTATATAACATATATTCTTCTTGTGCCTTTATTTCATCTAAAGGTGTTGTTGTTCCAACATAATAAGATGTTTGATCAAATGCAGGATAGGAATTTATATTATAAGGAGGGTCATTCCGAGTAGCATCAACTAGAAGTGTTGGATTTGGCGCCATGGCTATATTATTATTTAATTCTTCTTCTGTTATTATGTCACCAATAGAACTGCCTATACCTGTTCCTGTTGTTGTTTGAATCATAGGTGGGAGACCTCCTTGTGGTTGTGAAACACTTGGTCTTACTTTATAAACCGGTTTTCCCTGTGCGTCGAAAGTTTGTTGAAGGTATAAAACAGGACATCTAATTCCTTGACTTCGTTGCCAATCTAAAAATTCAGTATAATCTTCTAAATTTTCAAATTCAACAGGATTTACACCAGGAACCTTGGCTACTTTAGAATTATATAAATAAAACCGTGATCCTTTCTGTATTAATAGATTAGGACATCGTATTTGACCATGATTATTGGCAAATGCTTCGCTATATTTAGGGTTGCTAGATCTGGCATAAAAATACAATCCAATTAAAAATATCAATATAAATAATAAAGTTGGTAATGTCATATATAATGTATATATATTTATAACATAAAAATTTATATTTTAATATATGAAATATATATATATATAATATAGTTTTAATGATTTTTTTACATATTGACCCTACTAGTAGAAGCACAAAACAATTTAATAAATTTGTTGCACAAGGCAAACACATATTTGTTTTATTTTATTTGGAAGGATGTGGTCCATGTAACGCTACTAGACCAGAATGGAAAAAAATAAAAAATGTATTACAACATAAATACAAACATAATGATAATATTGTTGTGGCTGATGTTGACCAAGAATTAATGAGAGAAATTAAGTATTTAACTAATCAACCAAAAGGATTTCCTACAATGCTTTATATTACTAACAAAGGAAAAATTAATGAAGATTATGAAGACTGTAATATAAGTAAAAAAGATAGAACTGTTGATTCATTTATTGAATGGATTGAAAGTAAAGTCAAATCCAATAACAGTAGTAACCAAAAAGGAGGTAAATGGTCATTAAAATATAAGCGCAGTATCAATTGCAAGCATCCAAAGGGTTTCTCTCAAAAACAGCATTGTAAATATGGAAGGAAAAAAATGTCTCATAATAAAACCCAAAAGAAAATTTGAATTTAGAAAAACAGAAAAATACTAATATATCTATATATTAATAATAAATAGATATAAATATGGCACCAAAAATCAAACAGACAAAAATACCAGCAAAGAAAGGAACAGTTGTCGGATCAGATGAAGGAACAGTTGTCGAATCAGATGCTGAGACAAATATGCAAACAAATGAGGAAACACCTGAAATTACTCGTACATTAGAACTATTGGAAAATGGAACAAATATTATAGATGATTTTTTAGACAAATCTATATTTACTAAGGATGAAGGTACACCTCAAAAAAGAATTTATTATTTATTCAGACAAATTTTATATATAAATAAAACTTATGGAATTATACCTCAATCATCATCTTCAGTAAATATTTTATCTAAAATTAATACACTTATCTCAAATTTGTCATCTGTTAAACGGGAATCTTTGCCTAATTTGATTCAAACAAATAGTAAACTAATACATGATTTTATAAATTTATTTCGATCATCGATTGAGCAAAAAGAATTTCCTTTTAAAATGAAAACATTTATATCTTTATGGATTTCTATTTTGGTTAAAAGTATTTCAGATGTTTCTTTGTGCGGGTCTCTAGTAAATTTAATTCCTGAAATTTATGCAAAGATAGGAAAACCATTGACAACAATATTCGAATTAAATACAAACAGAAAAGATCCAAAAATTAGATTAGAAGGAAATATAAATTTAGTCTATTTTAGTTCAGATACAATTACCGGTTCAGGATCAACTAATATTGTAAAATTACTTGAATATCCTATTCAAATTCTTTATTCAACTAAAAGGTCTGGTATAACAACACAAACTATTATTTTACAAAAAAATATAATCTCAATTCTGAGTATTATTTTATCTTCTATTGGCACAGGTGATGAAAATATGGGATTACCAACAGAATTATTGTATGACCCTGAGCTATGTATATTTTTAATTGAAATTAATAAAATAGTATATGAGTTTTGTGAAAAATTAAATGTGTATGAGGAATATTTAGAAATACAATTAATTCAAAATAAAATACAAAAAGCATTTGATAATTTATTCAATTATCAAAATCGTGATAATGAAAATACTAGAAATGATATTTTTGAAAATATTATTAACAATTTATATACTTTAATATTACAAATTTCTGGTATTCATAACTTTTTTCGTTGTTTAAATAAAATTCAAGGTACACTAGTTAAATTGGATAAAGAATTTATTATAAATAGATGGACTTATCATTTATCAAATGATATTTTCAAATATAATTTTCCATTATACAAAGAACTATTTACTGAAACTCGACCAGAATGGGGCGATCTAACACTTAAAGATATCATATCTATAGAAGAAATATTAACGGCAACATATGACGCTATGTACGGACATGACTTTCCATTTGATTTTATTCAAAATTTGGGCGATGAATTTTTAAATCTCATTGGATCAAGTAATAGATATAAAATGTCTTCTATTCCTTCTTCATTATTAGAAAAAGCGTGTATAAACCAAACTGTTGGATTTAATAATTATTCAACTTTAAATCAACATGACGATAAATTTAGTATTATTTTAAATTCTGAACATTATTCTAAAAAAAATTTTTTAACTGCTAGCAAAGAAGAAATGTATGTTAGAAATCCTCAAACGCAATGGAATATTTCATTAAGTCCATTGTTATATAAACAAAAATTATATTCTAGCGTCGATTTTGTTTCAGGAGAACCAGCAATTTCCTTATTGCTTACTGAACAAGTTAATTACATAAAAAATGCATCTGACAGTGTATATTTTTACGAAATTGCAAATGAAGATGTTCTTAAAAACAAAACTCTAGAGATTTCAAATAAAATAAATCAAGAAACTAAATATAATGAAATTTTTAACCCATGTTCATTATTTGATGGTGCAGCACCATGGGGAGGTAAACCAATATATTTTTTAGAAGGGTATATTAGTAAATATATAATAACAATACGAAATAAAAAGACAAACGAATTAGTAAATTATAAATTTTCAATTATTACAGAAACAATTTTGTTAGAAGAAAACCTAAATATATATTGGGTCCAGAATCGTATCGATGAAACAAAACAGATTAAATATGATTATACACCAGAAGATTTTAATATAAATCTATTGACACCTAGTTTAATAATGAATTTACCAGAATATTATCAAAATAATGTAAAAAAATTTAATAAAATATGGGGAACAATTTTAAACTCCAATATTAGATTATCCAATGATACTAAAGAAAATATAGTTGATACTTTTAGAAAAATAATTGGTAATATCGAAAAAGTTAATACCCCACAAGAACAATCAGTAAAACCACGTGGAAGAAGAAACCAACATGTAATTGAAGAAAATAATTATTTTGATAATAATGAACAATTCAATAATAATATAATAGAATTTTTCATTTCAATGGTGAAACCAATAATTGAAAAAAATAAAAAAAAGTTTAAAGATCTCATGGACGTTTATTCATTAATAATAATAAAAAATCAAGAAGATGAGAATTATCAAAACCAAGTTACAAATTTTCTCAAAATATTAGAAATGTGTATTAGAAAAACAGTTATAGAAAATCCTAGAGGAATTTTTATTGAATTACATCATGATAATAATGAAACTTTACAAACTGAACAAAAAAATAAAATTCTGAAGAAGTTTGAAAAAGAATCTTCCAAAATTGTTAATAGATATTTAGCAAATCAAAATAGTATCATTATAAGAAACGGAATATTAAAAAATGAACTGGATGAAGCCAGAAGAAAATCACAATCAGTTCCTGGAACAATTGATACAAATATGTCAAATCAAATTTCATCAAAGGAACAAGAACTAATAGATGCAAGAACACAATCAAATATTCAAGAAGTAATAGATGCAAGAATACAACCAAATATTCAAGAATCAACTATTCAAACATTACCTATTCAAACATCACCTGTGCCATCCCCTATTAATCAATTTGATTTATCACCTGCGTCTACAACATCAAACCAAAGTATTGGTTTATCACTTGCGTATATACCACCAAGTCAAGCAACTTTACATGATTCTCAAGTCAATCATGAATCTGATGATTTTCAAGAACAAGGTTCGGTTGCTTCTTCATCAGTAACACAACCATTTAAGACCATTAAAATAACAAAAAAATCTAGTCCAAGAAATTCTCCAAGAAGTTCTCCACGAAGTTCTTCACGATTACAAAATAGAAATAATTCCCAGGTGTCTTCTGTACCAAGATATATGCAAGGTACAAAATCATCAATAGAAAAAAGAAAAAAGGGGGGAACTTTTAAAAAATATCAAAATAAATTTAAATATTCTATTAAAAATAGACTCCAGTTAAAAAATAAATCCATTAAAAACAATAAAAGGAAACACACTAAAACATATAAAAGAAAATAATTATTTATTATAAAATTTTGTATAATAAAGTATAATAAATAATGAATTAACAACCAAAATTTTCTTTGGCATATCCTATTACGGCACAAGCAATCCTTTTACCCGCATGACCAGTCGTTAAACTATCTGGTTGACCCCCTTTTCCACAATCATCAGGATCAGCGTGAATAATCAATCCACGACCGATTATATTAGCTTTAATCCCTCGTAATTTAATAACATCATCAACAGTATTATAAATAGCCTGACCATTTTTATCTGTTACCAAATTACCTAAATCGCCAACATGTCTCTCTTTCATACCCGGACAACCATGATTTTTCTTATATGGATTGAAGTGTGCACACATACTTGTACATTGGTCGGTTAAATCACCTGACTCATGTACGTGGAATCCATGATAACTATTCTTATTCAATCCTTTAATATTGATTTTAATCAAAACATTATCATTCTTCAAATCTTCAATAAAGTAAACGTTGCCTTTAATATTTCCTGAATTAAATACGGCAACTGCTTGAATAGGTTTTTTATTCATTATATAATTAGTAACATAATAAATTAATACAACGGAAACTAATAAAATAATGACAAGTGAAAAATAAAATACTAAAACGGATTTGATTTTTTGCATTTATAATAAAATTGATTATTATTTTATTATAAATTAAATTAGTAAATTAATTATACTTATACAAAATGAATAAGCAAATCAAAAACCCAATGACAGACGAAGAGTTTGTAAAAACTATGTGTTTTACAAAAAACAATGTTGAAGAAAAAGAATATAAAATTCACAAACTTATTTATAATCTAAAAATTGTCAATGTTCCAAAAATATATAAATATGATAAAAAAAATAAAACAATGGTAATGCAAAAAATTTTCGGCATGAATATTTCTGATGAATATGGAGAAGATGCCAAAAATGTACCTCCCGATATTTTCAAAACAGCACAAGAAATAATTAAAAAACTATATTGTTATGGTATAGAATACCCTGACATAACTGGATACAACTTTATGCTTTATAATGATAAAATGTATATTATTGATTTTGAATATTGTAATTTCTTCTCAAATAAAGGTAAAAATATAGACCCATTTATAAAAGAATTTATAGATGGACTATGCGAATGGAATCCAAATTACAAATAATTGTAATAAAAATTAATTTCTTTTCCTACGAGTAAGTCTTTTTGAATTTGACTTCTTTTTTCCATAAGTTTTTTTATGTTTTTTTATTTTATTATTTCCACCTTTTATACCAACACCATACATAATTTCAATACCACTTTCATATTCATTTATGTAATCATCGATGCTAGCAGCGCCACCCCCCATATTGCCTTCTGTAACCTTATTATTTTTGGAAATCAATAAATAACCAATACGTACCCGTGATATAAATTCATAAGAACCATAATTTACTTGCTGAGATAAATCTTCTAATGTTGTGAACATAGGCAAATATTTAATCAATATATCATTACTAGGACTAAATAATAAAGGCAAATTTGTTTTAATTTTTGGTTTGAAAAAATCACTAAAATTATAACTATCTATTTGTGGAGTAAAAACAAAATCTAATGATTTATATAAATCTAATTTTGATATAAGTTTGTCATAATACGTTTTGTCATAATTATTTTTATTTACAGGATTATAGATAACAAATTTTCCTTGGTTCAGTATTTTTATTATTAAAGGTATAATATTTTCTTCAGGAATAATATTATCTATATTTTGAATCTCTAATGTATTTCCATCAATCTCAATCAAATTCAATGTTGTTATGTCAATTTGGTCACTCAATTTTAAATTATTGGTTACTATATCATTTCTTTTTTCGTATCCATCGTCAAATTTTATAACATACAACGGTTGTTCATTTTCCAATGGATTTTGAGGATTTACTAATTTTTTTTTTATCAAAACTTCATTCTCATCATTTATATAATTAATTGAATTCATATATGTTAAATAACTTTTAAATGATTCACTCATTTCTGGTGTAGGGAAAAATATAATTTCGTGAAATAATTCTGATGCAGGTGTTAAATTTTCATATTCAATAAAAGAATAATATTTGGGCATTCTATCACTTGAAGCACCTGCACCTGCCGCGGTATCTTCAGTTGTTAAACATTCAGGGTGTTCTATACATATTATTTCATTCATTTTAGATACATCATAATCATAAAGTTCATCTAATAAACGGTCATCATAATCTAATGATAACCATAAATATTCAATTGGTAACTGTATTATTTTCATATTGCATAAAAATTTAAAAGTATTAAAAATTAAAGATAATATTCTATCATCTGCTTTTCCAATATTATATGCTTTCCCAGATTCTTCTATCCACTTTTGTATTAATATTTTTGATTCGCGCGATTGAGAGAAAAACATAGTGCCACCAGAAGTTTCAAATGTATATGGGTCATACATAATACTTAGTAACATTTTCCAACTAGAACGTGGGTCAATCCACCAACCTCTTGCCATAAAATCTACATCTCTCATATCAAAAATAACTGGGTATTTTCTAATATACATATCTCCATCTATATACAATATATTTCTATTACCACATAACTCAAGTGCTTTATTGATGAATAATGGTTTTGCGTTAATTGCAAGTTGATAACCTCCTGGTTGAGCAAATTCAGGGTATTCAACTGATAAAAAATTACAATTCATATTTCTACATGCAGTTTCCCATTGCTCTATCATTGCTTCAAAAAGTAATGGACTCAAATATCTGAACTCTATATTTAAAATATCATAAATATTAGTATTATTATATTTTTCATTATCAAAACCACTTGACACATCATGGTTTTTTTTCTTCTTAAGGTTATCTTTTATATTATTATTAATTTTTGTCTTTTCAAACTCTAAATCTTTGATTTTTTGTTTTAATTCGTCGCCAGTTTTCTGATTTTGATTATTTTCGGTAAAAAATTTAGATAATCCTGTAATTTTTTCATTTATTAAATACAACTCGATTATTTCATTTTTATTAATTAACATAGCATACTTTACGATTGAAAATAAAATTTCTTCGACTTCTTCACGATTTTTATAAACAAAATTTGGTGGTGTTTTATTGTTTTGTTTATTTATTTCTAATACGGCACGCGCTCTATCGTCTTTTTCTTGTTGAGATAGTTTAGGGTCTATATTACAAAAAGCATAAATAGAATTCAAATAAGAAGATGTTGTTTTTCCAATAATTTGTCTATATGTAAATGGTCTAATATTTTTTTCATCATAACTCTTAAAAATACGTCTAAGTAATTCTGGTATTTCTATTTCACTGTACCTGTATATTGAATTATTTATTAAATCAAGAAAATATTTTGTCACTTTTTTAATAACATCTTCATAAAAAGAAACACATGGGCGTGCGGTATTTTGATTAAGATTACCACGACCCCACCAATAGGTTACAACTACAAAATTACTTGACTCATTTAAAATTGTAGGAGGCGTTGTTGTCCTACTTATTATATTTGAAAGTTCATTATTATTATTATTATTATTATTACCTGATGACATCTATTTATTTTTAATTTATATATATATATATATAATTATATAAAAACTGTTAAATTTCCTAAAATTGGAATAAATCATTAAGGTTATTAAATAAAAATGAATAAAATAAATGAAATAAACGGATATTTATATAATATAATAATTAAATAAACTAAAATGGAACACGTTTTTAGAATTTTCGATTTCAATATTTTCAATGATAAACCTGGAAACGATGAATCAGGGTCCGGAAGTGATGATGAAAAAAATAAAAGTTTTAAGGATACAACTATGTTTATGATACAAATGTTTGGATTAAATGAAAAAGGAGAAACATGTTCTATTCTTGTTGAAGATTTCAAACCATTCTTTTATGTAATGGTGAATGATAATTGGAATACCTATACAAAAGATTGTTTCTTGAATTATATCAAAAACAAAATCGGTAAATATTATGAAAATTCTATTACGGATTGTATTATAATAAAGCGAAAAAAATTATATGGTTTTGATGGTGGAAAAGAACATAAATTTATTAAATTTGAATTTAATAGTATGTCAGGATTCAACAAAGTAAAGAATTTATGGTATACTGATTATAATAAAGGACATAAACTTTTGCCTAATGGGTTAAAATATGAAAATACTTATACAAAATTATATGAAGCTAATATACCACCTCTTTTACGTTTCTTTCATATTCGTGATATAAGTCCCTCTGGGTGGGTTGCTTTACCAAAGAAGAAAACGATTGAAATTATTAATCAAAAACAAACAACATGTAATTATGAATTTATAATTAGTTTCAAATATGTAGTTCCGTTGAATGATCGTGAAATACGAGTTCCTTATAAAATAATGAGTTTTGATATTGAAGCCAGTAGTAGTCATGGAGATTTCCCTGTTCCAATTAAATCTTATAAAAAATTAGCCACGAATATAATTGAATATTTTGAAACATTAAAAATGGAAATGACAAAAGAATTATGTAAAAATATATTGAGACGTATAATACTTGCAGCATTCGGTTATGAAAAAATGGAATCAATAGATTTGGTTTATCCAAAGCACCTCACGGCACCAAAAACCAAACAAAATGTTGAAGATTTATGTGAAAAATGGTTGAATACACAAGTTAGAACAGAATGTAAAAATGTGCAAACTGTAAATGAAATAACTACAATTGAATCAATGTTCGAAAAAATGGGAAATGAAGAAGATGAACCTGAAGATTACTATAATAATTATAAAAATTTTGTAAAGTCATATACTGATAAAAAAGCAACCATAGTGGATATTTTATGTGATAAAACTTTCGAACGCAATGGTAAAGTATATGAATTAAATATTTCATTAAACTCATGTTTTCCAAAATTAGAAGGCGATAAGGTCACTTTTATAGGTTCAACTTTTATGAATTATGGCAAGCAAGAACCCCACCTAAATCATTGCATAGTTTTAAATACGTGTACAGATTTACCAATCAATAATAGTATAGTAGAAAGTTATAATACAGAAAAAGAAGTATTATTAGCTTGGAAAAATTTAGTTCAAAAAGAAAACCCTGATATTGTAATAGGTTATAATATATTTGGTTTTGATTATGAGTTTATGTTTAGACGTGCTGAAGAAAATAATTGTGCAGAAGAATTCTTACAATTATCTCGAAATGCATGTGAAATATGTGGAACCAAAGATAAAGAAACAAATAAATATAAAATAGAAGAAAGTAGTATTCAAATTGCTAGCGGGCAACATGATTTAAAATTTATTAAAATGAATGGGCGTTTACAAGTGGATTTATATAATTTCTTCCGTCGAGAAGAAAATTTGACATCATATAAATTAGATTATGTAGCAGGTCATTTTATCGGCGATTATGTGAAAAGTTTTGAACATTATTCATTTAAAACGGAAATTAAAACAACAAATTTGACAGGTTTATTAGAAGGGAGTTTTATTCATTTTGAAGAAATTGGTCATTCCGTTGATTATTATGATAATGGTGCAAAATTCAAGGTGACTTCTATTAATAAAGAAGAAAGCAAATTTAAAATAGAAGGAATTGTAAATCCTGATATGAAAAAGAAGGTACGCTGGTGTTTGGCCAAAGATGATGTTACTCCAAAAGATATTTTTAGAATGACAAATGGTAGTGCATATGATCGTTCTATTATTGCAAAATATTGTATTCAAGATTGTAATCTAGTTCATTATTTATTCAATAAAGCAGATGTGTTAACTGGTTTTATAGAAATGGCTAAAATTTGTAGTGTTCCTATTAATTTCTTAGTAATGAGGGGTCAAGGGATTAAATTGACTAGTTATGTTGCAAAAAAATGTCGTGAAAAACGCACTTTATTACCAGTTATAGAAAAGGGAGATTTAGATGAAGGTTATGAAGGTGCAATAGTATTAGATCCGAAATGCGATTTATATTTAGATAATCCTGTAGCGTGTGTGGATTATGCGTCACTTTATCCTAGTTCTATGATTAGTGAAAATTTATCACATGATAGTAAAGTATGGACAAAAGAATATGATTTAAATGGTGAAATGATAAAAGAATGGGGTGAAAAAGATACATATGGTAATTTTATATATGATAATTTACCTGGTTATGAATATGTAAGTATAACATATGACACTTTTAAATATGTAAGAAAAACACCTAAATCGGCTGCCGAAAAAGTTAAGTCTGGTACAAAAACATGCAGGTTTGCACAATTTCCAGAAGGAAAAGCAATTATGCCATCTATTTTAGAAGAACTGTTACAGGCCAGAAAATCGACGCGTAAGTTGATTCCCCAAGAAAAAGATGATTTTATGAAAAATGTTCTTGATAAAAGGCAATTAGGATATAAAGTTACAGCCAACTCGTTATATGGTCAATGTGGTGCCAAAACAAGTACATTTTACGAAAAGGATATTGCTGCGTGCACTACAGCAACCGGCAGACTTTTATTGACATATGCGAAAAAAATAATAGAAGAATGCTATGGTGACGCAATTTGTAATACAAAAGATCATGGACCTGTTCTTACTAAAGCCGAATATATATATGGCGATAGTGTGGCCAACTATACTCCAGTGTATATTAGAAGAAATGGTTTAACAGAAATAATAACAATAGAAAATTTAGTTAAAAAATATGGAAATAATGAATGGATAATTTGTGCAGAAGAAGGAAAACAATGCAAAGAATTTTGTGAATTGAATGAAATTGAAACCTGGACGGAAAAGGGATGGACAAAATTACATCGTGTTATAAGACATCTTCTAGCACCTCATAAAAAAATGGTTAGGGTTACAACTCCAAGTGCTATTGTTGATGTAACAGATGATCATTCATTATTATTAAAAAGTGGAAAAGAAATATCACCAAAAAAAATTGATATCGGAACCGAATTATTGCATCATAAATTACCCAAAGTTTTCAATACCGGTTCAGAAAATTATTTAATTAATCTATTTGATATTTCACTTCCAGAAAAACACATTGAGATGGCCAATTTTATAGCTTATTATCATTCAATTGGGGTTCATACAAATATAGTTAAAATAAATGATTTATATACATCAAATCTTTATAAAGTAGAATTAATTAATAAATATTTAGTAGATGAAATGAATAACAATCAAAGGGTTGTTAATAATATTCAAGAAATTCCTTATCATGGTTATGTATATGATTTAACAACAGAAAATCATCATTTTGCGGCCGGAATAGGAAATATGATTGTTCATAATACAGATTCAGTATTCTTTACATTCAATTTACAAACACCAGAAGGAAAACCGATTCGCGGTAAAGAGGCGCTAGAAATCACAATTGAATTGGCACAAGAAGCCGGGCATTTAGCCTCAAGTTTATTAAAGGGACCCCATGATTTAGAGTATGAAAAAACATTCATGCCATTTTGTTTGCTTTCTAAGAAAAGATATGTAGGTATGCTTTATGAGACAGATCCTAATAAATGTAAACGTAAAGAAATGGGTATTGTGTTGAAACGAAGAGATAATGCTCCCATCGTAAAGGATATTTATGGAGGTATTATAGATATTTTGATGAAAGAACAAAATATCAATATGGCCATTCAATTTTTACAAAATTCACTACAAAATATAGTAGATGAAAAATATCCTATGGACAAATTAATTATTACAAAATCATTGCGTTCTGGTTATAAAAATCCACAATCGATTGCTCACAAAGTATTGTCCGATAGAATTACAAGTAGAGATCCTGGTAATAAACCTAGTTCAGGGGATCGTATACCATTTGTTTATATTAATACAACTAACAAGAAAGCACTGCAAGGTGAAAAAATAGAAACTCCCACATTTATAAAAGAAAATAATTTGAAGATTGATTATTCGTTTTATATAACAAATCAGATTATGAAACCAGTACAACAAGTATTTGCTTTAGTTTTAGAAAAAATATGGGAATTACAAAAAAAGCATTTAATAAAAATGCCAAAATATAAAAAAGAAGTGGAAATATTAAAGAATAAATATAAAGATGATAATGAAAAATTTCAGGAAAAAATAGAAGATTTAAGAAATAAAGAAATTAAAACTCTTTTATTTGATAAATATTTAAGAGAAACGAATAATGAGAAACAAGGAATAAAAAGTATTACAACATTCTTTTCGATATAAATTACTAAAGGGTTAATAAAAATTATATAATCTGAAATGTTTTATATAATTTTTTATATGAATTTAGATTCAAAAAACTATTTTATTACTAAAATTTTCTTCTACAAATTGAAAAATAACATATAATAAGTTCATTGCCATTAAAAACATATTTCGTATATTAAAATCTACGATATTTTCTGGATTATCATTTTGGAATACGTTAGAGTCGGTTTTATCTATTGATTCTTCTGAGACTGAAACCGTTTCTGATGTTGTTTCTAAAATTGTTAGGTTACTTACTATTTCACAATTATTATTATTATTATTATTATTCAAATTGTAACCATTAAGAATTAATGATTTAAATTGGCGTAATTCATTGTCAGATTCAATAAATTCTTCGATACCTCTAGCAAATGACCAATCTTCTATGAAACCTTCCCTTTCTAATTTACATAAAACTGCTTTACAACTTCTATTATGACTTTTTGCAATATCTTCAATACTCATTCCCAATAATTCATATTCTCTTTGAAGTTGAAGAACTTCATTTACGTTCCATTTAAAACCATATCTTTTTTTTTCCATTATTATTATTATTGTTTTTATTAATATATAATTTTATATCAAAGTCTTTAAATAATTTAATTAATAATTTTAGCAATAATATATAATAAATATATAATAAATATAAAATGGATAATGGATTAAATAATATTTTTGATGGAAATGAAAATGGTTGGTCTGTTGCATTATTTGATAATGTAAATATTGGTGAATGGTTGAGAGAAAATGAAGAAAATATTGTTTTTAAAATTTATATTAATCAAGTACCCAAATATTTTTTATCTAATTTAGATAACTTAGAGCAAACTTTAAGCAATATTTTTTTTGGTTGTGATTTAAATACACGTGTTTTATTAAATGAGACTTATGTTAATTTAAAATATGTGGGGATGGATCATTTTTTATTAAAATATACAGATGATTTATGGAAATTTTTTTATACTAATCCGAATTCTGATATTAATTCAGAATATAGTTTTGGTCAATCTATAAGTTCTAGAAAAAAGTTAGCTAAACGTTGTTTTTATTTAAAAACAGATGAACAAACTGTTTCAATTTCAGCAACACCTATAAAAATACCTTCAGATTATTATACTGATTATCTTCTAAATAATATATTACCCCCAATTAATTGTTCTCAAATTGATAGTACTTATCTTTTAATTACAGGTGTAGAATATGGTAAATATAAAAATAGTTTAGATGAAGAAAGTACTATAGATAACCCATCTACCATATCTGATGTTACGTCGGAATCAATAGATTGGAGACCGAAACCTTCTCCTGATAACTCGGACTCAGATGTATCCCCAATGACATCACCAGAAAGAGGAGGTAGAACACGAAAACACAAACATAAAAATAAATTGAAAAAGACAAAAAAATCAAAAAAGACAAAAAATCAAAAAGACAAAAAATCAAAAAAGACAAAAAAATCAAAAAAATCAAAAAGACAAAAAAATTAATTCATTATCTTAAACTATGAGAGAAATAAGTAAAAATGGGTTGAAACTGTTCTAATGAAGCATTTCCCGATAAATCTTGAAAAGCTTCTAGTATTAAATTATCTAATAATGCAAATGTTTGCTCATTAAGATTTCTAATATTATTTCTACGATTACTACTTGTTGTATTATTATTATTATTATTAATAATATTGTTGTTATTAGTCATATTTTCAGTATTTTCAGTATTTTCAGTATTTTCAGTATTTTCAGTTGTATTGTTACTCACATCAAAAGTTTGAGTAGGATTATAATTTCTAATGTCATAACGACAAACTGGACATCTTGGACTATTATTAAACCATGTCATTAATGATTCTGTATTAAATACATGATTACATTCCGTTATCATTGTTACGCGAGAATTATCTACAAAATTTTCCAAACAGATAGGACAACTATTATTTCTAGGATTACTTATTTCACTATACATCATATTTACTGTTGCTTGCTCAATTTGTATTTGTGAAGGTGAAATTATAATTGGATCTAAATAAGTACCTCTCCCTATTCCAGTCACTAAAACATTATTTCTTCTCCTATCTGTTTCCGAATTTAGATTTTCGAATTGAATATTATTTGTTGGTGATATATATTGTATTTCTTCAAGAATGTATGGTATATCATTAATAATAACTCTATTGTTAGTATTGTTATTATTGTTATTATTGTTACTATTGTTGGTATTGTTGGTATTGTTGGTATTTAATCGTTGCCTAATTCTTGAATAATTAGTGCGATTGTTATTAGTTTGATTATATATTGGATTAGTATTTTGATTGGTATTTTGATTGGTATTGTTATTATTATTTCTTCTTTCATTAAAAATATTTATTAATTGATGTCTTATTTCATTGTTTTGATCTATTAGATTATGAATAATTCTTAAATTATCATTATACATCATATTTAAAATGTTAATAAATAATATATCTGAATTATTCAAGTCATTGTACAAATTATTTGACATATATTATGATTTATATATATAATATATTATTTTAAATACGTTTAAATATATATGAGGGTATAATTATAATTAAATTATATTTTACAAAAATGTCAAATAAAATATCAAATAAAATATCATATGAATCTTATTGCAATAAAGGGTTAAGTGGGTTGGCTAATTTAGGAAATACATGTTTTATAAATTCATGTATACAAATAATTTCCAATACATATGAATTAAATAATTTTTTAGAAAATGAGAATAATTATAGAAAAAAATTAAAAAATAAATGCGATACTGTGATGTTTCTTGAATGGAATAATTTAAGAAAATTGTTATGGGAAAAAAACTGTATTATTTCACCTGAAAAATTTATAAAAACTGTTCAAAAAGTTGCTGAAAAAAAAAATATTGAAATTTTTACTGGTTATTCACAAAATGATATATCTGAATTTCTCTTATTCTTAATAGAATGTTTTCATAATTCTTTAGCTAGAGAAATTGAAATCAATATAACAGGTAGTCCCGAAAACGAAACAGATAAGTTAGCAATTAATTGTTTTAATATGATAAAAAATATGTATACGAAGGAATATTCTGAAATTTGGAATCTGTTTTACGGAATTCACGTTTCAGAAATTGTTTCTTTAGAAAATAATAAAAAATTGAATCAAACACCAGAACCATATTTTATAATTAATTTACCGATTCCTTTGAATAATAAAACTCCTTCTTTGATTGATTGTTTAAATTTGTATATTGAAGGTGAAGAACTTACAGGAGATAATGCATGGTATAATGAAGAAACCAAAAAAAAGGAAAATATTCAGAAAAGAATATTATTTTGGTCATTTCCAAATATATTAGTAGTTGATTTTAAGAGATTTAATTCTAAAAATAAAAAAAATCAAACACTAATAACTTTTCCTTTAGATAATTTAGATTTATCTAGTTATGTAATTGGTTATAATAAAAGTTCATATATTTATGAATTGTATGGAATATGCAATCATTCTGGTTCTGTATATGGAGGTCATTATACTTCCTATGTAAAAAATGCTAATGGTAAATGGTACCATTACAATGATACTTCTGTTATAGAAGTAAGTTTAATAGAAGCTATGATTTCACCAAAAGCCTATGTTCTATTTTATAGAAAAAAGCAAATTCATTAATATTTCATTAATATATATATATGGAAGTAAATACTTCATCAACAGCCGATCCAAATAATATGTATAATTATATTAATAATTTTGCATTAAACCCCATAGTGTTTATTATAATACTTTTAGTAATAATTTCATATTTCGTATTTTTTTATACTTTAGGAAATAATCAAACCCAAAGTTTTAGCATGGATAGTTCAGATAATAAAAATAGTAATCTGCAAAATATTTTTGTTATAGTAATATTATTTGTAGTTATCATATTGGTATTAGCCAATGCATTTCAATATTTTTTTAGTATAAATATTACAGCATATTTAAAAGATTTATTTTCTTCAAATCCAGAAGTCGATGTTATTGTCAACCATAATACAGGTAAACCTATTAACCCTCAGGATCAAACCAAAAAACAAGATAATATTTTAAATGGTGGTTCTAGTGTTCATGAAATGTTAAATAGTAAACAAGTATTTAATATACCAGGTAATTATTATAGTTTTGATGATGCAAAAGCTATTTGTAACGCTTATGGTTCTGAATTAGCCACGTATCAACAAATAGAAAATGCATACAAAAATGGTGGAGAGTGGTGTAATTATGGTTGGTCGGCTAATCAAATGGCTCTATATCCAACACAACAAAATACATACAATAACTTACAAAAAATTAAAGGACATGAACATGATTGTGGACGACCAGGAGTAAATGGTGGATACATTGCGAACCGAAATGTTAAATTTGGTATTAATTGTTATGGTAATAAACCAAAAATTACATATGAGGAAGAAGAATTGATGAAAGTAGCTTCCCCTTATCCAAAAACAATGCAAGATATAGAATTCCAGAAAAAGATTGACTATTGGAAAAATAAAGTCGATCAAATATTAGTTTCACCTTTCAATTATAATACGTGGGGACAAGTATAAGTTTTTTACTATTTTTACTATTTTACTATTTTACTATTTTACTATTTTACAATTAAATTAATTTTATAAAAAAAGAATATAAAGAATATTTACATATATAAAATAACGCATTAATGCGTTCAGCGTTCAGCGTTAGTGGTGTAGTGGTAACATGGAACCCTTCCAAGGTTTTGCTGAGGGTTCGATTCCCTCCTAACGCAATTTTATGTGACACATAAATAAATATAAATTAGAAACTATTTATATTTATTTTTTACTATTTCTTTTTGTTATTTTATTACTAGTTTTGGTGTTTTTTTTTTTAGTATTTTTATAGTGTTTAATTTGTTTTACTTTCTGTTTTAATTCATCTTCACTTGCTCTTACTAAATTCAAAAGTTTTTCGTGTAATTCTTCTGTTATTACTTGATCATTAAGTTCATCATTATTTTCATCATTAGATTTATTATTAATATTTCTAGTTCCACCTAAAGTTTTATAATTATAAGAAAGAGACCAATTTGGAATAACCAAATTATTAAATAAATCAGAAACTTTTTCTGCACCTCCGATTTGAGATGCGTTACTTGTGTTTAATGTTATAATAGGAGAAAATCCGGCTTTCATCATAATTGAATTTACATTGAATCCACCACTATGTATATTTCCATTTACATCATTATTATAAATTAATTCATCTGGACCAATATAACTGTTCATATAAAATAATAAAATATTAATTAATTATTAGAAAATCGCTTTATTTCTTGAATAATTCTTGTTTCCCTATTATTTTTGATATGCGTTAAAATACGTTGAACTTGATCTTTATTTTGAATAATTCCCCCTAAAGATTTTTCCAAATATTTAAAGGTTAATGGTGAAGTTACTTTTGTATTTACAATTTTTAAATCTCCATCCTTAATTTTAATAGGAGAATTTAGTAATTTATTTTCAGATGCCAAATAGGTTGCGTTTTTTTCAATTATATTTTTTCTTTCTCTTAATTCTTTAATTTTTTCATTGTAAATTTTTATTTGATCATCTAAATTAATCCACTGATTAATAGTTTGTTCAAAATTCATTTTAATTAAATAATATATAATATATTATGAAATTAAATTTACAAAATATAGAAGATAAATCGTATTTAGAAAAACCTATTAATATAATATGTAAATCAGTGTGCCTTTTTACAAATGCAAGAGACGAAAAAAATATTAAGGAGTGGGCAACGCATCATCTACTAGTAGGTTTTAGTAAAATAATAATTTTTGATCACAAATCGAAAATACCTTTGCAAGATGTATTTTGCAATTTTGATAAACGTGTAGAAATAATAGATGTATCTTATTTAATTAATAATATTAAAATAAAATTAATGAATCTTGCATGTGAAATTGCAAGAAGACTCAATATGGATTGGATGATTTATCTAGATGCAGATGAATTTTTTATAATAAATAAAAATTATGTTGGTGTAAAGCATTTATTAGCCGATTTTAATCATGCAGATGCCTTATCTATAAATTGGTTAATGTTTGGGTCTAATTTATTAAAAACAGAACCTGATGGATTAATAATAGATAATTATACAAAATCAAACCTTTATCTTAGTAGTCACGTTAAAACGTTTGCTAGACCTAATAGAATAGTCAATGTTATTAATCCACATTTTTATATAATGAAACATACAAATAGAACTTTTGGTATTAATAATAAATTAATAGTTAAAGATCATTTTAAAAATGATATTCAAGTAACTTTTAATGAAGCAATTGCATATATAGCTCATTATGTCAATCAATCAGAGGAAACATTTATCAAAAGAAAAATTCTTTTACCTAGTGATGATACAGGAAAAAATAGAAATATTACAGATGACGGTATTAAAAATATACATCTTCAATTCAATGAAGAGGAAAATTATCAAGTTAAAAATAAATATTCAAAAAATATACATTTATTTTTAGAAAAATATAAGTAATAATTTATTTATTTAAGATATCTACGGAAACTTCTTTTTTGTGTTTTCTTTCCTTTGCCTTTTCTCCTGAAAGTTTGCTGCATGGCTAAAAGACTGAAAGGGACTACTGCTTGATTTAGTACTTCTCCAAAAAAACCACCCCGTCTAGATCTAGAACGATTCATTCTTGACATTCTTGACATTCTTGACATTCTTGACATTCTTGACATTCTTGACATTCTTGATCTAGTCCTACTCATTCTACGTTTACTACCAGCACTTTGTATTAGTGATAATTGCTGTGACGTTGGATTTTGTGGCATTGTTAGATTCTGCCCTTGTACTCCCCAAATGTTATTACTTGGGTTACCTGCATCTGGACTATTTTGTGAAAAAACACGGTTGTATTGACTATCTCCTGAACCATTTACATATGTACCGTAACTAGATGCTGAACTATATGCGGATCCTCCATACTTTACGGGTTGTGAATAAGGTAAATTTTGATTTCCACTTCCTCCTCTTTTATTTTTACGATGATGATACTTTTTTGCCATTTATATTATGTATTGAGAGAATAAAATAAAATTAATTCAATAAAATATGTTTATTACGCAAAATATATATTAATAATAATAGAATTGCTAAAATCATTAAAAAAATTAATAAAACAAAGGTAACTGTAATGTAAATATATGGATATATTTCATATAAAATAAAATCTATTAATGGTTTTAACATTAATTTAAATTCATTTTTAATATCATCTCTTTTTAAAATATCTAAACATTGTTGAACCAAAGAATCCCTCATAATTTGTAATTACATAAATATAATATTCTTTTTGCGTCTTAATAATCGTAATATTTTCTATTAATTTCATAATAATGAATAATATTATTGAACCAAATGATAATTTTGATTTTACTAAATTGTCTTTAGGACACCCAAATGGAATTCAAGGAGGTGCATATTTTACAAAAATACTGTACAATAATAATCCGTTATATATACAATCTACTAAAAGTCTAACTAGGCAAGGTTTTGTAAAATCTGGCAAAAAATATTATTGTGATCTAATGTTTGATAACAATTCTGAAATATTAATAAGATGGTTTGAAAATTTAGAAGAAATGTGTCAAAAACTAATTTTTGACAAAAGTGAATCATGGTTTCAAAATTCTTTAGAAAAAAATGATGTTGAAACTGCTTTTAACTCTGTATTAAGAGTTTATAAATCAGGTAAATATTATTTATTAAGGACTTACATTAAAAATTCTCTCACTAATGAACCCAGTATTAAAATTTATAATGAAAATGAATATCCTTTGACAATGAATGATATAAACAATAATACTAATCTGATTTCCATTTTAGAAGTTCAAGGTATTAAATTTACATCAAGAAACTTTCAAATTGAAATTGAATTGAAACAAGTAATGGTTTTAGATGATCAACCTATATTCGATAACTGTCTAATTAAAAGTTCAAAAAAAAATTGTTTAGTTAGTAATTCAGATACAAAAATAGAAGAAATGAATACTATTAAAACTTTAGAAACAAAATTAGAAGAAAACTTTAGTAATAGAGAAACAAATGGAAAATATAACACTATTGAAAATGCAACTGAAGATCCAAGTGAAGATCCAAGTGAAGATCCAACTGAAAATCCAAGTGAAGATCCAAGTGAAGATCCAAGTAAAGATATTATCAAAGATAATGAAGTAAATGAGGTAAATAAAGAAACAAATATTTTATTAGATTTTGAAGATTTAAATAATGAAGATTTGAATAATGAAGATTTGAAAGAGGTAGAATTAAATATTGATTTAGAAAATAATTTAGAAACATTATCTTTAAAACAACCAAATGAAGTATATTATGAATTATATAAAGAGGCTAGAGAAAAAGCCAAAATTGCCAAAAAAGCTGCTATAGTGGCTTATTTAGAAGCTAAGAATATAAAAAAAACATATATGCTAGATAATATCGATAATGATAGTGATATAGATGTTGAAATTGATGAAATTTCTGAAAGTGAATTAGATGAACTATGATTAATTTAGGGTATTTTTACTATTTTTATTTTTTTTAGAATAATTAATTAAATAATAAAACTGTATTTTTAAAATTATTTTATCATTAATTTTATATAATGAGCATATCTTTAAAAAAGCTATGGAATGAATATGGTATTGGAGCAATTGTAGTTCTATTAATTCTAGCCTATGTTGTCAGCACATTTGCTAATTATTTATCATCTAAAGGCATGTCTGGTTATGAAACTAATGCCGTTATGCCAGACCAGTATAAACAAAAATTAAAAGAATCTCCTGGAGTGATGGCATCCAATCCGAATGGACAAAATGAAGTATTTGCATCTGCAAATGGTATTCAAAGCACTATGCCTGGTCTTCCTTCATCCTGTTCTCAACCAAATATCCAAAACCCTGCCGAACTTTTACCAAAAGATACTAATAGTCAGTGGGCCCAATTAAATCCGGCTGGAAAAGGCGAATTAGCCAATGTTAATCTATTAAAGGCAGGTTATCATATTGGTATTGATAGTGTTGGTCAAACTTTAAGAAATGCAAATTTACAAATTCGTTCTGAACCACCTAATCCTCAACTTTATGTTGGTCCATGGAACTTAAGTACAATTGAACCTGATTTCATGCGTCCACCACTAGAACTTGGATCCGGACCACAATAAATATATTACTTATTTTTGTAATTATCTAAAAACTTGTAAATAAAAATGAAATTTATTTTATATTTTTAATAAATGTAAAATAAATTAACATGGGAAACAGTAATTCAATTCATAATAATAATAATAATAACAATAATGATAACAATAATGATAACAATAATGATAACAATAATGATAAATGTATAGTTTGTTGGAAACAAAATCTAGAAACTCAACTTATTTATTGTAGTAAATGCCACATGCAAATGCATGAACTTTGTTATAAAAATTATAATGAAATTAAAAATTATAAATTTTATATATGTCCTCATTGTCAAAGAGTAGGAACTTTAGAACAGGAATCATGGAGTAAGCAACGTATATTTGAAAAATCATGTAGAAATTACTAAAAACATAATAAAACTAATTTGGTAATGTAATTGATATTATAAAAACAATTAAAGAAATGGTCGTCTGCTTTACAGCATCCAAAATTTTTTCATCAGACACACACTTGTTACGTAAAGTAAACAAATTATTTAAAAAAATACTATTTGATAAAATAAAACCAATCAATAATTTATATTTTTTATATTTATAAAAAATATTAGTTTGATATAATAAATTCAATATAAATATAATAATTAATGAATTTAATGTTTTCTTCTCACCAAAATAATTAGGTATTGTTATAATGTTGTTTTCCTTGTCTCCTTTTTGGTCTTTAATATCTAACAATAATTCGATATAAAAAGAAGATAAAAATAAAAATCTTGATGTAATATTTATTAAGTTTACATTGGAGTTTATGCTCGAATAAATAAAAATATTCATATTATTATTGTTATTATTCAGGATACTTTTTGATGTCATTAAAATTGTTGAAGCTACTACAGAAGCACAAGTTAGATTTTTAAATAATACCATTTTTTTTAAATAGGGTGTATATAAAAATAATAAAAAATTTATACCATATATATATATAAAAAAAAAATTTTTAATAAAGAAAACTATACTTAAAAATCTTATAATAGTTATAATAGATATATAGAGACATCTCGCTTCTTTAATAGTTATTTGCTTATTAACTAATGGTCTATTATTATTATTAATTAAATCTACTTTTAAATCAAATAAATCATTTATTACCATAGAATTCATCATAGTCAATTGAGTTATTAAGGAAAAGACCCAAAAATCTTTGTTTAATAATAATTTGTAGGATGGTATTGTTAACCATCCTCCCAAAAAATTTAATAAAAATGTAGGAATACAGTTTTGTGTTCTTAGTAAATTATTGTATGAAGACCATTTGTCAATATAATATTTTTTATCATATAGTTTATGTGTTTTATGTATTTTATTTAATTGTATTAATTGTTTATACAGTATTGGTTGCATTGTTTTATTGATATAACTATTTACACTTAAAATTGAATTTAAAAAAATAGTCAGAAAAATCAATTTTATGGCTAACATTACATATAATCTTTAATTTAGTTCTTTTTAATATTTTTATAAAGAATATATATGACAAGTCATAGTTTGTTTTTCTACATATTTTTAGCATTTATATTATTGGTTTGTTTAAAAATATATTACGAGTCTGATGCATATAATCTAAAATGCATTATAGCATCTAAAGATGGAAATAGGTATTGCGTTAGAGAACGAGAGAAATTAGAACTAGCAGCCAATTTATTAGCTACTGTGACAGAAAAATGCAAACAAATAGTTGCATTTATGAAAAAAACACATCCTGAAGATGAACGTGTTAAAAGATTAGTAGAAGGGTTTAATCCTAAGAAAATAAGCGAAACATTGCCTACAAGTGAATTAACAGCTTACAGTGAAAATAAAGGAGAGAAAATTGCTTTTTGTTTAAATACAAAAAAAGATAACAATAAATTAATTGATATTAATACATTGACGTTTGTTGCACTCCACGAATTATCACATATTATGACAAAATCGATTGGACATAAACAAGAGTTCTGGCAAAATTTCAAGTTCCTATTGATAAATGCCAAAGAAGCCGGTATATATGAACCAGTTGATTATAAAAAAAAACCACAGGATTATTGCGGTATGACTATTAATGATAATCCTTATTATGATCTTGTTTAAATTATGTTTTTTATTTTTTATTTTAACATTTTTTATTGTAAATTTTTATATAAAAATAAAATCAATAATAATTATTAAAAATTAAAAATAATTTAAATACTTTATATATATGCAAGTTCCTATATATAAAGTAAATCATATAATAAATGGTATAATAGATACAATCTATATTTTTAATGGAAAAAAAAACAAAGGTTCTATTTCCGATGAAGATTTAAAAGTTTTTTTTTGTGAAAGTGAAATTCAAAATATTAATGAAAATAAAATAAAAATAAAATACTCCGAACAAACAATTCATTTTGATGATAGCATCGGGACAATAAAACTAAAGATTTTGAATGAATTTAAAAATTCGATTTCTATAGAAGAAATTTATCTATATTGTCAAAAAATAGAGACTTTTAGTTCTGTATTAATATATCAAACATTAACCCAAAATAAAAAATTACCTTTAACAAAAGTCCGTTTAGATCAATTCATTTCTAATATAGTAAGTACTGTAGACGGTAATCTATTTGTCTATGATATTGTAAAAGATATATATGATTATGATGATATTGTTAAAATGAATTTGGATGGGAAACAATTTATCATAAATAAGGTCCTAGGTCAAAAATTTTTTATGATTGAAAATGAATATCCATTTATTTGCAATCCTTATCATGTAAGAAGTTACGATTCATTTTTAGAGAGAAATTCAAGAAAATCATTAACTACATTAAATAGTCATTTATTATTAAATAATGGTGAAATTTTGAATAACAATATTTATTTGTGTTTGACTCAGAATGTCCTAGAGTTTGATGAAAATAATAATATTCCGCAGATATTGTCATTAAAAATATATTATCCTTTTCTTTATGGGAAAAATATTAATAATTTAGAAGATTTGAATGAGAATAAAAGCAATTTACTTAAATCAAACGAAACATTATTACAATCAAATACATATGATTATTTTAAAACAATCAATATGTTTTATGATATTTATAAACTCAGGAAAAATGAACTTAATTATATCAATAAAGGTATTAAATTTATAAAGGCAGTTATTAAACCTATTTACAATATAAATATACCATTAGAAATAATATTCAAATTATTACACGCTACCAAAGATAATCCATTTATTAAATATAATCCTTCATCTAGACAAGAAAATATTTACAGACTTTTTACAGATAAAATTGCCACAGACGGTAGAAAAATACCTTATTTGAAAAAAGCAACTATTTTTAAATTAATTAAAAATATTGGTAAAACTAAATCGGTTTCTGTTTATATTGATAATTTTAAAAATACAGATGTAGTACTTTTAATTTGTGAATTTGATGAAAATGGATTTACTACTATACAGGCTGAATTTAAAAATGCTATAGATGAAGTCAAAATAAATGAATTATTCAAAAATAGTATTAACCCTATTATACAGGAAATAACTAATTTATTGCAGCAAAGTGGTTATAAAATTCGATTATTTGATGACATTAAAAGTAATGACATTGAAATAAAACAACTCACTTATCAAAGTCAAATTAAAATTAAAACGTCTATTAATTTAGAATTATATAAAGGTTGTATTTCTAGTATATTTAATAATGAATCTAGTTCTTTTAAAAAAGATATTCATTTGAGATTTAAACGTGTGGCTAATTTTAATAAAGTTACTAGTCAAGAAGCATTTATATTAGAAAAAAGTTTACAGGGTTACCGCGGTGAAGAAATAATTGAAGAATTGCTTGATAATTTTCCTGATGATTTAACAAGAGAAAATGCCGTAGAATTAGTAAGAAAAGTGGCTAATGAAATACAATTAGAAAGAGGAATTAAAAAGACTGATATCAAAATAAAAGACAACCCTGGTTTTAAAACTACTATTTATTTAGATCAATTAACAGGAATAATAACTATAGACGTTGAAAATATTAATGATATTGAATATTTGTCTACAATCCCAATTTATATAGATAGTATGATTCGTATTACACAAGATAAAAAAAGTACCAAATTTCCTATTAAAGAAATCGATAAAATTTGTTCTAGTGGTAGTGAAAAAGATGACGTCAAAATATTTGATATTATTTCACCTGTAGAAAGCGAAACTTCTGATTTAGAAATCCCTTCTATTGAAGATGAGAATAGTGAGATAATTAGTTATACAAAATTATCTGATGCTTCAAATTATAGCAATGAAGAAAAAGGAAAAAATGCGTTCGATTTATTTTATGATGAAGATGAGTTAGAAGATAATGAAGATAGTGAAGAAAGCATACTGAGTGAAAAACTTACCGGTGGGCAAGATAGTCAAGATAATGAAGATAGTAAAAATAATAATCAAATTACTTCTCCTGTAATATCAAGTGAGGAAAATGTCAATGAAGATGTTGAAGATCAAGATAATATTATAAATATAGATAATTTAAGTTTAAAGAAAAAGAACCCTTACTTTGAAACAAGAATAGAAAGGTTAGATCCAGTTTTAATTATTAAAGAAGACAGTAAAGAATACAATTCTTATTCAAGAGTTTGTAGTTCCTCTGAAAAAAGACAACCTGTTATACTAACAGATAAAGAATTAAATAAAATAAATAAAGAACACCCTGGTTTTTTAAGAGATGAAGATGTTATTAAATATGGATCTGATCCAAATAAACAATTCAATTATATTTGCCCTCGTTACTGGTGTTTAAAGAATAATACCATTGTTGATCCAAATGATTTAAAAGAAGTAGTGGTAAATGGCAAAAAAGAATTACAAAGTCCTGATTGTGGTTATGTTTTGCCTCCAGATGCTAAAAAATTAGAACCAGGGTATTATGTTTATGAATTTTACAAACCCAAATCAGGTAAAAAAAATTATAAAAAATATCCTGGTTTTCAAGTTGACAAACATCCTCAGGGTTATTGTTTACCGTGTTGTTTTGAGAAATATAATACTATTGGTCGCATAAAAGCAAATAAAAAATGTAGTCAGAATAAACAAAACAATGAAAACAATGAAGACAATGAAGACAATGAAATAAATATTAAGGAACAAAAAAGTAACAGGATACCTGAAATAAATGCAAAAGAAGATGAATATATTAAAGGTCCTGATAAATTTCCTTTATTACCTGGTAAATGGGGTTACTTGCAACCACAAATCCAGAGTATATTACACACTGTTAATGCCGATTGTCAAATAAGCAAAACAAATACAAATCTGAAACCCAATCATCCATGTTTATTAAGACATGGTATTGAAACAAATGAGAAACAATCTTTTATTGCAGCAATTTCGGATGTATTATTTTTCCGTAAAGTAAATAAAGTATTATCTATTAAAGAAATGAAAGAAATAATTATCCAATCTTTACAAATAGATAAATTTATTACATATCAAAATGGTAATCTAGTTAATGATTTTAAGTTATCAAATGAAAACTTAAATAATTCAATAATAGATATTGAAAAATATAATACTAGTAAATTATATTCAAAAATTAATAAATCAAATGAAGAAGAAGTAGAATATTTTAAAAAAGTGGTTAGTTCTTTAGAAAATTTCATTAATTATTTGAAAGATGAAGATACAATAATCGACCATACCTATTTGTGGGATATCATTTCCAAACCAAATAAATTATTGTTCTCTAAAGGTGTCAATTTAATTATTTTTAAAATACCAAATGATGATATTACTAATAACGTAGATTTAATATGTCCTACTAATCATTATTCTAACGAATTTTATGAAAGTAAAAAACCTACTATATTTTTAATTAAAGAAGATAATTATTATGAACCAATTTACTCTTATTCTGATAACAATAATAAAATACAAATTGCTAAAGATTTCAAAGAATTTGACCCTCATTTATTGCAGTCTATGCGTACTGTATTTAGAGAAGTGATTAAACCTTTCATATCTGTTATGTGTAAACCATTAGCTAGTATGCCAAATATATACAAAAGTCCACGGTCTCTTTTATTAGTAGAATTAATACAAAAATTAGATAAATATGATTATACTGTAAATAAAATGGTCATGAATTTCAATAATAAAATAATTGGTGTTATTGCAGAAAGTCCTACTAACATTAAAACATCATGTTTCGTTCCTTGTTATCCATCTTCTTATGAAGAAAATATTAAATCAACTTTAGATTTTGTTTTTATGACAGATTTATCTTTATGGAGAACCTATGATGAAACGTTTACATTTTTAAATAAATTATATAACGTAAGTAAGAAAAAAAAAACTTCTTCTGAAATACCATGTAAACCCATGTTGAAAGTAGTAGAGGAAAGTCTTGTGGTTGGCATTATTACAGAAACGAATCAATTTATCCAAATATCATCGCCTATTCCTGAGATTGAAATAAAAGCTGAATATAATCTACCTTCATTGACTCAAAATGATTATCTTATACAAAAAACTAATAAAACAAATGACAAACTAAATATTATTTCTAGTGATGCAATTATAACAACTTCTTCAGATGTAGACACTGAAAGAGTAGAATATATCAAAAAGATTAAACATGAAACACAATTCTACAATATTTTTAGAAATACAATTAGAATATTATTAAATGACTATTCCAATATTGAAATTAGAGAGAAAATAGAAAGTGAAATGTTGAAAGATTATTTACTATATAGTCAAAAATTAAACAATATTACTTCTTTATTAAAAAAATTAGTTGAAAATAAAATTCAATTTATTGGTGGTTCTAATTATTATAAATTAATAGATGAAGTAACTACGTGTATTATAAAAGATAAAGAATCTTGCATTAAATCTTCTAATCTATGCATGTTAACTGAAATAAGTGAAACAAATGAAACAAATACATGTGGATTAATATTACCTAAAAATAATTTGATAACAAATAAAGAAAATGAAGCAATTTATTTTGGAAAAATGGCAGATGAGTTAATTCGATATAATAGAATTAAATCATATATTTTACAACCACAAACATTCTTATCCTATGGAAACATTGGTTATAATTTACGCGAGGATGAGATCATAATGTTGCAATCATTATTGACTCAAGATTATTTTGAATCTCTTGTACCTGCTATCATTAATAAATATGTTAGATTTAATTCGTATGATGAAACCGAACCGATTATTACACAAAATTATGATAATTTAGTCGAAAGAAATAAAGACTTTTCTCTAGAAGTATGCAATAAAACAGTTAATAATAAGATATCATCAACTACATGGCAAAATTGTTTTCCTAATAATTATAAGGAAATTGCTTACTCAAAATCAATCGTTTGCACATTTGAATGCATTATAGATATTATTGAAAAATATTTGGGTAAAAGAATTGAAATTAATGTAATTAAAAATATATTGTTTGAAGAATATAAAAAATATTTAACTAGTTTTGCTGATAAAATAATTGATATTTTAATCATGGAAGGTAAAAAACACCTCGGTGATAAAGTGAAAGGACAATTTTTATCATTTGTAGAATTAATATACAATGAAAATTATTTTTTAACTCCACTCGATATTTGGTTACTGGTTAATAAATATAAAATACCTACCTTTTTTATATCCTCCAAAAATATATTGCAAACTAATTATGACAAAAATATATTTTTAGCCTATAATGATGATGACAATTTACGCGAAGGAAAATATTGTTTTATAATCATTCCATCACTGCAATCTGAAACTATTCCTGTATATAAAATTGTTCAAGATAATTTGAATAATATTTTTATTTCTTTAAATGAAATTAAAAATAGTAATAAAAATGAAGAATGTATTAATAAAATTTTAAGTGCAATTGAACAAAAAAAGTCAATTGATATATATTTAGAACAATTTAAAAAAATATCTAAAAGAAAAAAACCTGTGTTTATTGAAAATGATGATGAATATATTGCAGTTGAACAACCACTGCCAAAAAAACTAACCAAAAAAATTACTAAAAAAATTATAATCGATGATACTGAAGAAATTCCTTTACAACCAGAAATAACTATTAAAAAAAAACGAACAATGAAAATTAAACCAGTAATATTAAAAGGAGAACGTGGTGGTAATAAAACTAAAAAGAATATGGCATAAATATTTTAACTTATAGAATCATTATCATTATTTTCATTATTTTCATTATTTTCATTATCCGGTAAAATAATATTATTTAATTCATCATAAAAATTACTTTCTTCATCTCTTTGATATGAATTTATTAAATATAAATTAGTATTAATATTAAGAAAGTTATTGCTTATATTGCTTATATTGCTTATATTGCTTATATTGTTTCTATCAATTTGATTTTCAATAATAGTTAAATCATCATCATCATCATCATCATCATTATCATCATCATCATCGTCATCCTCATTAGATAAATACAAATCGTCATTATATTTTGAATTATGATTTTCCATAAAGGTTTTTTTGTCCTTATTTTTATCATGAAAATCTATATGCTTTGTATTAAAATTTAAAACTGTTTTTTTTACTATCTTATTTTTATTAAAAATATTAATATAATTAATTATTTTTCTACCAAAAATAGGATTGAAGTTTTGGAATTCTATTAATTTATTTCGTAGATCTTTTTTATATTTCATTCTACCTATTGTATGCATAAGTGAATACTCAGATAAAAAATATAAACGTAAATACGGTTTCAGTACTTTTATTAGAATATCTTTTGGAAAAGCTTCATCTATAATAATTTGATAACTTTTATTTATAACTGAATAATTAAAATTTTCTATCATTTGTCTTATATCATCATGCAACTTATAATTAGTGGAACTAATTAAATAATTATTGATAGCATAATTTCTTATTAAATATTGATATTGTTCAGTAAATTGATTTATATTAAAATTAGTTTTAAAAAAATAAATTAATAAATCAGGATTCAAAAATGTATTTGTTCTAATGTAAAAATATATATTATATAAAGTCGATTTGTTAATTAATACATTATTATATGGATTTTTAATTGGTAGCGGATTATTGAAAAAATGACTGGTATTGGTTATTGAATTATGAATAATTTTTATTAAATCGTTTATATTAAAAAGATATTTATTACTATTTTGTATTAAAGAAAATATATTTTTACCATTTTCTTTTATTGGATTTAAACATAAATCATATTCTATAATTATTTTGGCTTTTTTATATCTATATAAATTAGCCAATTTTGAAAATGAGTTGTAAGTTCTTTGAAATAAAGCAAATAGATTTATAAACTCGTTTCTAATATCATCAGTTATAAAACTATTTTTAATTATTTCATCAAAAAATATATATTTATTTTGTATAGAATATGATTTTTGTATAAATATACATGAAACTAGTATATTAAAAAAATTGTAATCAGTGTTATTTTTAATACTATTTATATCAAATGAAATTATATCATTTAAATTAAAAATTTTTTTTATTATATATTGAAATGTATTCATTAAACTTTATTTATATTTATTTTTAATATATTTTAAATATAAATAAATAAGTATTTGCTTTCCGGTTGGTGTAATATATATATATATTACTACATACTTTTAGACCTTTTCTCATTTAAAATGCTAACTAGTAAATAAATAATTTAAAAATAAATATACTTTTAATTATAATGGAATTTATATTTTGTAACTTACCAATTGATATTAAAAAATATATTCTTTTATATGATGAACATTTTATTGTGAGAGATGGAATAATTATTTCTATTATTCCAAAAAAGGATTATAGATATAAATTATTAAATTATATTACATGTAGACCTCATCATATTAAAAAAATTGATAACATATATGTATATCGGTATTTTTTTCAAAATTTTTGCAATTATTATGATGGGCAAATTAAAAATGATGAGATTATTGAAATATTTTTGATAGAAAATGAAGATAATATTAAATATTCATTTTACATTGGTAGACAATATCCAAAGTCTATTCATAGTGAATTTGGTAAAAAACAAAGTTATTATAGAGAAAATGGATTAGAACCTTATATTTATTATACTAATTTTGAATTTATAAGGTTTGAATATATAAGAAGATGATTTGGGCATTTTAAATGATAAAATGTCTAAAATCCTGGGTTATAATCATCATCCTCATGACCCATATCTTTTGGTTTTATACTTATTACATTATTTTGAATAGCAATTTTATTTGTTGAACATGGATCATTTGGATTATCAATATTACCAAAGAATTTATCTAATTCTTCTACAATATCTACATTTTTATATTCTGAAGCTGCTTCCATCTTAAGCATTTCATCAATATCTAATACCACTTGAAATGCACTTGTACCAAAGAAACCTTCTTGACCACACATCACATTTGCAGATATACCTCTTAATGTATCCAATTCAGCGTGTCTAGCAGCTTTCAAAAACATCTCTGGTGTTTCCTCAAAAGAAGCCTTTGCAATTGGTCCTATGTTGTCATTATTAATTCCATGTCTGAATATTGAAATCATTTTACTAGTATATGTCATTCTATCTACAAGTACACTATAATTATGATAATTAATATATGCACCGTCAAATTCTATAACATCTACTAACTCATTATATATTGCTTGTCTTGCAGCTTCAATACCAAGAACATTATATATTTCAACAATATCATTACTAAAAGTTCTAGATGTATCTATATAATCCAGTCCAAGAATTTCCAATAAATTAGTTCCAACAGTATCTAGAACCCAAATATCTTCTCTTTTATAAACTCCATTATTTTCTACAAGATTATCTTTGATCTTTCGTAATATTACTTTATTAATACCTTTAATACCACGAAGTACAACATTGTCTAGCAATTGTTCTTGGAAATTTTTCAATATATAAATTTGATCGGTTTGGTCCAAAGGCATTTTGGCTTTCTTTCCTGAACCTGATCTACCTGAATTGTTTTTAATAACTTCATTCATTCTAATCCTGAAAATCAATTTGTCGGAATTGTAATCTGAATATACACATTCGATTTGATTATCATAGCAATTATTTAATGTAAAATTTACGTCATCCATAGTTATATTTTTATCTAACATAACTTCTGGTTCCATCACCATACGAATTACCCATTTTGATTTTTCATTTTCATCATTCGATAAATTTACTTCTGCACAACTTGCAACCATACTTTCAAATGCTTTGTATTGTTCGATTGTATCTTTATCTTCGCTTATCAGTGTATTGAGATCATCTGGATCAAAACAGATTTCAATTGATTTCACGATTTCTTTCAATTTTGTGTGTTCTATCATGTACATAATTGAATGTGCTTTGTCCTTTTGAGTTTCATCGTCTTCCTTCAAATAAATAGTCAGTGAAGGATTTTTTGGTTCTGATGACAAAGATAAGATTTCTTCGATTCTTGGCACACCACGAGTCACGTTGGACTTTGATGCGACTCCGGCAAAATGAAATGTATCCCTAACCGCGAGACCATTATAGGTGTTAAAATTTCTTGTGTCTGCAACAGTTAGGTCATATGCATAATTTGTTGTATTGGAAACTTCTTCAATACTTTTGATTTTATCAAATAATATACCTGAATAGGTATTGAATTTGGTTTCAGTCCATTCTCTATTTTGTAATATAATTTCACCATCTATTTCATTTGGTAATAATGTTGCATTTTTATGAATTTCATAATTATAAGTATGATTTAAAATAATTTGCAAATTTTCTTGTTTATATTTTAATTTAATATTTAATAACGAAGCCAAATTTTTGGCTTGATTATTTCTTACATATAATCTATATAATTGTTTAATATTTTGACTACCTCTATTATTTGTTTCTTGCTTTTTAGGTTTAACAATAAAACTATAAATATTGAGAATATTTAATATTTGTTGAACATCAATTAATAATTCTTTTGATACAGAAGACATAGAAATACCTCTATCTTTTTTATCAACCGTTCCATCTCCTCCTATATAAGCATCTAAAAATCCCAATAAACATTCCTTATTTGAAAAGATTATTTTATCACTTATGAATTTATTATGACTTAATTTTCCACAAAGATTTTCTAAAATACGACACAAAACTGTATTATATATTCTTAAGTCTTGACTGGTCCAACCTTCTTTATTTTTATTTTCGTTTTTGTAAATTTTTGTTGTAATATTCCACATTTCACATAATTCTAGTATAGGTTTGAAATATTCAATATCATTATTCGCAATTGATATTTGTGTTTTTGTCATACAACCTTCAGATGCATAAGCACCAATTAAATATCCAAAATTATAATCTAATGTAATTACTTCAGGAATAGTATAATTGTTCATATTTGTTTGTTTTGTATAAACACAATTACTAGTAAATACGGTTTTTGTTTTGCAACCATTTCTTAGTTTTTCACTTACTTTTGCAACAAAACTATCACTTCTATTATATGGGAGTGTAAAAGTTTTACCTTGATGTTTTGACCACCAATGATGTTCGTGCATAACGGTTTTTGCCTTATCTACTTCACTTGCATACATGTATTCTGTTGCAGGCAAAATTTCATCTCGCAATTCTAATTCTCTTTTTTCTGTAAAATCAATTTGTTTAATAGAAACTGGTAAATAATCACCTACTTTTAATGTATCACCCTCAACTGCTTGTACTTTACCATTTATTAATTTCAAGAATGATTTGGCTTTTGTAGCAATTACTTCACGTTCTTCCTTTGTTGTTATCTTTAACATGGTATTGGTTCCATCTTTATTAATAACTGGATGTTTAGTAACTGCCTCAATTTGTTTCCATAATATATTTCCATCTTCATCACAAGACGGAATTTCATAATAATCTTCTAATTCTGCATAAGTAGTATCTTTATCTTTGTAATATTCTATTTTTTTGGCAATATTTATTTTATTTTCAATAAATTCTCCAATCTTAAATTTTTTAATTTCACCTGATTTATTTCTTACGATAATAGGTGTCTCAAATGTTACAGAGTTCAAAGTCATTTGTGTCGATACCTCGCCAATGCTTTGTCCTGCAATCATTCCCACCATTTCTCCAGGTGCAACAATTGCTCTTTTATAATTCAAAACAATTGTACTTAATAAAAGCATCAATGCATCTTTATTGAATCGTTTCACTATAAGAAGATCTTTTGGTGATAAATAATAATAATAAAGTGTTTTGAATAATTGAGTTGGTTGTACAAAATATATTTTCTCCAAATTTTCATAAGTTTGTTCTATTAATTCAAATGCTTCTACGATTGTTAAATCTACCATAGAAGTACTTGTAATATTACATTGACCTTGAATATTACTTATTATATATTGAAATCCAACTGGACAATTTACTACACTATCACCCTTATTTTTAAAAACATTATGAATTATTTCCTTTCTCATTTCAATCATCATATTTGAATATTTTAAACATAATTCATTCATTTTTGGTGTTTGTTTTTTCATTCTTGTCATTGTATTTTTCAAAAATATATTGGATAATATTTTACCTTTACCATTTTCATCTGGAATATTAAAGTGCGCATAAATATCTTGTGTACTCATTGTAACAATAGGTAAAAACTGGTTTTCCACTTTTGTAGTATCAATACCATCATCACCATAAGTAAATTGTACAATTTTATTTTTATTTGTTCTAATTGTTCCATCATAATTTACCATTAAGTCTTCTAGACCCTTAATCAGTCTTCTTTGAATATAGCCAGTTGTTGAGGTTTTCACAGCTGTATCAATTAAACCAACACGACCACCCATAGCGTGGAAGAATAGTTCTTGTGGTGATAAACCATTAATATAAGAACTTTCTACAAAACCACGCGCTCCAGGTGAGTCATCGAATTTGGTAAAATGTGGCAATGTTCTGTTATCAAAACCATATGGAATACGTTTACCATCTACGTTTTGTTGTCCTAAACATGAAATCATAAATGAAATATTTAAGTCTGATCCTTTTGAACCAGCCTTGACCATAGTGACAAATCTGTTATTCGATCCAAGACTTTTTAATCCAATTTTACCTGATTCAGATGTTGCTTGATTTAAAATATTATTGACTTGGGTTTCAAATTCTTCTACATTTGTCTTTCCCGTATTATTTTCAAATATTCCAATTTGAACTTGGTCAATTAAATTTTTTACTTCGGTTTTCTTTTTTGTAATTACATCAATAATTTCGTCATTTGTTTTCTTGTCTGAAATCAAATCACTGATTCCTACACTAAAACCACTTGTTTTCATGTATTCAGTAATAATATTTTGTAAATCATCAATGTATTTTGCAGATGCCATGTTACCAAAGTCATTGCATATTCTATGCAATAGACCTTTTGAACCAGCACCCAGAACATCCTTCGTCATTTGACCACGAATATATTCGCCATCAATAATTTCTAATACTCCTGTTTTAGTTGTATTGTAATCGTCTTTATCTTCAACAAAACCTTTGGTCTTGTATCTCAAGGATAAAGGTGGTGTAATTTGTGATAAAATATTGAAACTTGTGATTTTATTGTTTTTCTCAAAATCAGATAATAATTCATTTTCGTTGATTCTGTCAAACATCATTAAGATGTTCATTGCTTCTCTTGGTGTAAAATTGACATCTTTACGAGTAAATTGGTAGCAACCGAGCATAGAATCTTGGAAAATACCTATAATAGAAGAGTTATTGGCAGGACTTATTATTTGGTATGGCACGGCTGCCAAGTTTCTTAATTCGGCCTCGGATTCTGGGTCCTGGGCCATGTGTAAATTCATCTCCATGAAATCCCTAATGTTTCCAAAAGGGGTGGACTATCTCTTGACCCATATCAGGTTGGTTAGACCATCATTTATGAACCGCAAACATTTAGTCTCTGAACCTTCCCCATGCTCTACCATAACGAGTTTAGGGGCTTGGCTGCGGATTACCCAATCCTTCACATTTTTACCTTTGGGTTCGGTTGTTAACCGAGTTCCTCACGAATGTTTCCATATGTGAGTGGTAGTGAAGGCTCTAAGGGACTTCCTGCAATTTGGATGCGTTGCTAAATAATTCTTTTAATTTTAATATAAATTCTCTTGCACTTTTTTTACTTTCATCTAAACTTATATGAACACCACCAAAATCTGCTTTTACTCTATCAATATAGACATACCAACCATATTGAATATTATCTCTTCTTAATGGTTTAATATAATTGTCAATATCATCATCTAAAATTTTAACATTTTTAAATCGCTCATATTTTTTATCTTTAAAATATTTAAGAACACCATTAGATACTCTTTTCTTACTTTCGTCGCTATGAGTAAAATAGTGTCCTCCATTTTTTAAGTTATAGCCATTTGGAAATATACTATTATATTTATTTATATAATGTATTTCTCTATTATCAGAATTATTTGTTTCGCAATATTCTAATAATTCCACACTAAAATTATCAACCCCGTATTTTCTGATAGCATTATTTAAATAATGCGATTGATTTTTTTTTTGCGAAAATGCTTCTGATATATGGCATCTAAAACGACGCTCACGTCCATATGGTCTATATCTTTTATGATTTAAAATATGAGATACTGTTTGTCCTATATATAATTTACCATTTGTTAAATTAGTAATTTTATATATTTCACAAAATCGTTCAGTAGGATTGTCTAAAATTTTATTTGATAGTTCAGTATATTTTGATGGTTCCATTATAATTTAATTATAAATTTCTCTTTATATTATTTTAAAAGATTATTTAACTAGGGAGTTACAAGCTTTTAACTCTCCCTGTTGAGGACAAGACGATTATACGTTCATTTTTATCCCCATCAAAATCGGCATTGTACGGTTTTGTATCGGCCACATTCATTCTAAATGTTTCGCCTCGTTTCATAACTCTTACGATATGACACATCATACTCATACGATGTAACGTAGGTTGTCTATTAAACAAAATAGCGTCCCCATCCATCATATGTCTGTGTACAACATCGCCTTCTTCGAGAACAATTGAATTACGATCAATATTACGCAATGTAATCGATTCACCATTTTTCTTCTCCAAAATTTTAGCACCAGGCCATTCATCAGGACCATTTTGCACTAATTTTGTCAAAAATGATTTGTTCAATTTATTTACAGTAACAGGTTTGGTAATATTCTTGGCAATTTTTAAAGGAACACCTAATTCACGAATAGATATATTAGGGTCTGCTGTAATAACCGAACGCGCACTGAAGTCCACACGTTTTGCCATTAAATTGCCTCTCATACGTCCACCTTTACCATTCAAACGATCTTTAATCGACTTCAAAGGACGACCAGAACGCTGTGCAACAGATGCAACACCAGGAATTTTATTATCGACCTGTGTTGAAACATAGTATTGCAAAACAGTTGTCCAATCATCAATTACATTTGCAGGAGCGTTATTTTGTATCTTCTCTTGTAATGTCTTATTCGTTTTGATAATATTCACTAAAATATGACTTAAATCATCTTCAGATCGCTGTTGCGCATCATGTTTAACAGATGGACGCACTGCAGGTGGGGGTACTAACATTGCCTGACAAATCATCCAATCAGGTCTTGACCATAAAGGACTAAATCCCATAAATGATACATCTTCATCTGAAATTCTTTTGAAAATCTTTAAAACCATTTCTGGTGTCAATTTAATAACCATATTTTCGGCATCTGGACTATTATTAACCCATTCTGCATAAATAGTAGCTAAACCTTCTTTTCTGATTTTATTAGGTTGTAAACATCCACAACCATCTTCAGTATCCTCTCCACAACGTTTAATAGAACTCACTAATTTGAATACATATTTCCATCTATGCTCCCCCTGTAATTTTAATGCTTGCTTATATTTCTCTTTACTTACTAATAATTTACTACATTTGAAACATACACAGCGTAAACACTTTAAAATAGTACTTAAGTATTGGATATAAAATACTGGACGCGCTAGTTCAATATGACCGAAATAACCAGGCGTCATCATATAATCTAAACCATCTGTAGGACAAATCAATCCAGCTTCCAATACACCCATACGAGGATCAAATAAACCACCTATTACTGGTTTATTATTGATGTAAGTGTCTCGACTGGTGATTTCAGCAACGGAACCTTTTCGTATTTCATCCGGAGATAAAATACTAAATTGGATTCCGATAATTTTAGAGGAATTACTTGAGGTATTACTTAAAGTTGAATTGCGTGGCATCTCTTATTATTATAATATATTTATATTTAGATTGTTTTAAAATCAATTTTATTTTAAATTTATTTTTAAATCGTTTTTGTTAAAAATATTATATTTACGTTAAAAATAATATTTTTAATAAAAAAATATCTATTAAATATATAAATGGCAAAGGGTCGCGTAGGCGGAGGTGGTAGTGCTAGCACTGGCAATACAGGAGGAAATGGCGGAATAATGGGTTCCGGAATTTTCGGCATGTTTGGTACAACCGTACAATGTAAAGCAGATGATACAACAATGTTTTGTACTTTATCTAAATTTGTAAATGTCATTATTATGATATTTTTTCTTTTAGGAGTGCTTTATTTATTATATATGGCATTTAATTATTTTAAATCAGGAGGAAAAATGTCAGGTGGTCGCAAATTGCGTTTCAGGTAAAATATAATTTTAGTATAAATAAAATATTTTTGTATAAATAAAATATTTTTATATAATATAATACAATACAAATGGAAAAAACATATGTTATAAAAAAAGATGATAGATATTATAAATTAGTAGAACGTCCTGTAATAATAACACGTTTAAATAGTAAGGATCCAAATGATATATATGAACCACCAGATAGTTTTGAGTTGCCTTCTTTGGATACTTTAATTAAAAATGGATACGAAATTGTAAATAAAGGAGGAAAAAAATCACGTAGTAAAAAATATAGAAAGAATTCAAAGACAAAACGAAGACACCGACGTTAAATAACCACATGAATGATCAATATAAATATTAATTTAATAAATTAATTTCATAAATTATTAAATTATTAAAAATAAAATTGATTATTATTTAAATAATAAAAAATATATATAAATAATAAAATGACAAGAGATACATCAAACAAATTATCAAAAAAGGAACAAATTAAAAAAACAAAAAAATCAGAAGAGATTTCTAAAAAAAAGAAGAAGAATGTTACTTCTGATGACGATGGAGATGATTTTATCAGTGAAGACGATAGTGATGAAATGGATGTACACGAATACAGAAAATTTTTATCAAAAATATTTCCATCCAAAGATTTAAATAAAAAAATTGCGGTCGGTGAAAAGGTAAAAGATATTTATAAAAAATTAGATAAAAAACACAAAGACGAAGATAGTGAAGATGATGATGAATCTGAATATGAAGAAGTCATTAAAAAAAACACAACTTCGAAATCAAAACTCAAACCAAAAACTAAGACTACAAAAAAAAACAAATTGGTTATTGAAAGCGAGGATGAAGAAGAATGGGAAACTGAAGATGATGATGAAGACGAAGATGAAATCATTACACGTTCAAAATCCAAATCAAAAAAAAATAAAAATAAGAAACTAAAAGTAGATTCTGATTCAGAAGATGAAGAAAAATACGACGACGAAGAGGAATTTACCAAAAAGGGTTCTGAAAAATTAAATATTATATTTACAATTGGAGGTACGGAAGATGAAGATGAATGGGATGATTATGATTCTGATTATGATGACGATTCTGAAGAAGACGAAACAGAAAACGAAGATGAATCTGTATCTTCAGCGTCATCTAGCGAAGACGAAGAAGATTATGATGAAGATGACGAAGATGATGAAGAACCAAAAAAGAAGAGCAAATCAAGGTCCTCAAAAGCAGAACATCGATCTAAAGAACGCACTCAACATTCAGAAAAAGAAACAAAAGATAGAGATCTTGTAGAAACAGAACCCAAAAACGAAACATTGGATAAATTGAAAACTCTTGCCAGCGAAAATCCTGATAATAAAATCATGAAAAAGTGTCTAGAATTATGCAAAGATGAAATCAAAAAAACTGAAGTCAAGAAAGAGAAAAAAGTCAAGAAGCAAAAAGCCAAAAACAGTCGCATTTTCAAGAAAATTCTGCGCGATAAAAATACGATGAATGATTTCAAATTCTTTGAAAATTTAGAAACTGATTATCAAAAAAAAATAATCAAAGAATTACGTGAAATCAATAAATTAACTAGAATTGAAAAACCATATAGAATGACATTATTAGAATCTAATATTCCTACTTTATTCAAAAGTGCGGCCATGAAAAAAGTGAATTCTTTACGATATATGGAACCTGGTAGTGGGGAATTCTACAAAATTAAAAATTGGGTTGATACTTTTATGCGTATACCATTTGGGAAAACAGACTCACTACCATTATGCATTGAAGATGGTGTAGAAAAATGCCACGAATTTATGGAAAATGCACAAAAGACATTAGATTCGGCTGTATATGGATTAAATGATGCAAAAATGCAAATTATGCAAATGTTGGGTCAACTTCTTACAAATCCAAAAGCAATTGGCACTGCTATTGCTATACACGGACCCCCGGGTACAGGAAAGACTAGCCTTGTTAAAGAAGGTATTAGTAAAATCTTGAACCGTCCATTTGCATTTATAGCACTTGGAGGTGCAACAGATAGTAGTTTCTTAGAAGGTCATTCTTATACATATGAAGGTAGTACTTGGGGTAAAATCGTTCAAATCTTAATTGATAGTAAATGCATGAATCCAGTTATATATTTTGATGAATTAGATAAAATAAGTGATACACCAAGGGGCGAAGAAATTGCCGGTATTTTGACACATTTAACAGATACAAGTCAAAACAGTCAATTTCATGACAAATATTTTGCGGAAATCGATTTTGATTTAAGTAAATGTTTGTTCATCTTTAGTTACAACGACGAATCTAAGGTCAATCCAATTTTAAAAGATAGAATGTATCGTATACAAACAAAAGGATACAACCAAAAACAGAAAATACAGATTGCCAATAATTATTTATTGTCGAAAATTAGAGAACAGGTTAAATTCAATGATGATGAAATTATTATTCCTGATGAAGTTCTAGAATATTTAATAGATAACCATTGTAATAAAGAAGACGGTGTTCGTAATCTAAAACGATGTCTAGAAATAATACATACTAAGTTGAATTTATATCGTTTAATGAAACCGGGAACCAACTTATTTGAAGAAGATATGTCATTAACTGTTAATTTCCCTTTGACAATTACAAAGGAAATTGTGGATAAATTAATCAAGGTAAACAAGGACAACATTTCAGCACTTTACAGCATGTATGTTTAGTTAGAGAGATATTAACTAATTGTATATAAAACTAATATAAATATTTTTTTATTTATTTAATAAATAATTCATAACAAATCTATGAATGAAGATTATTTATTTAAAATCAAACCAGAAAACGACTATATTGCGGCTTATCTGAAAGAAATAAAAAGTGTATATAAAAATATGAAAGAAGATACAGTTTATCATTTAATAAACACAAGTTTAAATGTGAACGAAGACTATTTACAATATGATAAACATATTACTGAAATAGATGCTTTATTAAATCAACAAAATGAACATTTAATAAAACTTATTTTATTGAATAAAAAAATTAATAATAAATTGCTTGATATTTGTAAACATGAATGGATAACAGATTTAATTGATATTGATCCAGATAGATCAAAAACAATTGAATATTGTAAAAGTTGTGGCAAAACTAAATGAATTTCATTTATGGAATATTTATGTTTTCATTAATAATAAGATGGTTTTTAAACTTATAAGATCTTAATATAAATATTGTTGCATTTAATCCCGTATTTATACCACAATTAACAGAAACATAATAATCCTTTATAAAAATTCCATATATACACCCTAATCCTGAGGCCGTTATCCATATAAACCAAATAATATTATTTGATTGTTCACTATATGGTTTATTATAAAAAATAGAAGAACTTAAATTATATATTTCTGGTAAATATCCTAATACAATTAAAATAGAAGATATAATTGATATAAAACGATATAGCATACTTTATTATTTTTTAAAAATATATTTAAACGTTTTATATATATTTTTTAACTCAACCCAAATATATATTTATAAACCTACTTAAAGAGGTGTAGACTCGACATTCTTTAAGTTGTTTGGTGAATTTATTATATTATTTGTTAATTTTGTTAGTTTTTTTGAGCCAAAAAGTATTTTGGGTTTTCGATTTTGGACATTTTTTTTGTCCATTTTATGAAAAGCCTGAAAGACTTTCCAAAAAATGAAAAAGTAGCTAATTTGTGACTGAAATGAAAAATTAGCGTCTCATTATATTTTAAAAATGGAAAATTTTGTTAGCATAATTTTTTTTTATTTTTGGTTGATTTTTGTAAAAAATTGTCTAATGGAAATTTATGGAAGCTTTAGGAAATAAAATTCAGCAAAATTCAGCAATGAAATATTGCTGTAATATTTGTGACTATAATACGGATAGGAAAAACAATTATATGTCTCATTTAAATAGCGGGAGACACTGCAAAAGTTCCAAAATGGAACTAATTGGAAATCAAATTAAGCAAAAATTCAGCAAAAAAAAAATGGCATGTGAAAAATGTAATAAAGAATTTCTAACTTCTTCCGGTTTATGGAAACATAAACAAAAATGTAAAGAAATTAATTCTAGTGTAACAGACAAGGAATTAATGTTATTGTTAATTAATCAAAATAAAGAACTTATGGAAATTGTAAAAAATGGAACCCATAAAACCATTAATAATAATAATATTAATAGTAACAACAAAACATTTAATTTGCAAGTATTTTTGAATGAAACTTGTAAAGATGCTATGAATATTAGTGATTTTATTGAATCTGTTAAACTACAATTAACTGACTTAGAAAATATTGGAAAAGTTGGTTACATTGAAGGAATTTCTAATATAATAATTAAAAATCTAAATGCTTTAGAAGTTGAAAAAAGACCAGTTCATTGTGCAGATCAAAAGAGAGAAGTCATGTATGTAAAAGATGATGATATTTGGGAAAAAGAAGATGAAACTAATAAAAAATTAAGAAAAACTATACGAATGATAGCTCATAAAAATATTTGTATGTTCAAAGAATATCGAGAGAAATATCCTGATTGTGAAGAATATAATTCTAAAAAAAATGACATATATAATAAAATTGTCTATGAATCAATGGGAGGTAAAGGTGATAATGATTATGAAAAAGACACAAAAATCATTAAAAAAATTGCAAAAGTAGTGGGAATAAATAAAGAATAAAGGTATTCATTTTCTTTAAGTACCTTTTTCTTTAATATAATATAATTTGTTAATTTTGTTAGTTTTTTTTGAGCCAAAAGTATTTTGGATTTTCAAAAATGGACAAAAAAAATGTCCAAAAACTGAAAAGGCCGAAAGGCTTTGCCAAAAATGCAACTGTTGTGACCATAATTGAATTTTATGGTCTGAATACCAAAATAATAATTTTCAATTTGTTAGCATAAAATTTATATATTTTTATTTATAAAAATATATAGAGATTTTTTTGTTCTACTAATATAGAACGTTTAGAATGAATTTGTCGCAAAAAATCGCATCAAATAACTTTTGTATTTATTGTGACTATAAATGCTCTAAAAAAAGTGATTATTGTAAACACTTAAACACATTGAAACACAAAAGTAGAACAAAATTGAACAATGTAGAACAAAATATCGAAAAAAATATCGAAAAAACTCCTATAAATTTATCACAAAAACTTTTGGCTTGTAAATATTGCAATAAGACTTACAAGGCAAGAAATAGTCTCTGGTATCATGAAAATAAATGCCAAAGTTCAAGTGAAAAAACTGCATTTTCAAATACTAATATGTCTATTAACAATAATAGTCCAACTCCTACATCATCTAGTGATATTCAAGCACTAACAGGACTCATATTTGAAATGGTTAAAAGTAATACAGAATTGCAAAAAAGTATGTTTGAGATTTGCAAACAAAATCAAAATAATTATACTTCAAATAATATCAATACTAATTGTCATAATAAGACATTTAATCTCCAATTCTTTTTGAACGAGACATGTAAGGATGCAATGAATATTATGGATTTTGTTGAATCAGTAAAATTACAAGTATGTGACCTAGAAAATGTAGGAAAGGTTGGTTATATTGAAGGTATATCCAATATAATCATTAAAAATTTAAAGGCATTAGAAGTAGAAAAAAGACCAGTTCATTGTGCAGATCAAAAGAGAGAAGTTATGTATGTAAAAGATGAAAATATCTGGGAAAAAGAAGATGAATCCAATAAAAAACTCCGCAAAGCTATTCGAATGATTGCTCATAAAAATATTTGCATGTTAAAAGAATTCCGTGATAAATATCCTGATTGCGAGGAATATGATTCAAAGAAAAATGACCAATACAATAAAATTGTGTATGAATCTATGGGAGGAAAAGGCGATAATGATTATGAAAAAGACACCAAAATCATCAAGAAAATTGCCAAAAATGTTACGATTGATAAAAACTTAGAATAATAGAGTATTATTACAGTAACTACATTACCAAATTGTATTTGTATTAACCCACCACATACCATCACCCTTTTTAACATTATAAATGGCGCGAAATATTAATGAACGCGATAAAGGAATATTGCATCTATACTTATCTAAAGGATGAGGATTTGTCTTTAATTGTGCCGATAACGCTTTTTTCTTAATTTTTTGCTTTTGTTGAAATGCAAAATATATATAAAACATTTCAAATGATACACTTCTAATTGGAATTAAATCGTTGTTGTTATCTTGAAAATCTTTTAAATATCTTTCGCAAATTGCCATGGCTGAAATATCGGCCATATCTTCTCCTAATCCAATAGTCGCGTCAAATTTTATTCCATCTCTGGCCGCAAATTCTTCATACTGTTTGATCACATTATTTTGAATCAATTTGAATTGTTTTTTGTCTTCTGAAGTCCACCAATCACGTAAATTTCCATTATAATCATACTGACTTCCCCAATCATCTAAAGCATGAGACATTTCATGACTAATTGTAAAACCGATGTGTGCCAGATTATATTCTATTCCTCTCTCATCAAGGTCAATAAAAGGTTTTTGAATGTAACCCAAATTTATATAAATTGTATTTTTTGTAGCTGTATATGATGCATTTACAATATATGCTTGATCGCCTACTAATTTAACAGGATATTTTGACCAATCTACCACTGGTAAATCTATTACGTCTTTCCCAACTAAATGTATAAATTCATCAAATCGCCATAAATTTATTTTACTTATATTTTCAAATAAATTATCATTGTAATTTAAATCAGGATCGATTCTTAAGGATTCTGGGTATCCAATAACAAATTTTAATCTTTCAATTGTTTTTATGGCATAGTCTTTTGTTTTTTTTTCTAACCATGTATTATTTGTCATTATTCTATGAAATACTTTTCTTAAATCTTCACATAATACTTTTACATATTCAATTTTATCTGAATTCGCATATTTTTCTACATATTTTTCTGTTAAAAATTTATTAAAAGGTACCGACATATATAATGATGCACTAACAGCATCAGTTTCATTTATAGCAGTTTGCCCTTTTTCAAATTTACCAAAAAAATTATAATTCAATTTTTCCCATTTTCTAGTTGTTCTTGATACAAATTGTAGTAATATATATATCCAATAAGTTTTCCATTTAACAGAATTCCAATTTTTTAAGTATAAATCAGTTCCACATTTTAAAAAATTTACATTTGATGTTACAAAATATTCAGGAACTTGTTTAAAACCCAACTCTTTTGCAAATTCACTCCAATCAAACCCATATTTTTTTAAAGCATCTTCTTTGGATATTTTATTATATTGCTCTTCAGTTTTAGTAACATCTCTACAACCCAAAGTATTAAATATCTCAATTTCAACATCATAAATATAATCTGTATTATAACCATGTCCCTGACCTAAACATTGATGGAATAATTTTTTACAAAATTTTTTAAATTCATTTCTATATTTATTTTTATAATTTATATTACTTCCATCATCATAATAAACATTCAGATCTAATAAAGCAAAATTATGTGGGTTTATTGTACTAATAAACTTTTTAGAATTTTTATCATCTTGTTCGACTGTAAAAATAAATGGACATAAATAATTAAAAAATTCGTATTTATTAAAATGGGCTAATATTTTCCAAGGATTATCCATGCGCAGAAAATTTTCAATTTTTTGAACTCCTTTTTTGGATATCATCTTTCCTTTAGATACTGAATTCATATTAATAACAGAATCATAATAATTTTTTAAATTTTTAGATAATTTATCGTCATGTGTATTTATGTAATCAAGAATAATTGTATTTAACTGATGATATACATTATGTTGTGTCAATCTAAAATCATCTACTTGAACAATATATTCTTGTTGTTTTTTTACACTGATCTCTTCTAACCATTTATAATTTATATAACTATAATAATCATTTTGAGGTTTGATATGTGAAGGAGAAAAACGCGATAATAATAATTTTACAAATTTTTCTTTTGCTAAATTTCTAGATTTGTGTTCTTTTTGATATAACTCTTCAAATGGTTTTAGATTTATTGGACAATCTTTTTTTAATATTAATTCGTTGCCTTTTAATTTGTATTTAATTTTTTTTGTTTTATTATAAGTTTTGTGTTTTTTTATGGTTTTAGTCATGGTCATATATATATTATATATTATTATATAATATATAATATATAATATATAATGTTAAATCATATAAATATAATTCTATCAATACTACAAATATTAGTATGAATTTGAATACAAATAGTAACAATGAAACACCATTTTATATTGTCGAAACAATTGAAAGGGAGAGAAGAAATACCTTTAGGGTAGCTATATTAGTTTTTGTTGTAGTTATTATATTTATTCTTGTATTTAGTGTCTAGTGTATTATAGTTTTGAGTTAAAATGTAAATAATTATATTTATAAATTAAATTTAATTATTACACCGTTGAAGATTTCAATCCGCAAAGCACATGAAATATCAAGTAAGTTACCAGTTACAGTTTGAACCATAGCACCCCGTAGGGAGGTGCGGTTTCAAATCTTCACTGATATAAATTATGAATTTAATATTCAGAATATGGTACATTATTCGACCCTCTCGTTATTAAATAATTATATGTATTTGTGTTCATGCAAGCACACCCCATACTACTTGAATAAGTATTAGGGCAACAATTAGGACTAAACGGCATATTATCGAATAATGACAATTGACCTTCTGGTAAAGGAAGTGACTGATTAGGGCGGTCAATAATTTCTTGTGCAGCTTTAGGAACAGGTTTACCAGGAACAACAACTAAATCACTCATTCCCCATTTGCTAGTATTAACAGGATTATTGTGTGTCACTGAATAAGAAGATGATTCGCCATAATTAGTATTAGCTCCGACGAACCCTTCTTTTTTCTTGGAATCACCAGAATTGACAGATGAAGGCAATGTAGTTGCTGTAGGTTCTTCATCTTCTTTAGGTTCCTCTGTCATTGCTGGACTTGGCATAGGTTGAGTTAAAGGAGCAGTATTATCAAACCCTTCTTTTTTATGAAATTTGCAACATCCGCAAATAGTATGTCCTACTAAAATTAAATAAACAATACCAATTAAAATTAATACTTCCAAATTTAATTTAAATCCAAAGATAGAAATATCCATTATTATTATACATATTTCATAGATAATAATTTTCCTCTATATTTTTCTAAAAATAGGTCAATAGAAGAATTATAATCATAAAAATTAATTCCATTTATATAAAATGTTTTAGTATTTGTTAATAAATGATATAATTTTGCATCATAATTTTTAATAGTTTTTTTATTTCTCTCGTCTAAATCTAAAGTGGATGTAAAATTAATTGATTTGTCACAAATATTTATATTATTACCTCCTTGAATAAATTTATTTTTGGCTAAATTATATATAGCCTGTTCATTTAAACTAGTTCCATCAATTTCTACGAACCCATAAACTTTCACTCCTTTTTCTAAAATATCACCTATATTAATATTTTTAATTTTTTTGATCAAACCATTTTTTAATTTAATACCGGTTTCTTCATTAAACCCAGCATCTAAATATTTGTGAATATCGCTATTTTCAACATTAATTTCATTATAATTCTTTATATTTGAATTTATATTGTAATTATATTTTACATTTTTAAGTTTAATATTTTTTATTTTTTCCAAGTCATCATCTACAACTTCATCCCAATCAGTAAATATAATTCCATTTATTTCAATAATTTTGTTATCAGTATTAATACAATATAAATAAGGTTCTTTATAATCATCCAACTTTAAACTTTGAGGGTGTTGATCTACTCTAATCCATTTATCATTATATTTCACAATGTGACTATCTGACACTATAATACCATTTAAATTATACATAATTGAACCATTAGTATCAACTGTTATTTTGGCTGTGACTGCGCTGTTATTTTGCAATTTCTCTCCTACTTGCAAATTTGATATCTTTTTTAAACTACCATCATTCATGATAATTTGAGTATTTTTATCAAAACATTTTAATGAAGGTTTTTTAATAGATGGAATATTTAAACCAGGGTTGATATTTAAAATTTTACTCATAAAAACTAGCATTATGGCTAACGGAATTGAAGTAGCTACAAAAACAGATGTGCCTGCTATAGCCGCGCCATATGTAAATGGAGTTATCCAAAGGACTGCAATTAAAGCAGCTAGTGCTATTAAAACAATTACAATAACTTTTGCAATTACACCAAACATAGATTTTAATGTTAGATAACTACCTAATGCCGTGAATAATCCCACTACCATAGTTCCCTGAATTTTTAAAATAAAATCTTTAAAAGAAATTATTATTTGTTGTAAAGGAGTCACCATATTCATTATTCTTCCCATAGCATCCTGGGAAACATTTTTAACAAAATCCCGGGTTTTTGTAAACATAGGTCTTACATTATTAATAGCATTTTCCATCTCATTTATGGTTGAAGTCATTAAATTTGTAGCAAATGTAATTGGTTGAACAGCAAATCCAGACATATTTTTTAATATGGTTTGTGAACAATAACTAAAATTTTGTTCTGTAAAATCTTTAATACTAACACCAGGAGGTCTATTAATTAGACCAGCAATTGGTATGATATGTGGTTTGCAACGTTGGTTAACCCAATCTTCGCGAACTGCGTTAATATTAACCATTGCATAACAAGCACCTATAAAAAGGATTAATATGATAGTAATTAAGATGAATAATATTAGTGATGTGCCATATTGATCAAAATAAGATAAATTTTCATATAATTTTTGAATTTTATTAGTATTATCCATATATAGTAAATGGATAATATTCATTAAAAATATCAACAAATAGAAAAAATATAAAAACACTATAGATTATATAATTATGAAAAACTTGCCTTAATAAAATGATCTTCCCAATCCCAAAAAATTTCGTTTCCTATTTTTATTTTATGATCACTAGTTATCAAACAACTAAATTTATCGGTATCAATACTAGTCTGTAATTGTGCATTAGCATAATTTTCAACACATATAAATTTTTTATTACTTTCATTATAAATTAAATGTGATCCAGTAACATAAATATCTTCATTGTCAATGCCAGCATTTTTTATAATATATAAAGGTACCTTATTTTTACTATTATCGATTGACATAATAGTCTCTACAACACTTCCATTTTCTAAAACATCTCCTAAAGAAATATCTTTCATTGTTTTGATATTTCCGTCTAATAATTTAATTTTAGTATCAGGGTGAAAACATTTACCAAGTGTCCTTACCATTTGACCAGGAGGCCCGTTCCATGTACTATTCATAGTTTTAATACTTCCATCAACAAAATATAAAAGTGTTACAACAATACCAATAGTTTTACCCATTAAATCTTTGATTGCAATCATAATTTTTTGGAATTCAATAACTAAATTTAACATTACACCGAAAATTGTTTGTATTATAGAAGATATAAATGTTCTTATTTTATCAAACATGGCTCTAACCATATTAATTTCGTTAATAAAACTAGATAATGTTCCACTCATAGATTTTGTAACAAAAGTAATAGGTTGCAATAAATAACCCATAAAATTGGATTGTATATTTTGAATACAATAAACAAAATCTTTTTCTATATTGTCAGATAACGGCATGTAAATAGGGTTGCATCGATATAAAGGCCATTCAGATTTTATTTTTTGGATATAAGTAAAATAAAAAATAACAAAAATATATGAAATAAAAGCTAAATTAATATAAATAAAATTCAACCAACTTTTTCCTAATGACATTATTTTAACTTATATTATTTATATATAATTATTCGAATAATTAGACAATTTCAAAAAAATAAATTGTAATTATAAATATATAATAAAATACTATTTTCTAGATTTAGATTTTCTAGATTTAGATTTTCTAGATTTAGATTTTCTAGATTTGCGATTTTTTCGTGACTTTTTGTATTTTTTTCCTCCACTATAACATCCCCATTGATATTTATTTGTATCAATATTCATTTGAACGTTACCACCTTTTTGAGTAGCATATTTATCATAAACAGCATTTTGTGCACCTTGAGTAGAAGTTACCGCATTTTGCTTAATAAGGTCGTTAGGTGTTTGACCTGGTCCACCTGGACTATTATAAAGCATATTAAATTGAGGTACAACTATTTTATCTCCTGATCCGCCTCTTTTTTTCATACTTTTACGGTTTCTTCGTCCTCCTACACTTTGTAGTTTAGTTAACTTTAAATTTGCAGCCTGAATACTTGCAATTGCCGAGTCTTGTGGAGTGCCAGCCAGCATTGCTTTTTGTGTAGGGTATACCATTCCAGGAATATCAGGTGTTTTTAAATTAGACATATATATATATAAAACATATATAAAATATAAATATTGATAAGTTCAATATAAAAATAAATCTTCTTATTTTATTTATATAAACTATATTATTAAAATGGATGAATCTCAAAAACTACACTTACAAAAAATGATTGCAGCAAATAACGTAGAAGATCAAACAGAATTAATTCGCCAATTGAAACATAGTAATATCATGAGGGGCGAATTAAATAATATGCTTTATTTAAAGACTAAATATAGCGATGACCCTGAGAAAATACATTTAGAATGCATGAACGAATGCAAATTTTTATTTACGTATTATACAGATATTTACAATAAAATACGAAAAGATGAAATTGATATTACTATTTTAAATCAATTTTTAGATGTATTAGAAAAAATTGAAGTCGGAGAATTAGATCAACACCAAGGTTCATTTGAAGTAGGCACTCTTTTAAAAAAATTATATGTAGATAGTGCTTTAAGAAAAGCCGAAAAATTAGATGAAGAAAATAATAGTGCAACCAATCAAGAAGCCAAAAAACCTATACTAGAAATTAGTTGGAAACAATTCAAAAAAATGAATAAAGTTTAATTACAGATGTTAATAGTTCTCATTTAGACCACTCATTTTATAGATCAAAAAAAATAGAAATTGTAAAAGGTTTAAAAATATATATTATAATTATTATAAAATTAATTATAATATAATGTCAAAAAAATATTCCACGACAACAACACTTTTGATAGTAGAATCTCCAGCCAAATGTAAAAAAATAGAAGGGTTTTTAGGTCCAGGTTATAAATGTCTAGCCAGTTTTGGTCATTTGAGAGAACTATCTTCTCTCAACAACATAAATTTAGAAGATAATTTCAAACCAACTTTTAAGGTGATAGATAACTCTTTGAAGAAAAAACAAATAGATTTACTCAGAAAAGAAATTAGTCGTGCAGATGAAGTAATCCTAGCTACAGATGACGATCGTGAAGGAGAAGGAATAAGTTTTCATATCAAGGAGTTATTTAAATTGCCAGAAAATACAAAAAGAATCGTATTCAATGAAATTACAGAAACAGCAATAAAAAATGCATTGAATAATCCTAGAAGAATAGATATGAATATTGTATATGCACAACAAACTCGACAAATATTAGATTTACTAGTAGGTTTTAAAATAACACCAATGCTATGGAAATTTATATCTCAAAATTCGGAGAATTCTCTCTCGGCTGGTAGATGTCAAACACCTGCATTACGATTAATTTATGATAATCAAAATGAAATAGATCATTCAGATAATAAAAAAGTATACAACACAATAGGTTTTTTTACGAATATGAATTTGCCATTTGAATTAAATAAACAATTTGAAAATGAAGAAGATGTGGTAGATTTTTTGCAAGGATCGACAAATTTTCAAAATATATACACATGTTCACAACCATCAAAAGTGATAAAATCGCAACCCGACCCTTTTACAACATCGAGATTACAACAAACTGCAAGTAACGAATTACATTTCTCTCCAAAGGAAACAATGAAAATATGTCAAACTCTTTATGAGGGTGGATATATAACATATATGAGAACAGATAGTAAGAAATATAGTGCTGAATTTATTGATAGTGCAAAAGAATATATTTTAAAAAATTATGAAACCAAATATATAAATGAGAATATAGATCAACTAATTTGTAATAATAAAACTCAAAACAGTCAAACTGAACCCAAGAAAAAACTGTCATTGAAAAAATCAAAAGATACAAAACAAAACGATTTGGTTCAAGAAGCACATGAAGCAATAAGACCTACGAAAATTTCTCTCAAAGAACTTCCTGAAAAGATGAATCCGAGAGAAAAAAGAATGTACAAACTTATTTGGGAAAATACATTAGAAAGTTGTATGGCACCTGCAATATATTATGCAATAAAAGCTCAAATACAAACATACAATAACTTATTTTTTAATTATACATCAGAATTGATTAATTTTCCTGGGTGGAAAATAGTGAAAAAAAAATATTCAACAGATAATAAGGAATTTCAATATTTACAAACAATCAAACAAAACAACAATATTAAATACAATAAAATGATGAGTAAAGTTACTCTCAAAAACATTAAAATGCATTACACAGAAGCCAGATTAGTTCAATTATTAGAGGAAAATGGAATTGGCAGACCTTCTACTTTTTCAATGTTGGTAGATAAAATTCAAGAACGTGGTTATGTTAAAAAAGAAGATATAAAAGGGAAAGAAATAACAGTAAAAGATTTTGAATTAGATGGTTTGGGTGAAATTTATGAAGTGGATACAAAGAGAGAATTTGGTAATGAAAAAGGTAAATTAGTAATACAACCATTGGGTAGAATTGTAATAAATTTTTTAGATAAGTATTTCTTGGACCTACTTAATTATGATTTTACGAGAGAAATGGAGGGTGACCTTGATAAAATAGCAAAAGGAGAATATATTTGGTATGAATTATGTGCTAAATGTAATAATAAATTAGATAATATGATTGAAGAGTTAAAAAAACAAGATAGAGGAAAATTTGAGATAAAAATAGACGATACAAATACATATACAATTGGTCGATATGGACCAGTAATTAAAAATGTTGAAAAGGTTAATGGTAAAAAAATTACAACATACAAAGCATTAAGAAAAGACATGGATATAAATATTACCAAATTAGAAAATGGTGAATATAAATTGGATGATATAATAGAATCCAAAGAAACTGGAGAAAACGGTGTAAATACAAATAAATCACCCAATAATATAATTCTAGGTAAATATGATGATAAAGATGTAATAATAAAGAAAGGTAAATTTGGTTTATATGTTACGTGGGGTGAAAATTCTAAAACATTAAAACAATTCGGAAATAGACCATTAGAAAACATAACATTGGAAGAAATAAAACCAATTTTAGAAGAAGGAAGTAATTTTGTGAGAGAAATCTCGGCAAATATAAGTATAAGAAAAAGTAAAAAAGGCGATTACGTTTTTTTTAAGACGGCAAAAATGAAAAAACCAAAATTTTTCGATATAAAAAATTTTGATCAAGATTATAAAACTTGTGATCTTAATATAGTTAAAACATGGTTAAAAGAAACCTATGATATAAATTAAACACCTAAATTAGATTAACTACCATTAACTACCATTAACTACCATTAACTACCATTAACATATTTTATAGACCGATTAATCATAGGCAATAAAATTGTAAATTCTAAAGTGAAACTATATGGAAATGTACTAAAATCTACAAGAACCCCATTATGATAACGGAATTTAAATTTGAGTTTACGTATTCTTTCAATTGGAGGACTAAAAAATTTATATGCGCGTGCAGGTCCGTCATAGAATTGTGTAAGTGGTGTAGAAATAACAGGTAACTTAGCAAATGCCGAATTAACGATTCCATTAGTTTCATTTGTCGTCAAAGTAAAACTATTTATATTGTACGGCACTGTTTCATCTATCGAGTTATATTTAAATATCTCCATATAAATATATGAAGGTCCAAAAATATTAATTTTATTTGGTGATTCAATATACTGAACAATTGCACCTGGATAAGCGTTCCCTGAAACATCTTCGATTGGTGTTAACCAATAACCCTTATCTCCCGAAAATAAAATCTCACTAAAATAAAACCTCACATAATTAAAATTAATATCTTCGGGGGGTATAGAAGTTTCATTCTCTCTTATTAATCCTAAATTACTTGGTAAACCCCAATTAGAAAAATCAGGAAGCTGATTTTTTTTACAGAAAACATTTTGATCTGAAGAATTTATTGCAAAAGTAAATTCATTTAATAATGTAAATGAATCTGATCTATTACCAAACCATATTTTTTGTGAAACTGAATTATAAACAATAACAAATCGAGTATATCCAGTTTTTTTAAATTCTTCTAACTCAGAATAATAATTATTCCTAATCAAATAACTAATAATTACTCTAGTAACAACTTCATTAAATTTATTTGTTAATTCTGTTACTAATTGTAAAGGGTTATAAAAACCTTCTTGGATTGTAACTTGATAATAACCCTTACTTTGATTAATATCATTATAAAGTAATGTATTGTTATACTCGGTTAATGCATTATAAATTAGTCCTAGAATTTCGTCATCTACATTATTTAGATAAGGATTGTATGGATTATTAATCTTAAAATACATAGTAATATTATTATTCAAAATGGAAAACGTATCATAATTTGAAGGAAAAGCCCAATCAATTAATTTCATACTGGATATATTTATAATGTCTTCTGGTAATTCAATTTCAAATTCAGAAGAATTAGGATAAGCTAAAATATCTCTATCTTCTGAATGTATTGAAACATATTTATAATATGTAAAATAATCTTGTGAATTAAATTGTAATGGATGGGTTTGAGAAGTATTGGAATAAGTTTTATCATAAGTATTCATTTTTAGTAATTATATTATATATTATTATATAAAAATATATTTTATATATTTAAGCAATAATACAAATAAAATAATATATCCAACTAAACTATATGATAAATAATAATAATTTTGGTGGTGTAGAATCTATATTTGGATTTGATAAAGGTTTTAAGTATAGTTTTTATAAATATAAGGCAATTAATTTATCGCATACAGCAGTAAAGTCAGCAATTTACAATTCTAATAATGTACGTGTAAAAAAATTATATAATTTTAGTCCTTATCCATTAAGTTATATAGATAGATTACCAAAATAAAATTAAAAAACATGAAAAAAAATATGAAAAAAAAATAAAAAATATTTTTTATAAATAATCTATTAAATATATAAGTAATATAACTAATGAATAATTGGTATAATGGCATTTATAAAGCATTACTATTAGCTTCGATAATAGCTATTATTATTTATAATTTTACCTCAGGTCCTACATCTTTAAATGCTTTGATTAGTGGTTTAGTTACTTTATCACTTACTTTGATATTGATTCTTTATATTATTTTATATAATATATTAGATATAAAACAAAATAGTTCTTTTCTAAACACATTTTTAACAATTTTGAATGGTATAGGTCCATTTTTTATGATGTTTTCGGTTATAGCCTTATTTTTGTATTTATTAATTATCAATAAAGATAGAATCATAAATGGTCATGTTTCAAAAAGTTATTATACCTTTAGTAATATTACAATTTTGATATTATTACTGCAAATGTATTTTGTTTATAAGAATATAATATCAAGTAAATTTGATTCGACTAGACAAATATCAAAAATGGTATCAATAATATTATATTTATTTAATGTCATAACTGCTATATGCGCGATTACTTTATTTACTATATTAAAATATTATTCTGCAGACGGTTGAAAAATAAAAAAATAAAATTGATAATTAATTATATTTTCTAATATTTAGACAAAATACTTTATATAAATATAAAATAAATGATGAACGTGAATAAATATATATTTTATACTGTGTGCAATAAGGATATAGATGAATATGAAAAAATCATGGATATATTTAGGAAAGATTACATAAAAGTTATAAAAGAAATAAAAGAAACAACATCATGTACAGATATTAGATTTCTAGTACATAAATTAATAGGGATTATATCAGTAATAAACAATACAAACGACGAACTAAATTATATTTTAAAATCTATTTTATTAATTCCAAAAACAACGGAAGATTTTGATTATTATCGTGATTACATTTACATGTTATTAAATTATGATAAAAATTTAATAGGTTTATAAATATATTTTCAATAAAAAAATATAGAAAAATAAGCATATTATTTTATACAAAAGGTTTTTATAAAATAATAAAATGCATACGACATTAATTACTGATGTAAAAGGTAATATAGATAATTATGAAATATTAGAAGACAGAGTATTTTTAAAAGGATGGTCATTTCATTCGATATATGGTATTTGTAATATAAGATTAAGATATCTAATAAACCAGAATAATAATGATGAATTTACAGAAATTATAAGGAATCGCGATTTCAACAATACAATTATTAGACCAGATATTATTGATTTTTATAAATTTGAATCAAATAAAAATATATGTTGTGGTTGGGAATTTACTTTGTTAGACCAAAATGTAAAAAATATTAAAATGGAAATGTTAATCGAAAATAACTGGCAACTAATATTCGAATTTAATAATTCTATTTTTCAAAAAGATCATTTTCTAAAAAATTATTCATGTAAAAAGGAGAAAAAATATATACCTTCTTTTGTAGTAATTGATAATTTTTATGAAGATGTCGATTCAGTGCGTAATTTTGCTTTATCATTAGATTTTCATTACAATGAAAAATATCATAAAGGTAAAAGAACTAAAGAAGTGTATAAATTTGATGGATTAAAAGAACGTTTTGAATGTATTTTAAATTGTAAAATAAGAAATTGGTGGAATCATGATGTAAACGGTTGTTTTCAATCTTGCATTGGAGGTGAGCAATTGGTATATCATTGTGATGCGCAAGAATATGCGGGCATTATTTTTTTGACTCCAGATGCTCCGCCACAATCAGGAACATCTTTTTATCGGTCTAGACATACAAAAAAAATGAAATTTAATTTATACGATGAAAATGAATTCAATGTCGTTTTTAAGAATGGTTTTTTAGATTCCACTGAATTCGAATTAGTTGATGTTGTAGGAAATGTATACAATCGTCTTGTATTATTTGACGCCAAAATGATTCATGCGGCCAGTAATTATTTTGGTAACAATTTGAATAATGGACGTTTATTCCAAATATTCTTTTTTGATTTAGATATTTATACCAGTGAAGATTTGTAACTGGTAACTTAGTTAAAGTTTCATCCGCAGTGCGAATTGAAATCTTCAACGGTGTAAAATTGTAAAGGGTGCAATAAATTTGTAAGTAAGTCCATAATTATGAGATGTTTCCCAAATGCCAGATATTTTTAAAATAAAATTATAATTATGATTATTTTGAACAGTGGGTATATTTTGAAAAAGTTTAATAAACCCATTTTTTAATTGCTCTATTATTTTGAATTGAGGTATTTTATTTTCGATATTAATATTTTTCAAAATATTTTCTTCAATAAATTTTATTTTTTCAAGTAAATTTTGATGACCCTCACTATTTACGTTAAAAATGTATTTATATTTATTATAATATTTTTCACATATTATATCATTTAAAGTAATTAATAAATAAATTCCATTAAATACTGCAGTATGATTAGAATAAAGAATTCTAATAAAATTACCATCATTCATGATAGTATTTTTAATAGGATCGCAAAAATATACATATTTTTCATTATATTGAGATAAATTTAAAACTATATTCATATTATTTTTTTAATATTGTAATTATTATTATAACAATAATTTGTTTTTAAATAAATATGTTTTATGTTTTATTATTAAATAAAGAATAATTAATTATTATACATAAATGAAATTTTATGAAACCCATTTTGAAGAATATATAAGTGAAAATCAGAGAGAAAATTTACATCCAAAATTGAGTAAATTATATGAAAATTTTCCAAAAAAAATGGATGATTTAAAAAACCTGATTTTTTATGGTCCTAGCGGGGTAGGTAAATACACACAAATGTTAAAATCGATTAAAAAGTACAGTCCAACAGATTTAAAATATGAAAAAAAATTGAGTCTAGTGTATAATAGACAACAGTTTTTTTTTAAAATAAGCGATATTCATTATGAAATAGATATGTCTTTATTGGGTTGTAATTCAAAATTACTATGGCATGATGTATATTTACAAATAATTGATATAGTGTCAACAAAGACAGATAAGATAGGTATAATTGTTTGTAAAAATTTTCATGAAATACATAATGAATTACTGGATAATTTTTATAGTTATATGCAAAAGAATTGTGCAACGTCAATTGATATAAAATTTGTATTACTTACTAAAGAATTGAGTTTTATACCAGATAATATATTGAATTGTTGTGAAATAATACATATAACTAGACCTACGGCTACTAATTATGTTAAATGTTTAAAAAATAAATTACCTGCAAATCTAAAATTAGAGAATATAACAAATATTAAGAATTTACACATGTACAATGAAAATTTGATGTTGTCGTATAAAATAATATCAAATAAAGTAATTGATAATATTATAAATTTTAATGATATTCAATTTATGAAATTTAGAGATATAATATATGATTTCCTAATATACAATTTAGATATAACCGACTGTATTTGGTATATTTTGAGTAAATTAATTGAACAAAAAGTAATAAAACAAACTCATATTTCACGTGTAATGATAAAAACGTACTGTTTTCTGCAATATTACAATAATAATTATAGACCTATTTATCATTTGGAAAACTATTTTTTAAATTTAGTTAAAATAATTCACGATTTATAAATATATATTTTTACAAATTAAAAATATCTAGAATTAAGTGTTCTAATATTCATATAACTTTTATTATTATATCTATCGCGAATTGCTGATTTATTATTATTTAACGCATTCAAAATAATTTGTTGAGGTTGAACAATTGGGTAATTAGCTAGAGTTAATTGTCCATAACCATGAAGAGTCTTTGGTACACCACGCCAATATGTAATAGCACTAGTACGTATATGTCCCATTTATATATAATGAAAATATTAAAATATAAAAAAATAAAGAGATTACAATACAACCGTCAATATTATTTTTAATTATGGATATAAAAAAGGCGTTAGAAATTTTAGAAATAGAGACTACACAAATAGATTATAAATATTTAAAAAAAAAGTATTATAAATTGGCACTTAGATATCATCCTGATAAAAATACAGGATCACCAGAGTCATGCGAAAAATTTAAAAAAATAAATGAAGCCTATCATTATTTATGTAAAGAATTAAATATAGTAGAGGAAAAAGATGAACATAATAATTTCGATAATGAAAATGAGAAAACAAATTCTACAATTTATATGGATTTACTAAACATGTTTATGCGAGGTGTTTTTGACGGTAAATATAATGAAATAATATTTAAAATAATTCAAGATATTGTATTAGGATGTAAAAAAATTTCATTAAAATTATTTGACGATTTAGATAAAGATACATGTTTAAAAATATATAGTTTTTTTGTAAATTATCATAAAATTCTTCATTTGAACGATTCTATCTTGTCAAAGATGAGAGAAATAGTCCAAGAAAAGTATTCAAATGTGTTGGTTTATAAATTAAACCCAAGTATAAATGATCTAATAAATAATAACATTTTTAAATTGAATGTATGTGATCAAATATGTTATGTTCCTTTATGGATAAATGAATCTTATTTTGAAGTACATGATTGTGAAGTTATAACTTTATGTGAACCAGATTTACCTAAAAACACTTCTATTGATGAATATAATAATTTATATATTGAGAGAAAGATTACCATGGATGATTTATATAATTTGATAGAAAATAATTTAATTATGCAAATAAATGTAGGTGATAAAATCTTTGAAATACCTACTGCTGAATTAAGATGTAAAAAGGAACAAATATATATTATTAAAAATATGGGAATTTTAAAAACCGATGAGTTAGAATTAACAACTAACTTAAAGAAGGCAGATATAATTGTTACAATAAAAATAGAATAAAAATACAATAAAATTAAAAATTATGTAAAACATTATATTATTATAATTTATAAAATGTCAGGATCAGGAAATCAATTATTAAGGAAAAATGTTATATTTAAATTTAAAACTAAATCTGGAAAAAATGCTTATTTATATAATAGTTCAATTCCTAATTTAAGTGGTTTTACATTTTACACAAATTTAGTTCAAAAATTAAACCCATATGCAAGTCAAAATCTGGAAAAGTTCAATAGGATTTATTTATATGCTGCACTTCCAGGGTCTAGAATTGGTTTAGCTAATCCAGCAACTAACCGTGAAACAGGAAATCAAAACTGCCTCAATTGTGTTTTTGAAAACGGTAGTTGTTGTGAAGCCGGTTGTGAAAATTGTTGTTTTTGTGATAATTGGACTGGTCAACTTAAATGTGGTTGTATTAAAGATAGTCAATGTGGTGCATGTTAGTAAATGAATTGTCCCATTTTAAATCTTCAAGAGTGTAAATATTAAATCAGATAATTTAAGAATTCAAATGAAATTAAGTGATAAAGATGACATAGAAGTTTTATCTTATTATGAAGATTTTAATAAAGTATTTGATAAAGATAATAATTTACCATTTATGTTACACCTTTTCTCAATTAAAATGCCCATATAAAAAAAAAATGATTTATTATAAATATAATTTATAATAATTATAAAATCAATTAATAACTTAACTAATTATGTTGCGTCGTAGTAAAAGAATTAATAATGATTATACGTGTAAGAAAATTGAATATCTTACAAATGAGCTTAAAATTTTTAAAAATAAAACACAACAAGAACGTATAAAATTTTTAAATCAATATTATATTTTCAGTTATTTAAATTTTTATGGATTACGCCATTATATCCATAATACAACAAATGGAAAAGAGAATTCATTTATTATTCATATCAAAACTTTAGAAAAAAAAGGATTTATATTTTTGGATGAAATTAGACAACTAGATTTTGTAGATTTTAAATTAGTAAAAGCACTTAAACAAAATATTGTAAAAACATGTAAAAAAATAAGAAATTATATTGATAGATATAATAACGATAAAAAGGAAACTTACATTTTGTTATCGTGTAGAATTGGATTTGATTTAATGAAACATATTAAATCTTATTTGTAAAATTTACACTACATAATGATTGGGCGTTTTAAATGAGAAAAGGTGTAAAAAAAATAATGGTATATTAAAAACGGACCATTTAGAATTAACTGCGTCATTTAAAAAAGCAGATATAATTGTAACTATTAAATTGGAATAAAATAGCAATAAAATAGCAATAAAATATAATAATAATATATGAAGATAACTTTATTCAATAAAAAAATATTATTTAAATTAGTGATTATAATTTTAATTATATTCACAATTTTAATAACTATCTTGGTTTTTACAAAAGATAGAATAGCCAATCCAAATAAAAAATATAATTTGAGAGATGATGGGGTTTGCATAATTAAAAATGTATTTAATAAAGATGAAATAGATTATGTAAAAAATAAGTGTATCGAAAACGATTATTATAATGCAAAGAAATTTTTATTAGACAATAAAAAGTTAAAAAATAATGTAAATAATATGATTAATGAAAAAGATTATATATTTCAAGACTATATTTGGGTAATAAAAAAATCAAGTGTCCATACTTGTCACCGCGATAATAATGGTGATTTTTTTAATAAAGGACAAAAACATCCATCCTATACACTATTGATATATTTAGAGGATATGGATAAATGTCTAGGTGTAATTCCATCAAGTCATAAAAATGTAAATTCTTATAATATAAATTTAAATAATTCAGTATTAAATTTATTATGTAATAGTGGCGATGCCATTTTATTTAATGCAAATTTGATACATGTAGGTGCTTTAAATATTAAACCAGATAATTTAAGAATTCAAATGAAATTAAGTCATAAAGATGACATAGAAGTTTTATCTTATTATGAAGATTTTAATAAAGTATTGGATAAAGATAATAATTTACCATTTATGTTAAAAAAAATACAAAAAAATGCAACCTGTATGTTTCCAGGAATATCAAATTTAACGCAAAGTGAGAATATAAAAACGGCTCGAGGAAGTGACAATGGGGCAAATATTGGAATATTTCAAAAAATATTCTCTTATCTATTTTATGGAAACGCTAATTTTTATGATCTACCTAATGCTTTTTAGTTTTACAAAAAATATAGGAAAAAAAATATAGGAAAATAAATTAAAAAAGATATACAATTTTAATTTATTTAAATTACATATAAATTACATACAAATTACATATAAATTACATACAAATTATATTTTTTAGATAATTTATACGTCAGTTTTCTTCTTAACAACACGCTTCTTGACTACTACCTTTTCTTCAACAACCGGAGGAGGTGGAGGTGCGACGGCAACAGCAGCAGGTTCTTCTACTTCTTCAGCATCTTCTTCTTCATTATCGCTATCTTCTACTACGGTTGATGCAGCAACTTCACATTCTACTAGATGATCATCTTTAACTGCCTGTGTCTTCAATTTCTCCTTGTCTTGTGGTTTTAATTTAATATGACATGTGCCTTGTAATTGTTCTCTTGGTTTCTGAACAACTGCTTGTACTAACTTGAAACTAGCACTAAACTTGCCATTTACAAACCAAATTCCTGCAAATTGAATGAGGCAAGCAATATTAGATCCCTTTTTTAAGTAATCTAGAGGCGATACATTAGGATTTTCACTACTAGGATATAATCTATCAGAATCCTCATCATAAATTTCACATTTCCATGTACCATCCCATTGAGGTAATTTTAATCGTATTGTAGGTTGCTTATTATAATCATATTCGCCAGTTTGTTTATCTTTGGGGTATTTAACTAGTGGTGAAAATAATTCTTCTATGATTTCTGCACTTTTATGAACTTTTCCAAACCATTCTTTAGAATAAATTAATGCATCTGCCTTAATTTTATCTTCAAATTCCTTCATATTTTTCAAAAATGCTACAGTGTCAGGTGTTTTATATTCTTCACCTGGAAATTGTAGTGATAATTCGAACTTACCATTTCCCACATCTTCACCCTCTTTTTTAAAATCACTTGCTCCCCATGTTAGCATAAGTGGGGTTGATAAAGTAAGAGTTGTTTTAGTTGTTTTATTTAATATATTAACTGATTTACCTCCTTGAGCGTGAACCTTAGGAGATGTGTACATAACATTTTGAACATTAAATTGAGTGCCGTCAACGATTCTGTCTGCCATTTTATAAGTATGATTTATACTATTGGTATATCTTTAAATCAATTTTTTTTTTAATTAAAAAATAAATTAAAAGCATTCTTCATAACAAACTATAAAAGCATTTGAATTTACCATTTATTTATATTTATTTATTTATAAAACTATTCAAAGATTTATATTTAATATATATATAAATATTAATAATACAAATAAAATGAGTGCAATTGAAGAATATATGAATAATATAATAAATAAATGTGAGAAGACTATACCAATAAATAAGAAATTATTGAAAATCGATACTAGCGAACCATGTATATTAAATATACACAATTATAATGATTTGACTAGATACAATTATAACATTCAGCAATTAAAAAAGAATGCAAAAATATATAAATTAAAGATGAGTGGTAATAAAAACGAGTTATTAAACCGAGTTTATACATTTCTGCATTTATCGTCATATATTATAAAAATACAAAAAATATTTAGAGGATTATTAAATAGAAAATTTCTCTCTTATTTTGGTCCGGCCTGTAAAAACAGAAAAATTTGTACAAATGACATGGATTTTGTTACCTTGGATGATTTAAAAGAGTTGCCATATACACAATTTTTTAGTTATAAAGATATTGATAATTTTATTTATGGTTTTGATATTTCATCGATATACAATTTGATTTTTAAGAAAAGTGACACAATTGATAATAGTAGAATTGGTGGAATTAATCCTTATAATAGAAATAAGATTCCGAGTTTTGTAATGATAAATTTAAAAATGATAATAAGATTAAGCAAAATATTAAAAATCAAGATAAATCTAGATTTTGATACAAGTGTAGGAGAAATATCAAATGAAAAGACAGTGGAAATGCGAACCATATCTTTATTTCAAAATATAGATTCTTTGGGAAATTATAGCTCGCCCGACTGGTTTCTCTCTTTGAATAGAACTCAAATAGTAAAATTCATGAGAGAACTAAGTGATATTTGGAATTATCGGGCTCAATTATCTATGGAAGTAAAGGGACATATTTGTCCACCCCATGGAGAACCCTTTAGAAATATTAACATTTCATATATTTTAAACGAAAATAATTTAGTAAATATTAAAAAAAAGGTTTTGGATGTTTTAGAAAATTTCGTTAATAATGGGGTGGATCGTGATAGTAAATCTTTAGGCGCCTACTACGTTTTAGGTGCATTAACTTTAGTAAATGAATCTGCAGCAACTTCTTTGCCATGGTTATTTCAATCTGTAGCCTACTTTTAATTTTTATAAGTTAAAATTTAATTTAATTACCTATATTATGCTCACAAAATATATTATTTGCGTTAAATCACTTAAAAAGTAATTATTTAGATATAGTATAATAAGATGGTTAAACAAACTAAATCTAAGACAGAGACTGAACCAGTCCAAAGTGCTTCTGTTGAAACTCCTGTTGTTTCAGCACCAAAAGAGAAGAAGTCAAAGACTCCAAAGACTCCAAAGACCTCAAAGGCCGAACCTGTTGCAAGTGCTCCAGTTGTTTCTGAAGTTGTTGATGTTGCTCCAACACAAGAAGTTGTTGCTGATGGCGAAGTTCCTCTTACTGATTTATCAGTTGAATTTGTTGCAAAATTACAACAAGCATCAGTTCTTCTTTCATCATTAAAAGGTGAATTCAAAACAATTGAAAAGAAGTGGACTCGTGAATTAAAGATGTCTCAAAAGCAAAGTTTAAAGAGAAAGAGAAAGGCTGGAAACCGCGCTCCATCAGGGTTCGTAAAACCAACCCGCATTTCTGATGAACTTGCCAAATTCCTTGATAAACCTGCAGGTGCCGAAATGGCTCGTACCGATGTAACCCGTGAGATCAATCAATACATCCGTACTCACAGTCTACAAGACAAGGATAATGGTCGCAAGATCAATCCAGATACTAAACTGGCTGCACTATTAAAGTTAAAAAAGTCAGATGAATTGACTTATTTCAATCTTCAAAAGTATATGAGTCCTCACTTTGCTAAGGCCACCAAGGAAGTAGTTAGTGCCTAATTCTACTTTTAAGAAAAGTAGAGCAAAAACACTTTTAAGAAAGTATAATAAAAATAAAAATTTTGGCGCCACCTTTATTTAAGGTGGTTTGTAACTTGTAAAATATAATATAATATAATATTTTTATTATATTTTATATTTTTATATTTGAGTTTTATAATATATTATTTTATATAATAAATTTATATGTATATAAATTTATTTGATAGAGGAGATAGATTAGGTTCAAACATTATAAGTTATATATCACAAATATTATATGCCCATAAAAATAATTATTTTATTAGATTTACTAAAAAGAAGGAAGAATATAGATATCATAATTCTATTTTTGTAAAAACATTATTTAATTATGTTGAAATTTATAATGAAGAATTAATTAAAAATAATATTTTGAATGATGATAATTTTGTTTTTTTTGGGAGTTGCCACGATTTAGTGGTTACTACTAATTCTTCAATTCAAAATTTAAATGTTGATTTAATTACTTATTTCAATGATAATATTTATGAAAAAATAGAAACAGATTTTAAAAATATGATATTGTCATATAATTATAATATTACTTTTGATGTAAATAAAACAATATTAGTTCATTTAAGATTAGAAGATGTTGCAGATCGTAGTGACTATGATGGATCAATATGCTCAAATTATTATAGAAATAAGGTAGAAAAAAAAGAATATTGCGATTGTGGTATTTTTCTTGGAGATAAAATAAATAAACAATCGCCTTTATCCAAATTAAAATTAGAAACTATTATAAATAAGGCAATCCAAGAATTTAGCAATCATAAAGTAATATTGGTTACTTCTCCAGGGTCAGATACATCTTTTTTGGATTATGAAGTTATTAAAAATGAAGACGAAAATTTAGATTTATACTTACTAACAATGTGTAACGTAGTTATTTTATCGAGAAGTACATTTTCTTTAACATCAATGTTTTTTAATAATAAAAAAATAAAATCATATATTCCTTTATGGGGTCATTTTGTTTGTTGTGGTTTAGATACAATATATGATAAAAATGATAAATCCAAAATTGAATATTTTGTATAAACATACAACAAATTATGTATATTTATTTTAATTTATATAATAATATTTTAATATAATAATAATATTATATAATATTTTTATGAAAAAAGTTTTATCATTTTCACTTTGGGGAGATAATCCAACTTATAATATAGGTGCTATTAAAAATGCTGAATTGGCCCAAATATATTATCCTGAATTTGAATGTTGGTTTTACATTCATAAAGAAACAGTTCCTTCTTCAACAATCGAAGAGTTATCAAAATTAAGTAATACAAAAATTATTTTGAAAGAAGGAAACTTAAATGATTGTAAACCTATGATGTGGAGATTTGAGGCAATTGACGATCCTGATGTAGAAGTAATGATGTCAAGAGATACAGATACCCGTATTTTAGAAAGAGAGAAACTTGCAGTTGAAGAATGGTTAAATTCAGGGAAATTATTTCATATAATGAGAGACCATCCTCATCATTCTTTTAGCATTTTAGGTGGAATGTTTGGAACAAAAAAAATACCTGATTTAAATTGGCTTCCTATAATGTCAAATCATCATCAATCAGGTTATAGAAATTACGACCAAGATTTTTTAAGGGATTATATATATCCATTAATAGTAAATAATTCGATAATTCATGCATCATTTCATAAGAAAGAAGGTCATGTCAAAGATTTTCCTATTAATTTTGACAGTGAATACCGATTTGTAGGTGAATATTTATATCACGATGAAACAAGATCAATTGAACATATCAATATTTTGAAAAATGCTTTATAATAATTTAATTTATTATGGAAATATAAAACCATCTTCTTTCAAAATAGTTCTCATATCATTATAATTAACTGCTCCATTTATTATTTTTATATTTTCAAAAGAAATAAATTCTTTATTGTTCTCCATTTTATCCAAGTCAAATAAATGAAATATATTAATTAAATTATCCAAATCATCTACATCTATATAGTTTGAGTTTTGTAACAACCAATTATAAAAATCATAAACAATTACATTTTTTTGATTTTTATATTTATTGAAATACTTCAATGTAGTGTATAAATCATGTTTTTTATTATTTTTATTACTTTTATCCAGGTTATAATCTGTGCCCGATAATATGCAAATTTCTTTTAATTCTTTTAAACTAATATCTAGTGTTTTTAGAATATTTTTGGTATCATATAAAACTACTGTATGGTGCAATAAACTTAAATACCGCAATACATTTTTACATCCGTAGGCAAACATATCCATATCCTCACTCATGCAACCCCATACTTTTCCATTAACATTCAATAGAGCACATAATTTATCGGCTTCGCCAGGTGCCTCATAATACGTCATTCCATAATATTTAATCAAATTTTTGACTGTTTGAATTTGTTCCCTGGAAATATGAATAAATTTTTTTTTCAAGACATCCATATTATTAATAATATCTTGACGTTCAGTTTCTTCAATATCTATATTATTTTCTAGTGTTTTTTTTAATACCATGAACTCTTTTTCTGCACGATTTTTTTCTTCTCGTCGTTGAATCAATAGTTCTTTTTTTTCAGCAGGCGACTTTCCATCAAAAATGAAAACTGGTATGATATTATAATATTTGAAAATTGAAAGCATCAAATACATATTTTCAATTAATTGATCATCCCCAATAAATTTATACAAATAAATACTAATATCTACTGAAATTTTCTTACCAGATAATTGTGAAAGGTTTATCATTTTAATACAGTTGTTTTTATACATACATTCTTCTCGAAAATATTTATTCAAATAACGAATTCCCATTATTTCTAATTATTTTTACTTATTTATAAAAATAAATAAATTAAAAATAGTTTCATTTTTATTATATAAAAATAAAGTTATATATATTTATTAAATTAAAATATATAAATAAATAATATTATGTTATTATTAAATGGATTCTTCAAGTAATTTTGATATTATAATACCTTTAGGTGCAACTTGTAATATTAGTCTTTTATTACAAAATTTAAAAATTAAAAAAGAAACATCTTTATTTGAATGGTTTATTTCCAATAAATTAAATAATATAACAAATGTATTATCTAAAATTGTAAATAAAACTGATTATGATATTATACAACAAAAAAATGATACACAGATATACATAGGCGAAGAAGATATTTTTTCATCTCATTATAATATTGAAAATTTTAAACCCATATATGAAAGAAGACGTGATAGATTATTAGATTGTATTAAAAATAATTCAAGAATATTATTTGTTAGATTTGAAGGAAATACCAATATATATAGTCCTATTGATATTGATGAATTTATCAATGTAATAAAATCTATTAATCCTAAAAACGAAGTAATAAAATTATTTCTTATATCTCCAAATGAAAATGAATTAAAACATCCTGATTTAATAAGTAAATTTTACAATAAACACCATGAAGATTCATATTGTAAAAGTAGAGAAATTAACGAACTTTTTGTAAACACCTTAAATGAAATTGGTTATAATATAAATACTATATATGATATTTCTTTTAATGACATGTTAATTAATTAGATATAATTAAGTTATTTGTAAAATAAAATAATATAAATAATATATATAATATGATTAGATTAACTGATTTTACAATTGAAGAAAATGAATTAATAACACATGAAAAAATATTTCGTTTTTGCAATGATAAAAAAAATGAAATTTTACATTATATTAAAACAGATTTTATAAAATATAGAAATGGTAATATTGTTACAATAAATAATTGGAGGGATTTAAATAAACAAATTGATCTAAACAATGTGCAAATTTTAATATCTGGACATTCTGATTATGAAATATCAAATAACGAATTAGATATTTTAAATAATAATAATTTAAAAATATGGATTGCCCAAAATAAAAATATACAACATGCTAAATTATTTTCATTACCATTAGGTTTAACTAATGGAGAAGAACCAACTGATCTACACCATTTAATTGGAAATTTACAAAAAAACTTTTGTTTAATTCCGAAAACACCAAAAAATATTACAAATCTAGTTTATATGAATTTTTCAATAGAAACATTCCCGAATGAAAGACAAAAAGTATATGAATTATATAAGAATAAATCATGGGTTACAAATGATGTTTATGAAATATCTGAAAATGGTATTATTAATTTTTTAAACAAAATTTACTCGCATAAATTTGTTTTTGCCCCAAGAGGAAATGGAATTGATACACATCGCTTATGGGAATCATTGTATTTAAGATCCATTCCTATAGTAAAAAAATGTATAGGAATGGAAGATTTTTATGATCTACCTATTTTATTTGTAGATGATTGGGAAAATATTACGGAAGATTTTTTAAATGAAAAATATCAAGAAATAATGTCAAAAGAATATCCATTGTATAAATTAAAAATAGGTTATTGGTTTGAAAAAATATCAAAATTACTTGAAGAATAATAATATATAAATAATAATATCTTATAAATAAATAAAATAATTTTCTATTATTTTGTTATCAATATTCAATTCATTATAAATTTCGCAAATATTTTTTTTTGAAAAACAAACCAATTTTTTACATTCATCATTAAATTCTTCATAAATCAATATTGTTGGATCGTATTCAAAAT